GATCAATCGATTTAACAGGGGCAAAAAGTTCCAAGATGAACGCTCGTTAGATCAGATGATTGAGGATGTGCCACGGACTCTATATAGAAGTGAGCAGGCACAAATCAATCCTCAACGATTTTTCCAGATGTCCCACCAACTAAATCAATTTGAAACATGGCTCTCAGAAAATGACCCTGAACTTATGCCATACTATGAGATGTTGAAGGAAGGATATAGCTACAATCAGATATGTAAGAAGCACAAAGTTCCTTCGTACACGATACGAGATCGGATCAAGAAAGCTATAAAAGACTTTCAGATGGTGATCTTCCCCCTTAGTGAGCTGAAAGTTGGTGGTGAAAAGACAAGAGTCAAAATGGTTAGTTTAGAAGAGAGAAGTGACACACACTTTGGTAGAAGGTTTATTCTTCTGACTTGACTATAGCAGCCTCAGTAGTTAGTAAAAGACCCCCTATAGACACAGCATTCCTTAAAGCTTCAATCACTACATTTGCAGGATCTAACACAGTATCCAGATGTTCAAATTGTCCTGTTTGGGCATTGAAACCCCAGAAATAATCATCATTCTTCATAAGCTCCATAACAACTTCAGAGCCATCTTTCCCAGCATTCTCAGCTATTTTCCGTAACGGTATTTCAAGAACCTTACGAATAATATTGAACCCTGGTTCTTCACCTTCAAGACATAGCTTTGTATCGAGCATAGAACCTGATCTGAATAGAGCTACCCCACCACCAGGCAACACACCACTATCTACAGCAGCCTGAGTAGCATTCAAGGCATCTTCAACACGAGCTTTCTTTTCTTTGAGTTCAATTTCTGTAGCAGCACCTACATAAATGACCCCCACACCACCCACTAACCTACCTAACCGGTCTTGGAACCTTTCAATGTCGAACTCACTCCATGCTGACCTGATCTGACCTTTGATTTCATGCATCCTTTGCTCAATCTGATCCATATCCCCCTTAGCACCAATGATTAGAGTGTCTTTCCTGGTGATTACAACTTTATCTGCTTGTCCCAGGTCAGAAATAGTTAGGTTGGGAAGAGCTATTCCGAGGTCCTTGGTGGCAAATGTAGCCCCCGTCATGATTGCTATGTCACTGATCACATCTCTTTTCTTATCTCCCACACCTGGACCTTTAATAGCACAACTGACAAGAATTTCTTTACGGTGATTAAGAATTAAGGTTTGGAGAGCTTCCTTGACTACATCATCTGCTACGATTAGTAATGGTCTGTCAGTTTCAGCTACCTCATTGAGCACATTAGCCATAGTATGGAGACTTGATATTTTCTGGTCCGTAACCAGAATATAAGGTTTCTCCAACTCTACCTTGACATCATCTTTCAGGAAATCAGAGGAAAGATACCCTTGATCTATCTTGATCCCTTCGATGATCTTCAGTGAAGAGTCAATAGATTGGGATTCCTCCACTGTAATCACCCCATCTTGCCCTATCTTGTCCAACGCTTCAGCAATCATACCTCCAATTTCTTCATCACCATTGGAAGAAATAAGAGCTACTTGATATATATCTTTGGGGTCTTTGACTTGCTTTGTTTTCTCTCTAAGATCCTTTACAACTAGATCTACAGCTCGTCTCATTCCAGCACGGATCATATTTGGGTCATGACCTGCTACAACTAATTTAATACCTTCTTTGACAATGAACTGAGCTAGTATTGTAGCAGTGGTAGTACCATCTCCAGTAGTATCAGAACTTTTAGATGCCACTTCACGAATCAACCTACATCCCAAGTCTTGGAACTTGTCTTCCAGTTCTATCTCCTTAGCAACAGTCACACCATCCTTAGTGACCGTTGGGGTAGCAAAACTCTTGTCATATATAACATGTCTCCCCTTTGGGCCAAGAGTGACTCCCACAGTCTTAGCAAATAAGTCAATTCCTTCAGATATCTGTGATAGAGCGTCTTGAGAGAATTTGATTTCTTTAGCGGACATCTATAACCTCCATTAAAAATTTGACCTGGTATTATTATACTGCTATCTATTTATTATAGATTCCCCCAAGGAGGTTAGGCATGAAATCATTCCGTTGTCAAGTCATAGAGAAAGCAGAAGCATTTGGGTTGAAGAAATCAGAAGCTACAGCATTGTACCAAGCAATTATGTTGATAATGCAAGATACACTTAGAATAAAAGGGGTTCTCACCCTGAGGAACTTTGGAACTTTCAGAGTCAAGAAAGTAAAATCTAGAATTATACAATCAAGAATTATCAATGATGGGAAACCTACCAAAACAAAATCACAGAAAAATGTGAAATTCAAAGCTTCAGATAATCTAAAAAGATTCCTAAACAGATAAAGGTATAGCTACGTCTCGTTCTTCTCCAGACACATCACCAATTTTCTTGAGCTGAGACACCATACTCTTCACAACCTTATCATTACCTACCAAAAAGACTTTACCCATATTTCCATTCTTCGAGGGGTCTCTTTGAGCATAGATAGAAAGGTTATCCGAATCCCATAACAACAAACCACCTTGTCTCTGATATTTGGTATCTATACCTTGAGACTGTAAGAGATTTTGAAAAGCCTCAGCATCTACAATGACCTTGTTTAATGACCATGCTTCTATTGAGGGGAAATCATCAAGGAGGTCTTCACTTTTGCTTTTCAAGGCAAGTATCTTAGCTTGCACTTCATCCAATAGACTATAGTACCTATGAAGAGCACCTTTTAGTTTTGGAGGAAAATTCTTGACTTCAGCATCGAGCATCATTTTGATTTCACGGATATTATCGACATAATTATCCATCTGTTTCTTCAAAGTATCCTGCAATGCCTCGACTAGTATCTTAGTCTCATACTGAGACAATTTTTTCATCTTAGAACTCCTCACTTGGCCAGGGTTCTTCATCAGCAGGAGCTTCCTCTTCTGCTTCATCTTTCTTCTTCAAGTTCATGTTCTTGATAAGGAGTTCAGCCAAATTAGTTTCTTCTGCAATCTGATCAGATACTCGATCATAAAGAGCCCGAATTAGCTCATTAAATACAGCATCATTCACCGTAAACATGTCTTTTTCAAGCTGAGCACGAGTATCTTCAGGATCAATATTGAGTAGCTCAAGAATAACACCAATCGAAATTGACCCTTTCTGGTACAAGTTGAACATCTGATCGTATGTGTCTTGATTGTCACGTAACGCTAGTCTAGTGAACTGTAGCTTGGGATAGATGGTTCTGATATTCCCCCACTTATCATGCTCCAGAAAGCCCTTCTTGCGAGCTACAGGCTCAAATATATACTCTTCCACAAAGGTCTGGATAATTTCTCTAAACAGAAGATATCGAGTATTAATGACCTCAATCCTTAAACGGTCTCCCCCATAACTTGTCTCCCCCACCAGAAGAGACTCTGTGACACCAAGACCAATGTATAGATGCTTATCTGTGATGTCATACTCTGTTGCAAGGTCCAGTAGCCTATCACGGGCTCCTATCTCTTCCCAATGCACCTCATAGTTTGTGATGATACTGAAATCAGGATCAAGAAGAGCAGTGTCTACTTGAATTCTCAGGTCCTCTACATCATCTTCACTGAGGTCTTCTCCCCAGATAAGACGTTTGGGAGTCATAGCCCTATCAGCTATTTGAGTCTGTGCTTGACGTAGCTTCTCACGATATAGAAGGATACGCAGACAACGCTCAATCAAAGATACTCCATGTTCTTCATAGGCTATCTTTTTACGAGCCATGTGATAGACAAAGGACCCCTGCATAGGATCTGTGCCCAATGGGATATTCTCCCCCATTTTCACATACTCTTTGATTTCTTCTGGTATTTTCTCTACACGTCTAGCAGCTTCCTCATCGAAGTCAGCTTCTTCAATCAACTTTTTTGTTTTGGAGTCTGGTACTAGCTCGATTTCTTCTTCATCAGCAAACTGGATAGATTCAACTTTGACAAGATCAGGAGGTAAAACAAACAGTTTCTCCCATCCATTGTAATGTTTCTGAGTCAATTCACGAGTATTATCTCGAAGAGTACCTTCTGGAGTGAGTTCTCGTTCCAACTGTTCTTCTGGGAGGTCAACATCACTATCTTCAACAAATATATAGACATCCCCATCCAGATACCATTGATGAGCTATTTCTAGAAGTTTGCTAAATAACTTAACCTTTTTGGTCATTCTCAGATAAAAATCTAAGATGTATTCAGCTCTGTCATTAGCATCTTCGAAGCCAAATGCCTTAGCTTCCTTCTCGTTGAAAACTTTTGGTTTGGCTAACCTCACCTTAGATAGTGGTAGTTCACTGTGTAAATCAATGCTCTGACCAACAATGGGGTCTGTTTTGTAGAAGTGATTGATAAGGATTCTTTTCTCTTGAGGTGTCTGAGGGAGCTGTAGAAAATCAGTGCTCAAAAATGGAGAAAAGAATGTGGTCTGACCAGATAGCATCACATCTGCGGCTGCATTCTTGTTCATCAAAGCCTGGACAGAAGAGTTGCTAACCACTCTTGTCACAGCTTTGTGTTTTCTGGAGCCTTTCGGCATTTTTTATTTCTCCTTAGCAGCTTTTCTAGCTGCTCTTTCTTCATCTCTTCTCTTCCTTCTCTCAACTCTTTCCTTTTCTTCTTCTTCCTGTTCTATAATAGCTGATAAAAGGGTTCTCAATTTCTTCTTTCGATCTATAACATTACAAAGCCCAATTAATGTGCGTAACTTTGCTCCAGCAAATGTTGATACGGGTCTTAGATTTGATTCAAATTTACATTTCTTGTGTATAGAGTTATTTATTTCTATGAGTTCCCTTACTTTACCAGCAATCTCATCCGAAAGAGCTTCTTCATCAGAGATGAGTTGTTCCAATTCATTATCCATTATCTTCCCCTATTTACCCCTGCTCGTGCAGTTCGTGGTGAAGGTCCGTGTAAAGATTCCCTTCGTCGATGATGACTCCTATATAATGCCTGTACTGATCCCCTATTGGCAACAACTTTCCCAGGTTTTTTCGACTTTTTCCCACTGCTTTTTCTAGATCCTTCTCTCATGCTAGCAGAAGAAAGCCATATGGATCTAACTAACGAATCAGAGGCATCATCATGCTTACCAACTATTTTAGGGGCTTCCACTTCGATTATGTTTTTACTTCTCCTAGTTTTATTTAAATCAAAAAGTTCCTTAATCAAAGGACTATGAGGGATAGCTTCCTCATCTTTTGGTAAAGGATAATCAAACAAAACTAACCTACCTGTATACATCAAAGTCAAGAAATTGGAATACATTTTTGACCCCAATTCTTTACCAATATGAACACTGTGAAATTGCCTTAACCCTTTCTTGAACAGACTTTGTTCTATACCTATACCATGCCACTGGTCAAAAATTCCATCAATAATGTAGAATCTATTACACAAATCTTCAATCCAAGCAACTATATGATCATCTATATCAAGACGTTCAACATATTTCAAATCTCCTACTCCAGCATATTTGACATTATGGTAATCCAAAATGATATGATTATCTTCTTCATGGCTTATTGAAATTGCAGTACCATCATCCACTAACCCAACGTCAATACCCATATAGTAAGGTTTACGAGGTACACCTTGATGTTTAGGTTTCAACAGAGGATCAATACATTGTATCAAGTCATCTTTACGGTCGATGAATTTTGTGGTTCGACCAGAGAACATTGCTCCGTACTCCACCATAAACCCTTCTGGGTCTTTGAAGTACATTTGACGCAATGTCTGTGAGGGTAAGAGAATGTTAGTTTCCCAACAAGGAGCTTGGATAGCTAACATGCCTTCAGAAGCTGGGCCACCTGCCATAGCTGTTTCAAACAGCTCATAGAATTTACCTGAATCTGATAGGGGAGAGGAAATAGATATGATTCGACCATCACTAAGGTTAGACAATGATTTGTGTGGATCATCAGGGTCTTTAGGTGAAAAAGTAGTTGAAGACGGTGTGATGGCTTTATACACATCTTCAGCACTGGATTGACCCTGGTTAGTGAAGTGAGCCATCTCATCCAAGATGATTACGATGTTACCGGGACCACGTAAACCTTTAGCCACACAAGCCTTGAAAGTGACATAGAGCTTTGGTTTAGGACCTTCATACTTTGAGAGATGCTGAGGTGACCACAGACGAATCATACTCTGTGTCTCACCTTCTTTATAGGGTGAGAACAAATCACAAGTACCAAGATGCCCTGACACTTCAGAAAACAGAAGGCCAGCTTGTTCCTTATCCGTAGCTACACTGATAATGCCTATCTTGTTGTGCTCAGGTAGGCCATAATACTTGTGGGGGTCTCCTAACATCAACAGCTTATACAGCTCATAACTAGCAATGAAACTAGACATTGCTGTTTTAGTACCACGACGACCAATTGCCAGAACCAACTCATGTCTAGGGTTAGTATCTAGTTCTTTGATATTGATACGACCTTCATTCCAAAGATAGCTCAGATATTCTTGTTCAGTGAATGAGAAAAGGACTTCTTCTCTGAATTTATCTGTAACTTCAATAGTCTTTACTTTATCCTCAAGCTCTATGTTGTAGTAACATTTCAGAATGAATTTTTGAACAGGGAACAAACGTATACTGAGTCCCCAGTTAGATTCTATGTATTCAATTATGTTTGGAAGGTCTTTTCGATCTGATTTAGAAACAGTATCTCTTGTGAAATCCAATACAAGGTCTGAGAATCGTCCACTCATACATATCCCTACTCATCTTCAGCTTCAGTGTTCTTTTTGGAAGTTATTTTCACAAGTTCTTCTTCCCAAGTCTTCAGATTAGAAGACAGCTTCATGAAAAAAACTTGTTTCATTTCTTTACTGAATCCAGATTCATCTAAGGTGTGATTTATCTTATCCAACAAAGAAGTGAGAATAGTCTGGAACTCAGCAGACCTGACATCAATGGAAGTCTTCTTAGTTACTTCTTTCTTTTTGAGCCAAATATCACCAATCTTTTTCAGTGCATCAACACGTCGAGCTGATATTTGAGTTGTAGACATGTTAGAATCTTTACGTGAAATTCTCAACTTTTTCAGCTCATGCACTTCAAGAGCAAGTTCCTGTAGTATGAAATCTAATACTCGTGGAGATTCAGGGGTGTCCATAAGGACATCAAACAAAAGATCCTCTTCTTGTTCTTCAACCTCATCCTCGTCCTCATCTTCACCATCAGCTTCACGTACATCAATATCAGGGACTATATGCATAAGAGGGATATCCTTGGCAGGATCTCCCAAAACAAGATCTGGTACTTTCTTATCTGTAGTTACTGGTTTAGCTACTATACTCATGACACACTCTCAATCAAAATCGAGAATCATCCCACCTGATTGGATTTCCAAGTCAGACTCTTTTTGAGGTACTTCATCAATAGAGAAGTTTTCCAACCCCATGTTTTGAATCTCAAACTGATCCAATACAGACTGGTATGACATCACATCGATAGGCTCCAAAGATTCAGTGCTATTTCTCGATAACACTTCATCCTGCTGTGCTTTCTTATCAATATATGGCACAGAAGCTACCACTTGCTTGTTATATTTCTGGCAGAACCCATCTGAATTAGCTGTGCATGTTTGACAGGCTTTCATAGCCTGGACATATTTTGTACCACGAGTACGATGGATTTTTGACCCTTCATCACAAGAGGCATATACTGAAGGTTCTACATAGTAGACACCCATGAGACCTTGTTCAGAAAGAACTTCCTTCAAGTCTTCTTTCACCTTTGCCAGACTATCCATACCAAATTTGAACCTCAGTAATTCATAAAGGTCGTCACCATAGAAACCTTCATTCATCTTAGCTATTGTGTATGCTCTCACTTTTTTCCTCAATACGGTGTGTTTCTCAGCCGTGATAGGGTTATTAGCATACTCTTCAAAGTTAATCCCTTCCAAGACATTGCTTGAGATTTCAAATTCACCAAGGTCTGTGATAGCTTCTGTAGAAATAGCACCTTCTTCTTGAAGCTGTGGAAGGGAGCTAAGTTTGGACAATGTTTGACGCACACCATCAGAGTCCATTGATTCGATGCGAGATAGAATTTCTCCCACATGAACATTTGTAATTTGACCCTTATTCAAAGCTACTTTAAGAGCTTCTTTGACTACAAGGTCGTCACTGTAGTCCATCTCTTTCACTATGTAACGACCCAAGACTTTGCACTTACCTGCCTTTTGATCATAATGATCACAAGCCTTGGTAGAGACAACAAATGGAGCTGTATTACCTACTGAGTCAAGGAAGGTCTTTGCTTTTTTGCAATCACCCTTCCAAAGATCCAGATTGACATAAAGATGTCCAAATAGTCCCTTTTCATCTACTGCATATTTCTGGTAAGACACAGTGCCTTTGTAATCTTCAAGGTCAGGCTCTACTTCAGCCAAAACTTTATGGGCAATCTTGGCTGATAAGATCAAGTCTTCTCTTGATACAAATTTGTCAGCTTTACGATATGTCTTTGGCAGTACATTTGCCCCCCGAGCAACTCTTTTCTTTTCAGTAGGAGATGTTCTGAAAGCTGTCTTAAGAGCTTCTTTGACTGTCTTGCCAGACTCTACTAATTGAACAGGATCTACACCTTTTTCACGGGCCAGGTAGGAACGATAATGTTCCAATGTCTTTGCATTATAAGGAACCTTATCTACCAGTTTCTTCTCATAGGATAAGCAGATACCCTCACTGTTTTTCACACATCCAGCACATTTCTTTTTTGACCTAAGATATAGAGCCTTAGAGCAATGCTTCTTAATGAGGTCTTGACCCTCACCATTCTGACATTGAGGGAACAATTTTGAATCTATATAGACTCGACCAAAAACGCCCTTCTCTGCAAGAACTCTCTTGATCACATCTACACTAGCTTCTACAACTTGCTTGGAATAAGATGACTTGATAGTATCCATCAATTTAGTATCAGGGTCATCACGCAAGAGTCCGTAAAGAAGGAGACGTTTTAACTCCTTTTGCTGACCTTCAATGTCTTCTACAATCTCTTTACCAGTCTCAATCATCTCTTGATTAGGAAGAAGTCGGAAACCTGGAGAAGTCTGTAACTCCATCAAACTATGGTTCTCACTAGGTACTGCTGAGCTGGAACCTCTCTCTAACCACTGATGATCAACAGGCCCCTTTACAGGTGTATCCTTGTCATAAACTTTCATCTTCACCCTCTCCTACTATTCTTTCAATGGTGTATGAACCATCATCGTTTTCATTAATAGACCAGAAAGCATCATCAGCTTCACGAACTAAGAGATTCTTACCTATTCTGGTAAATCCTTTCAGCTTGTCTACTGAGGCAACTTTCATTGTCTCTTTTTTTGTCAAGAAACTGGTTAGGTCATCACTTCCAGACCATGATATTTGATCGAGATCCATTATCTACCTCACAGTGATATTGTAAGATTCACATTGATATCAATTGGTGAGTTGGAAGCCACAGGATCAGAAATCCTGATCAAACCGACATAAGAACCAACTGCCATACCACTGATATCTACTATGACAGACATAGCTATTGCTGGGTCTGTATCAGACATTGGCCCACCACTGGTGGGATTTACAGAAAGCCAACTAGAACCAGTCACTACTTGCGCTGTCCAATTTAAGATAGACGTAGCAGGACCAGAGTTGGAAACACTCAAAATTTGTACTGGTGGGTTAGCTCCATTAACAATACCAGCAAAGTTAAGGTCTGTAGCTGGTAATATCTCTATTTCAGGTCTTGGGAGAACCGTGAAATTGATATCAATAGTTTGAGGTGTGTTTGAAGCTCTATCATCAGCAACTTCAATAGTACCTACATATGACCCAGCACTCAAACCTTCAACATCAACTGATATTGATACAGTCTCTTCTTCATCTTTAGCTATATTACCAACACTATCGGGGGTACTCGAAATCCAGGTTTCGTCTGGAGTAAGCCCCACACTCAATAAAGAGCCAAAGGAACCTATATTAGATATCACAACATCTTGAGCATCGGGGTTATCACCTGTCTCAGTAGCCTCAAAATTAAAGGTTGTGTTATCAAGAGAAATCGTTGGTACATTCTCACCAAGGATTGAATCCATAGAAGACACAATATCTCTAACAACTTCTTCTGGTAGAGGGATGTCTTCAAGAAAAGCACCTTGAGGTGTTTCAATACTCATGACATATAGGTCATTTGTAAGATAGAGATTATCTACCTTAATCGTATATGAATACGTACCCTGTGATGTCACAGTCTCAAAATGAAATTTTTGAGTTTGTAGTCGTTCACTGACACTCATTAATTGGCCTCTGCCGACATGAGGACATATCCCTTATTATGATTCCATTGAGGTAATATGACCTCTTTCAAAATGTTAAAATTTTTACTTATCTCATCGAATATATAGAAGTAAGGATCTTTATGGCTTGGTTTTTTCTTGAGCAAATTGAGATTCTTAAAAAATCTATGACGAACTAATCCTTGAGAGAGCCCTAATTGCTCAGCAACCCATGATTGACATGTTGTTTGGTACATACCCACCAATATGTCTACATCTAAGTCACTCATAATCTTACTTAGATCTTGTTGCATTTGTTTTTCTGATATAGCTGGGAGGGAAAGGAGGAATTGAATTCTCTTGACAGCTTTCTTCAATCGATAACTAACTGCTGCCTGGGTACACCCAAAGATTTCAGCAATGTCTGATTGCTTTTTATTCACGTCAAAATATAGAAAAACAAAATCAGCCTCTAGATCAGGCAATTTATCCATCAGAGGTTTCACAGTATCCATAGATAAATTATGAAAAAAAGATGCAGTCCTGGTCTGTAATGCATCCTCAGTAGAAAAGCGGCTTTCTATTTCCGCTGGATCTAAAGATATTACCTGTGAAGATCTCATCCTCTGCCTCCTCGTATAGCTCTTTCAAAAAAAGTTCTATACTTATATAAGTAGAAAACAAATAAAAAATCAAGCTATATTTCAGGAGACGTGGAAACTTGAGAAAGACATATAGAATAATATAGATATTGATCGAAGTTTCATCATGAGAGATACTGAATCATGCTCTTCTACCGACAAAATACTGACCGGCAAGCCAACATAACTAGCATCGTTCCCATCCTCCAATATCACCATCTGGTCTTCCACCTCCTTGATATTAAATATTTTACCAGAAGGTACGTTTACCAGCAAGTGGTTCTTACGAGTCCATTGAGGTAGGGAAACTTCTTTCAATATATTGAAGTTTTTACTTAGAGAATTGAAGATGTAAAGATATGGGTCCCTCAGATTCTTTTCAGTATCCAAGGTACGAAGACCTTTAAAGAACCTATGCCGTACCAAACCTTGGGATATATATAGACTATCAGCTACAGAGGTCTGGCATGTGGTTTGGTAAAGCCGTACAAATATCTCTACATCCAAAGGGTCCAAAACAGAAGCTAGGACCTCTCTCATTTGTGGCTCTGGTACATCAGGTATACTCAAAAGAAACTCAATACGTTTCAAAGACTTTTTGATGCGGTAACTAATCGCTGCTTGAGTACATCCAAATATATGTGCTATGTCTTTTTGTTTTTTGTTTTTAACGAAGTACAAATAAAGAATATCAGCTTCAAAATCTGGTAATCTAGTAAGACATTTATTTAGGAAATCATCTGACAATTTATCACAATCCAAATTCAATTGGCTTATTATTATGTTCTGTAGATCTGATTCATCTATCATCACATTCACCTTTTTGATAAATTAAAGGTCGGGATGTCAATCAGTATCTTCAGAGACTTCAATTCAATTAACACTGAAGCTATAGATTTATCTATGTCAATAATAGTCCCAGGAAGGTCTTTATACAAACCACTTCGTATTGTCACCCTATCCTTTTTCTTGAAATTTGAAGTTAAAACAGACCTAAATTGTGTCTTCAGATCCTTCACGTAAGAGTCGTCCACTGGAGACACTCTTCTTTGGGTATTACCCTTTATCTGCTGGTCTTCAGTCAGCAACCGCTTGATGTACTTTGTGCCTTCTAATTGAAACAACTTATGAGGTGGGGTGTTGCTAATATCTATAAATATGTAGCCCTTAACTAATGATAAGTCTAGACCTTTTTCATTTTTTAGAAATGGAATGAAGATATCTACTTCACCAAGGGAAGATTGGATTTCTTTTTTCAGGCGGTCTGTATCCTCCTTTTCACCCCAACTTGTTAATTCAAATACAGCCCATGCCATGTTTTTATCTTCCCCATGTACTAGCAAATCTCTTCTTGAAGGCTGAAGCACTCATATTTACGGCTGTAGTGCTAACTTCAATCTTCTTTGGAGTGTTCTTACGTGTCGGTTTATAACCATCGTTTCGTTTTTCAGGATTTATCCCAGCATGATCCACAGGGGTAAGATATTCAGGGTCATTATCCCCCACGTCTTTTGGTAGAGGTTTGGATTTGGCTGTTGATGTAGCTTTAGAGGCTGGACGTATGTCAGTAGACATACTCTGAGCTTCTGTAGTGTAACCACGATGTAGCTTCTCTATAGTCAACAGAACCTCACATATTAACATGGAACGATCTAGAAACCTTAAAGATCTATTAAATGAAACCATGAATCTCTGAACCAATTCTATATCAAACTGTCCCAAGATTGCAACTCCTTGGTTTAGATCAAAATAGTTGGGTACGATCAATCTTTGATGGAGATATTGTAGATGAACAAGATTCTCAAGGATGTTAGAGTATATGTCTTGAGGAGATAATTTGAACAACATCTCCTGGATCAAGGTGAGTGTTTTAGCCTTATCATCAGACAGTATAGATTCAATGAGACCCAATATCTCAGTGGACCACCCAATACCTAGATAGTCCTTTACGTTCTGAGTCGAAATACCACCTATCTTACTCACTTGCTCCAAAGAACTGATAGCGTCCCTAACATGACCTTTACTATGGCTCACAATCCATTCTAAGGCTTCATGCTCGTACTCAAATTCTTCCTGCTTACAAATCAACTCCAATCGATCCGTAATGACCTGTGAAGGTATCCTCTCTAACTGTAACAGCTCACATCTGGACCTTATAGCAGGACGCATTTTTCTGAGTTCTGTAGTACAGAAGATACCAATTAGTTTCCTATCCTCAAGAGGCTTTAGTAGAACATCTTGACTATCTTTACTCATACGGTGAGATTCATCAAACAGAATGATTTTCTTCCCACCAAAAAGATTGTAGGATAGATTATCGACCGTAGCACGAACCCAATCAATGGTACCATGACCAGCAGCATCTCTTTCTTCGAAATTGAGGTGGTCTTCATTCATGAAGTTTTTACATGAATCACAGGTATTGCAAGGTTCATTTCCCTGACGGTTCTGACAAAGCATAGCTCTAGCAAAGATTCGAGCTAATGTTGTCTTACCACTCCCATGTGGTCCAGAAAAGACATATGATGTTTCCTGGTCTGTACCACCTTCCAACCTGGACTGTAGCACATTACGGATCTTTTCCTGGCCCAGCACATCACTGAACTGCAACGGACGATATTTTAGGTCAAGCATTATGCACTAGCCTCTACTAACTGAGGGGATGTGTTATTCCCTTTCTCTTTCTTGATATCAACACTTTGGTCTCCATCAACCTCATCAAGATCAAGAACTTTGACATTACGACCAAACTTCTTCAAGTCTTCATGCCAGAATCCATAGGTGCTGATCACCTCTGAGAATTCTTGGATGTCAGGATCTCTCATTTTGTAGATATACTCATTGGTTTCTTCATCAACATCTACAAAACAATAGCAAAGATAGTGATACAATGCTGCTTCTCTTTGACGTGGATTCAGCTCTTGCCAACCATCAGCACCTAACTCAATGATGTAATGACAACCATCCAAAAAGAAATTCTGCATAGGAGAAGCTTTCTTTGTCTTACCAAGAACCAACTTCCCTGCCTTCTTAGAGCATTTCTCTTTCATGACGTAGACAATCTTGGCATCAACTAACTCAGGGGCTCTCTTGGCAATGATCCCCTCTGCCATTTCCTTCACTTCCTCTGAGTACCAATACTCTGTAGCCATAACTTATCTCCTTTGGTAAAAGGGTTTCCAGTCCCTCCATTAAATATCATGGTATGCTACCTGGTCAAGGATATAATTCTTCAGTTTTGTATCACCCCACTCATACCATGCCTCACCAATATCCTTGAACTTCGAGCTTAAAACTATACATTTGAAAGGTGATGACTTTGTACTAAAGTAGTTCCATGCTTTTTTCCTTATACTATCTGAAGATTTTTGTCCAGTTTTATCAGAATCAAAATATAGAAATACTTTATCAACAAACCTCTCTAAAAATCTATATTGTTGTGATGATAGATTTGCTGTGCTGACACACAAAGTATTAGCATAAATCCTTTGAAGAGGGAAAAAGTCAAAAGCTCCTTCAACTAAGAAGACACTTTTGGTTCTCCAAATCTCCTCAAGGCATCCTCTGGTTGTCCCAAAAAACCAAGGTCCTGGTGACTTAGCAACCCATTTGTAGTATTCTTTCTCTGCTACAGCTCTGGTGATAAATCCTGTTGGTGATTGGTCGAGACGTGTTAAAGGAAATAGCACATATCCAGTATTGACTCGTGGACCATCATAAAACACATTCCCATCTTTGGATATCTTCACAACCCTGGAACTCCAACCGACACGGAACTGTCTTATCTGCTCTTCAGACACTCCACGAGAAAGTAGAAAATCCACAGCCTCTGGATGCCTTTGCAGATTGGCTTGCCATATCTTTATAAATTTCTCCATTTCACAAGCCTTATCTGTTCCAATGGGTTTCGAAGCATATATGTAGCATATGCTTTATCCAGGTCCTTTCGAGAAATAATAGTGAAAAAACCTAACTCTACCGTTCCAGGCACGATCATTATACAATCATTCAATTTATAATTGATTATCCCCACTCCTTCTAGAGCTAATTCTTCAAAGATTTGGTTTTTTCTGCTAAAGAACTGACCTATTATCCATCGAGGTTGTATACCTATTTCAACATAATATTCCAATACATCTTCTAGATCATTATGGATTTCTAGAGTATCTATAAGGGAATCACTCACACGACTGAAAATATCTTCATTAGGTTCTACTGGAAAAATACCGGTACGAAACTTATAAGGAGGTTCATTTGAAATTTTAGGTACACCAGTGCTTTTTGAGACAGCTATTGAAGATAAATCGAACCCTTCCCATTCCATCATTAATGGGACATGATCAGCAGCTCCCAATTCATAGTAGCTATCAACAAGGATTTTACTTAGAATTTTCATTCTTAGATCTCTTCTTAAACGAGAAAAATGCCTTGACTCGACCCCAAAACGGCAGTTTTCCTTTTTCATTAAGAATAGACCTTAAAAGAGATAGGTCATGATGATGTTTTTCAACATGTTTCCAAAACTGGTCTTCTATCTCTCCTTTAGAATACTTATTGAGAAAGGCAGGGCAATGGTCAGCATCACTGCTAATATCACAGATAGTGATTTCATTCTTCTCAAATGATAACTTACAAAGCCCTGTGTATTTGATGAACCCATGTAAATCATACTTCTCTGCATGAGACAGGACTAGGTAAAATATATTGGAATCACTTTCTTCAAAATCAATGAGATGCTTTTTCCGTATCCAAATCCTACTATCATTGATCAGGAATTGAACCCTATCTTTATCTTCGTCTACCACACATTGGTATTCAATTCTGACTCGATTGATTCTATTGTAGTTTGGATTAGGCTCACCATCAATGATGGGTTCAATATCAAGTGGATGCTGTAGATTGAACCTACAATTCCAAGGTTCTTGAGTAGATTTCTCCTTGATATAAGCATAGAAGTACCTTTTTAAAAGATTCTGATACATCTCATATATTTCTTCTTTTGTTTTCACATCATGGTCCTTTTATCTCTTTCAAAACTAGTTTTGAGCCATCCAAATCTCCAGCATAAGCTGTGTCTGCAAAGCTCAGGAACTTTGGTTGATGAGTTACAAGCAATACATCAAATTGAGTCTTTTTACATAATGACTTCAGGAAAGATCCTGCATTATCAATGTATTCTTCCGAAACATTCCCTAAAGATTCATCGAGAGCTAGGAAGGGATATAGCTTCAGCTTCATTGAAGCTATGAACCGGAAAAGAAGAGACACTATATTGGCTACACCACCCCCAAAAGAATCAAGGACATCTCCTTCGATCCCCTTCATCCCATCAGTAAGTAAAAAATCGATGTTGACCTTCCCACGTTTGATGCTTGAATCAATTTTTAAGGAAAGGTCTTGGTCCTCGAAAATGGCCTGTAAGCCCTCTGTGATGATAGCCCTGATACTTTCCTTGTCTTCGTGGATTAAAGCTTGCAGAATGGTTTTTATGGCCTCTGAAGCCTGTTCTAGGACAGACATCTGGTGCTCTATCTTCTTAATCTCATCTTCCAATGAAGATTCGTCTCGAAGATACTTGGATCGCACCCCTTCTAGTCGGGATATTTTGTCTCCAAGATCACCTAACATCATTCATTCCAATAGGACAGTATATTCATGACTCGACAGGAAACCTTTTCCTCTTCTTCTCCCTCTTCTGGTTCCCCAAGGGAGATGTCCAAAGATCCAATGATCTTAAACTTCTTATCCTCAGGGTTGATGCCCATTAGGATTGTATCTTTAGGGAAAGCTCTCAACACACTGATGAGGTTTGAAAACTGAACCTTGACTGTCAATGCTTCTTCAGGCATGTCTTGGGGAGAAACAGACAAACGAGACTGGAAATTTGGAGGTCGAACCATCTCCAAAAATCCTTCAGGATGGATGGTGATATCCATCTCGTCAAACAGTTGTGAACCTTTTGTCTTCAGTAGCTGTAGGATATTTGAAAACTTCTTGTTCTCGATGTTGAATGTGATGGGAGGTTCATCTTCAAGTGAAAGCTCTTCTTCCAATTCCTTTTGAGCCTTCACATTGAAAGCATAGACAAGCACAGATCCGTTTTCACTCTCCAGGGCATAACCATTGCCAAATTGAAGAGCCTTGATCTTCTGACCCTTGTATTGGGTCAGGAAAGAAAGGATAGGAGCCATATCATCCATACCAAAACTAAGAGCTGGAAATCCCTGAGATGATTCAAAGACCCCAATCTTGATCTCATCCATATAAATGAGCTTATCTCCTGAAACAAGAACTCTAGGAGAGAAAATTTCCTTGTTAGAAAAACTCTTGATGTACTTAACCCCTTCAACAAGGACATCAGCATGAATCTCTCCGAGGTCTTGAGTGTCCTTCAAGAGTTTTTCAATTGCTGGGACTTTGACTGTCAAGAATGGGTATTTCTGGTCTGTGAAATTCTCTTTCCCAGAATCAAGCCACATACCTCTGATTCGAAGGTTCTTTTCAAGGTACTGAATCTTGAGTTCCTCAGAAGGAAGAGTGCTGACAAAGTTCTCAACACCTGTCCCAAGTATAATGACAGCATTCTCTTCTGGTATTTCACCATCTGTGGATTTTATGCTGAAATATGCTCTGGTAGCAAAACGTCCTGAACAAGAGTACAGAACACCTTTAGTAGGGTTGAGCACTTCTAACCTAATAGACTGTGATGCTGTATTGTAGCTGGAAAATTCCAGTGTCGAAAGAGCACGTAGAAATTCTTGCCTGTCTACTGTAAGTTCCATTGAAGCCATTTGTATCTCCTTTTATAGACCTAGATCATCAAACTGATCATCGAATTGAGATAAGCTCTCTTCAAGAGCTTTCATTTTCTCTTCAAAAGCATTGACCTGATCTTCTAGCTCTTGTTTCTTTTCATCCAGAGTAGAGCTTAGCTTTTTAGGGTCAAGACCTTTAGCTTTTATCTCTTCAACAATTTCTTTTAACTGTTGTTTCTCTGCATCTAAACGACCCTTAATCTTGTCCCGTTTTGAGACAAGTTCGGCTCGTTTCTCTTTCAATTTTGACCATCTTCGGGCCAACGCTTCTACATCGGACATGATTTCCTCCAGGTCATATTACCAAGAGTGTATTTTTATTCGTCATCATCAAGACCTAACTCCACAAATCCTGAAGTACCTTCTGGAAGGATAGATTTGTTCTTGTTGGTCTTATCTGCTTTAAATTTGCATTCCCCAACATAAGGGCAAAACTTACAAGCCTTACTACTTGGGGTTGCCTTGAATTGACGCTTCTTTATCTTCTGCATTACATCGATAATTTCTGCTTTCAATTCCTTCAGAGTATCGATAGTGAATTCTACTTCCAATAGAGGATCTTCTGGAAATCTATAGAACCAATACCATAAAGAGTTTGGCATTTTTCTATGCAAGAGGTAATAAGACAAAGCATACCAAAAGAGCTGTCTATGATCTAGATACCTGTCTTTATACTTGCTCCCTTTACCATCAAATATCCTGATCTCACCATCACCTTTAAACACGAAATCAATTCGACCACCAATTTGATCAGCTTTGGTAATGTATGCATAGGTATTGACTTCAGATTTTGCATATGGAGCTAACAGTTTATAGTCTCTTACCGTATCGATACCATGATCTACAGCTACAATACATTCATCTATAATTAGCTGTTTCCCACCCTCATGTTCACCCCAAAAGATGTTCTTTTTAGCTACGATTTCGGCAAATACTTTGGGGACTTTATCTTTCAGGATAGTTCTGGCTTCTTTCCCTTTCCTCCAAATCTGGTCATTGTAAAACATTTCAAACATCTTCTGAACTACTGTACCATAAACAGTATTATACTCATCTTGCATGGTAATAGGTTTGTCCCTATTTATATTCTGTCTCAGATGCTTCAAAGGGCATTCAACATAATTTTTGAATGCATAAAATGTAAGGGCTCTAGGCATTTTCAGCAGCCTCCAAGTAATGGTATATAGTGTCTTTCACCTCTTGAGCCAGCCCTAAAGATGAAATACTCTGTGTCAGTTTATCTTTTGGGTCCTCTGTAGATACTTTGATGAGATTCTCAATGAAATCTTCAATCTTACGAGTCTCTTGTTGGACCTTTTCTTTACGTTCAAAATCAAAAATTTCTTTTGCTTCTCTCACCAATAAATCAATAGGAGTAACTTGGACATTCACATCACCATCATCCACAGTGATCTCTATGAAACCTACACGAGGGGTGCGAGTAATGTCATCATATGTCAAAGCCCCCCTAGAGATAGCCCCAAGATTTATGAAATGCTTACCTTCAACTTCTTGGATACCCTGGTCTTTATGTATATGACCGAGAACCCAAATGTCAGGGTCTAGTTCAGCAAGTTTCTTATAACTATAGAACTTCTCTCCTGGATATAATGGGAGATCCGCAACTGAACCATGGAACACTGCGATGAGTATCTTCTCATCACCTTTCTTGCATCTACTGAGCAATTCTTCATCCACATCTACACGATAATCAATACCAATTATACGAACATCACCAATTGTGATATCTTGCAGCCTATTGAATGTCTTGGTCTTGAACAAAACCCCTAGTGGTTGCTTATCAATAGTATCAACATTGCTATACATCACATCATGATTGCCAATAATAGCATACACTGGAACCTTGTACTGATTATGTAAAAGAGCCACATCACCAGTCAGTTCATGACTGTTCTTTGTAGGTGCTTTCACATGATAGAAATCACCAGCATCAAGAATAGCATCACATTCATGGTCTACTGCTAATTTGTAAATCTGATCTAACTTATTAAGTATTGCTTCTTTGTAGTCATCGATCCTAGAGACAGGAGGTCTGTCAGAAAGATGGCAATCAGATCTAGTGATGAACCGATATTTCTTCATGCTAACGAAGTCTCACACAAGGGGCAGACCTTAAGCTGAGCTTTCACGTCTGCTATTTCATTATCTAACTCTCTCAATTCAGATTCTATCTCTGAAGACTCCTTCTCCAAAGCCACAAATTGACGTTTGATAGTCTTTAAAGACTCAATCTTGCCCTGCATCCAAACCACAGAGTCAAAATCTAGTTCTAAGACTTTGGGTATTTGGATAGACTCTACTCCTTCAAGTCTCGACACTGAATCCAAAGCTGGAATTAGTTGTCGAGACAGGCTTTCAAGTTCACGAGCTTCTTCCAAATCAGCATCTAAGTTTTCAGTTGGTATCTCGATTTGTGCTAAGTCACTCTCCATCATTGATCTGATTTCAGGTTGAAATTTCTTACACCTATCATGAAAATCCTGTATTTCATAGATTTCCACAATGAGTGAATTCAAATCTTCTTCTGGGACAACTATGGTATCAATTTTGGTCAGAGACTTCACCCTAATACCACATCTTTTTAGCTTACTTTCGAGTCCCAAAATCCTTGTCAGTTCTACCTTCAATTCCTCTAGATCAGCTCCCTCAGATCTCAACACATCATATCGAGCCCTTATGTCAGGGACTTCTTTGAGAGTCTCAATACCTTCTTGGACCCTTTGGAGGTCAGCTTTCCGAGTCTTAAGGGTACTCTTCAGATTACGTTGATCTTTTTCGATCAATCTTTGAGCACCATTCAAAATATTAATCCGAGAGATATCAAATAGGATATCAGCACAGGCTCCACCCGTTTCATTCACCAGAAACAATGGGTTGAATTGATCAGCTATTTGTGGGGAGAGATCTTTGTTACCTGTAGTGATGACTCGGAATCCAGCATCTGCCAATTCAGATGGCACTTCAAATCCAACATTATTGTAGGATTCATTACCTATGGTATATTGGTTCCCTTTCCCTTTTTCCCAGGAAAGAAAGAAACCATTGGGATCTTGAAGAGTGACAGTACAAGTTTTTTCACCCTCTCGAATATAGTAGCTTCCCTTTGAGTTCCTCAACGCACCTTTGATAGCACGTATTATAGCACTCTTACCAATATTTGTTTTCCCAACAATTACTGTGAATCCTTTAATCCTAAAGGATACATCTTTAATTGATTGGAAATTCTTGATCCCAATATCTATCATAGAGTCTCTTCTTTCACCTCACCATCTTCATCAACAACAATTTCTTCAGTATCAACATTTTCCACTTGCTCTTCTTCTTCAAGAATTATATCCCCTTCGTCACTCTCTACGGCACCCTCAGTTTCAACATTACTCTCAAAGGATATTTTTTCAAGCACATCACTCTTAATAGCTTCATACACCACAGGATTTTCTCTGAACAGAGTTTGTACCTTCTCTTTTCCCTGTACCTTGAACCCAACCTTTTTATCATCTTCTTTATATGACAACCAGGAACTATTTTTTGTGATGACTTTACGGAAAATGGCAATATCCAAAATAGTCCTGATATTGTCAATACCCTTGCCAAACCTGATGAAGATTTCACCAGTATCCCCTTGTTTACTATCCAATTTATTTTTGACACAGGTAACTTTGGTATATGTACCAATAGGTTTTTTCTTTTTCTGGCCTGTCAATGAATCTTTGATTTCCAAAACTTCCTGTGCCCGTTTCTGTAGTTTTAACCTGATAGTAGAATAGAACTTCAAAGCATTTCCACCACTGGTTGTTTCATCAGGTCTAGTATCATATTTGGAGGTTTTGATCACAGATCGTATCTGATTCACAAAGATCACAGATGTATCTTTCCCTCGTAACCAATTAACCAGTTTACCAAGGAACTGAGACATCTTTATGGCACGAAGACCAATTTGCTCATCCTTGCTAGCCTCTCCCTCCAGCACCTTTCTAGGCACCATAGCAGAAACAGAGTCTATGATTATGGCATCAAGATTATGCTCTACCCATGTATTGATAATTTCAAAACCCTCTTCCATACAGAATGGTACCCAGATATCAATCAGATCATTATCATAATCAACACCAAGGGCTTGAGCATAACCATCATGTAAAGCATTCTCAAAATCAAGGAACCCTACTACACCACCAGCCTGTTGTGCTTGTGCTGCAACAGCTAATGCCAATGTTGTCTTACCACTTGATTCAGGACCGTATACCTCAATGATACGACCACGAGGAACACCAGGGCATATGGATAGTCCAGATGAAGGAATGATCGTACCTCCAATCAGATGGTTGACTATGATGGACCCTGTTGATACATGGGGGAATTGTTCAGTTGGATTAGGGTCTTTTCTATTCTTGAAATCCACCTCTTTATGTTTTCTCAATGCTTTTCTAGCTTCTATCAGAGCATTAGTTTTTTCACTTTTTGTTTTTGCTTTTGCTTTTGGCATTCAATTTTCTCCAAACAGAAAAAATCTGTCATTCTCACGGTAAGCCATCCCACGTTTTTTCAACTTCCCTTTTACCTTCTTCACACCAAGAAATATCCACTTTTCCTTTGGGGTAAGTTCTTCCTCAGGGGTGGTCCCATTAAAATAAAGAATGAATCTATAGGTAAGATAGGCTACATTAAAAGCATCAGCAGTGTCAGAGTTCCAACCCCCTTTTACATCAGAAGCTTTTTTTGCAGCATCTATCATATCTACTTTGAACATCTTGCCCTTCTCTCTACCCAATATTTCTTTGGCTCTACTTTTCACTGTCAACGGGTCCCAAAAGTATACGTTCTTTTTTGCTTTGTGAAGGGCTTCCATAGCAAATAAAAACAATCCATATAGACCTTCTGACCAAAGCTCTCCAAATGGAGGACTTTCAATACCTACTGCGGTTAGATCTTCAGTATTGATGCAGAGATCATAGATTGACTCACGAAGATAGACGTAGCGATCTATGAACAACATCTTCGAGTCGGTCTGGAATTTTCCTCGATTCACAACTATAGGTGATGCCTGGTCATCTATCAAACACCACCCATAGTTGGTCATCGAGGGGTCAAGACCAAGGACCCTCATGTCATTAAAGGTCCGCTAGAAGATCAGAATAGTCCGAAGAATCGGCACCACCTTCTTCAACCCCATCAACGTCGTCACCCAAAGCCTCTTTGAGTTCTTCTGTGGTCATCTTCCGACCCAAAAGATTTGGCAGGGACTCTTCCAGCTTCTTAACCTTAGCAAGTATGTCATCTCTGATCTCATCCTTCTTCATCCACAGAGCTTCACCTGCTGGTACAATATCCAACTTCTGATACTGTGTGTCCTTACAAGTCACTTCCAGATCCGTTTGATGGAGAGGGTTGGACTTATTACGACGCTTCAGGTCGTTATACTTGTCCCCATTGATGACCCAGGGCCATACCTGATACTTACGGAAATTGGTCTTGTCGATATTACCATCTCGATCAGTAATATACTGAACAATGATAGTAGCAATTCGACTTTTTGGTGCTCCCATACGTTCGCAGCAGAACCCATTAGTACAGATCACGTAGCCTACCGAGGGATGGTAGTGAGCATTCACGACAAGAAAGGAAATCTTGTCCATCAAATACTTCCCTTCCTCGTCTTTTCTACGCAGAGCAATTGCAATGCGATCTGTAGCATTTTTGATCGTACCTTTATAGGTATCGATACGACTGGTCTTGACAACATCATCACCGTCATCAAAACTAACTTCATTGATCCAACTTGGCTGTGACATGGCTTACCTCCATTATAGGTCTTTTAAAATGTCCATCAAATCTTGGTCTTCACCTTTGACTTCTGGCTCTTTTGTTTCTGGTTCTTCTACTTCAATGGTCTTCAAGTCATTTTCTTTCTTCCCTTCTTCCTCAGAGTTTTCTCCCGTGTCAGGAGAAGAGTTATCAGACTCTGCATCAAAGTCATCTAAAAAACTGATGTCCTCAGATGCTGACTTTTCCTCATCGTCATCGGTCTCTATAGAAGGTGGATCGTCAGGTATACCATCTAATAAAATTGAAGGGTCTTTGTTGACATCTTCTTTTTCTTTTTTTTCTTTCCCACCTTCTGAACCAAGATACCCTTCCAAAGAAATCTCTGTAGTCATTAACTGCTTAGCAGTGCGGATATCGGCATTGGCATCTTTCAGATCCCGAATCTTGACCTTTACAACTTCTTCCAAGGCTTTAAGGTCTCTTTCTTGTTCTTCAAGGTCTGCAATTTCTTTGAGATTGTCTATTAACTGTTGGTTAGCTGAAGCTACTCTATCTTTGTACGAAGTACCTCTACGTACAACTTCATCAGTAGCTATGAGCTGATCAAGATCAATTTTATATTCAGCACGAGAGGCTTCTAATTTCCTGGTCACTTCCCAAAGTGACCGCTTTATAGACTGAAGATAACCACTGACTTCATTCAAGTAGGTACGACACTCGACAAGCTTCTCACGAAGATAAACAGGACCAAGAACAGTGATATCACCATCCTCTAAAGTAATGACCATCTTAGGTATACGGTCAAATACTTGTTTTATCCAAGCCTCATTTATCATCTTCCCTCTTGTCCTCCTCTTCAAGTTTCTTACTCAACTGTTCAATCAACATGTCGAACACACCTGAAGTACGATCTTTCTTGAGAGTGTAAGAATCACTTGTGATCATGTTACGGGAAAGTAAGGTAGCAAAGCTCATAACAGAGAGCCTCTTGCACAACTTCATGTACTCAACTTCAGCTTCTTCAAGCGACCAGTCTTGACCTTCAGGCACAGCGGTAAAAGATAAAAAGATATCTTTACCCCAGGATCTTTTCTCTTGGTCCCCAAATGAGGTCATAGCTGCTGTTATTGACTTTATCTTCATTTTCACCTCTCAACAAAACCACTATACGAACTCAATTATTTTTTTGTATCTCACCATTTTGGTATAGAATTTCTATAATTCTCTTACCTAATAATGAATTTCTTTGAATAGGTTTATTGTTCTGAATGGCTTTCCCGATAGCTTTTTTCTCCCCTAACAGAATAAGTTTTTTCCTAGCTCTCGTGATCCCTGTATATAGAAGATTTCGTTGTAACAATGGGAAGAAACTCATCACCAATGGAAGGATGATATAGTCAAATTCAAGACCTTGTATTTTGTGTACCGTAATAGCATAGGCCAGTTTCATACCCATTGTGTGGAGAGCATCGTCATTTGTTTTCAAATGAAGATATCTGAATGGCTTGAAAATCTTGATTACAATTTCTTTTGTCTTGAAATCTATAGACCTTATCTTACCAATATCTCCATTGTAGACCTGTAACTTATACATATTTTTAGTGATAATTATACGATCCCCCACTCGAAATCGAATACCACCAATAGTCATTTCCTTTTTGTCTTTTGAAGCTGGATTTAGAGAATCTCTCAGATGTTCATTTAGAGAGTCTACACCAACATCACCACGATACATTGGAGCTATGACTTGAAAATCTTTTTCATCTTTAAATAGCTTTTGAGAAGCTTTTATGATGAAATCTCTAAGCTCAACCTGATCTGATCCACTGATATACATGAAATCAGCAGGCTTCTTATCTGTGATAGTGATGCTCTGACCTTTATTGATTCTATGAGCATTCAAAACAATATCAGAAGCCTCTTCTTGACGGAAAATCTCAGTTAAAGATACTGTGGGGATTTGTTTGGACCCTATTAATTCTCTCAACACGTTTCCTGGGCCAACACTAGGTAGCTGAGCTGTATCCCCAATCAATATAAGACGGGTGTTGGTATCAATAGCTGCTAATAAGTGGTAGAACACAACTTGATCTACCATTGACACCTCGTCAACAATGACAACTTTTGTACTATACTTTCGGTGCTCATTATACTCCCAATGACCACCTCGGTATTCCAAAGCTCTATGTATAGTGAACGCATCTAATTGAGTCATTTCCTGGAGATTTTTTGCAGCCACTCCAGTAGGAGTAAGTAGTAAAGGGTCCTCACCAAGAATATTTTTGAACATGCTACACAAGCATTTAGTGAGGGTTGTCTTTCCAGTACCAGGTAGTCCAGTAAGAATAAATGAATTGTTTTCTAAAGCCATATGCACAGCTTGATTTTGATTCTCAGAAAATTGAATACCCTCTCTTTTTTGGAAATTATCTATAAATTGTGTGATGTCTAGATCTTCAGTTCTTTTATAGATCAAATCACACATCATCTCTGAGGATCGCTTTTCAACATTGTAAGCCCATCCGCTGTAAACCATATTATGGTCTAGCACCACAGTTTCTAGAGAATCATTTTTGATCATCTTCATTAGGTCATCTAGAGAGAATTTGAGATTCAAATTATCACAGACTTTTGACAACACACTTTCTTGAGATAAATATAGATGCCCTGATGATGAGGCTTGAGACAAGATATGTTTGACATATCCAAGAATACGAACCGGAGAATCTTCTTTCAGACCAATTTCATTTAAAGCAATATGGTCAATCTTTTTGAATTGCACCCTACCAAACCCAATCAAAATATATGGGTTCTCGAACAGGTTATTGAGAGAGGGAAGTTTCTGATGCTTGTCATGAAAAGCATAGAGAGCATTCTTAGCTACTTTGTAGGAGAACCCCCATCCCATGATAAGGAAAATCTCAGGACTAAATGATTCAATGTAACTCCAATATTGGAGTACACTTCTTGGTCCTCTAAGAGTTTTATGGTTCTGAGTGATAAGTTCGTAAGGACCTCGATACTTACCAAAATTGATTTGATTGAAAGATGATGGAGGTATCTTTACGATCTCCTCCATCCAGGTCTTCAGACCATTTGCTATCTCAAGTTCCATTATGAACATCCTAATGAGTTACCACAATTTGGACACCGATAACAAGTTCCGTTTGGAGTAGTGAGGAACCCACAATTAGGACAAGGAGGCCCATCAGAAATGGTACTTGTCTGCAAGGCTGGTAATTCCTCTACTGGCTCATCCTTCAGTTCTGCTTCAACATGAGTATGGTCATCAGAATAGAAGTATGACTTCAACCATCTGAAAATGTAATCAAGAATGGATTTTGCAAACTGTATATCTGAGTTTTTGGTCCAACCTTGAGGCTCAAATCTGGTGTTCTCAAACTTGGTTATAAATGCATCTAAGGGGACTCCATACTGAAGACCAAGACTCACGGCAATCCCAAAATTGTCCATGAGACCATTTATAGTAGACCCTGCCTTTGCCATACGGATAAATAACTCCCCTGGTGATCCATCTTCAAAAAGACCTACGTGAATATACCCTTTGTGTCCGATTATATCGAATTTGTGTCGAATAGTTTTGATCTCATCTGGCAAGTTTCGTCTAAGGGGCTTCAAGGCAGCTCTTTTCTTACCTTTTGTCTTGGACATCAAGGGCTGGAAAATTTTGGAACCTTGTCTATAAACAGCTATAGATTTCAGACCCATTTTCCAAGCGTCTAGATATATATCCTTGATCTCTTCTATTGTGACGTTTTCAGGCAAGTTGACAGTCTTGCTGATAGCACCACTAAGGAATGGTTGGACGGCTGCCATCATCCTGATATGACCCATAGGCTCTATGCATCTATTATTGAGAGGGATAGCACAATCAAATATTGGCAGGTGTTTCTCAAGAAGCCCAGGTGCTCCTTCTATGTATCCATTCTCAAGAACGTAGTCTTGGATTTTCTTGATCTCATCATTTTTATAATGGAGAGTCTTCAGAGCTAATGGAATAACAGGATTCACTAATTGCATAGCCCCACCACCAACAAGAACCTTACTTTTCACCAAAGCAATGTCAGGTTCTACTCCTGTGGTTGCCACATCCATCATGAATCCAATAGTTCCTGTAGGAGCAAGCAGAGTGACTTGACTGTTACGAATCCCATGCTTGTTACACTTTGACACTACCGAATTCCAAGTATCAAGACTGATCTCTAACAAGTCTTCAATAGGATCTTCTCCTATGATTTTCTTATGGGCTCTTATGTGCTTGTTCATCACTTTGATGAAAGGTTGTTTGTTGAGTTCCCATTCCTGAAATGGTTCTTTTAGAACGGCAATATCAGCACTGAAATCATATGCCGTTGAAGTCATGAGACTAGTAATTGCAGCAGCAATGCTTCGAGAAAAATCTGAGTCATAAGGATGACCCAAAGCCATAAGAGCACCACCAAGATTGGCATACCCCAAACCCAATTGACGATATTTCCTGGCTCCCTCAGTTATTTTTGGTGTGGGATAAGAAGCCCGGTCAATTAAAATCTCTTGAGCTAGAATAGTCACCTGTACTGCATGTCGGAAAGCTTCAATGTCAAAAAATTTCTCTTTATCCAAAGAGACAAACTTCATAAGATTCAATGAAGCAAGATTACAAGCACTATCATTAAGAGACATAAATTCACTACAAGGATTGGAAGCTACAATCTCACCAGAATTGGCTAGTGTATTCCAATCATTGATAGTGGTATGGTACTGAACACCAGGGTCACCACAAATATGTGCTGCTTTCGCTATGTCCCCTAGAATCTCAGAAGCTTTGTACTTAGGACCTTTCTTCCCACTGACTACCTCTTTTGTATACCAATTACCATCATTCTTGACAGCTCGGAAAAACTCATTTGGGATACGTACTGAGTTGTTACCATTCTGGAAGTAAGTATGATTATAGACGTGTTCAAAATTGGCTTCACCATCTCGGATCAATTCTTGGAGACGTTTTTCTTCAAGAGCTTTGCACCAAATGAATTCCTCAACATCTGGATGCCCTACATCCAAAATGATCATCTTGGCAGCACGACGTAATCTCCCACCACTTTTGATGACACCAGCAAAAGCATCAAAACCTTTCATGAAAGATACAGGACCAGAAGCTATACCTCCTTTTGATAGAGGCTCCGTTGAAGACCTGAGGACAGAAAAATTGGTCCCTGTCCCACCCCCGTTTTGAAAGATACGAGCCTCGTTGGAGACAAGTTCCATAATAGAACCCATTGAATCTTCCAAACCTTGAATGAAGCAAGCAGAGATCATAGGCTCTTCATCTAGCCCTATGTTGAAGAACACTGGGCTATTAAAAGCCATGACTTGATTGTAGATCATATACATAAGTTCATTACAAAATACATCTGCCTCATCTTCATCTAGATATTCACCTTCAATAGCCCATTTACGAATCGTACCACAAACTCGTTCAGCTAGTTCTTTTAGGCTTTTCTCTTCATTTTTAGCTCTGCTTGTTTTTGCAAAGTATTTCTCAGAAACTATGTTGATAGCTTGCTGACTCCAAAACTGAGGATAGGAAACCCCTTTCTGTTGGAATATTGCATTGCCATCTTTGTCTTTTACTTCTGCATTTTTCTTTTCCCATTTTATGCCTGCATCTGGTTTCCCACCTTTACAGAAAAAAGACTCCACTTTCATTTTCGTAGTATCACCAGATACCTCTAAACTTATCATGCTAGTTCCTCCAATAAAAACGACCGTAATAATATATAGCCATCTAATCCTGTATATTTCATACCTATATCTAATTGGCACAACCTTTTATGCCAACTCAGTAACTTAGGCAAGGTTATTTTTGAAGATAGCTCTTGTAGTTTTGTTAGGAAATACGGATGGGCATTTAACTGACCTGCAAGTTCTTTGATTTCCCCTCCACGAGCCATGAATGATTTTATATATATAACTTTCTCAACAGCTTCCAAAAAGAAAGCCAAGATTTGCAATGGAGGTATTTCTTGATGTTCTAGATTAAGAAAAGTCTTGAGTGTGGTTTCTCTTTTTCTGAGGAAATCATTAAATAAATCTAGAGTTGTCTTTTTCTTTGGGTTGCCAATCCACTTGAGATCCTTTTGTAGAATCTTACCAGCAGTTTTGAAATGATTCCCCAACTTGACTAATTCAGAGTGTGTTTGATAGAGATCTCCCCTATCCAGACGTTCTGCTAAATACATATATTCATCTTCAGATAACGAGATACCAAATTCCTTCAAGACACCTCTAATGAATACTACAAATCTTTCTTCATTGAGGTCATTGCATTTGAATGTATTTTCTTGAGGTACTTTTTCTGGTATGTGTTCGAGATACCCCCTGTTAGTCACAGCCCAAACAATGTGATGATTTTCCAACTTTATTTTCTTGAGCACGTCGTAACTTATCTTACGGACATCACAAAAAATTATGATCTTCTTGAGAGGACTGCTTTTGATTAGGAAATAGATCTCATTAGGGTCCTCTTTTTGGATAACTGTGTCAATACCGGTACGATCTTGGATCATCTCCAAGATTTTCATTCTCAAGAATTCGTTTGTACCTATCAGACACCAATGCATTATTTTCTCAGCTCTATCTTTGCATCTACCACAGCTTGAAAGAAATGATGCCAAGCTCTAACACTAGGGTATCTCTTCATAGTCTGGTAGAATTGATTTAAATGGTTATAGATAACGAGTAGGTCTTGACTACCTCTTTTCTCTTCTATCAATGAAAGTCTTTCTTGGACATATGGAGAGGATTCTGTGAAATGAAGATGCAGTACAAACAACACCCAATGGATTAAATCTCCAAGATCTGTCTCTCGTACTTTAAGAAGATTCAGTAACGTCTCTTTTTCAAAAAAACTCTCTATGAACAATATAGCTCTTTCCTGTTCCACACGACTTTTGTTAAGTTGGAACAGTGGTATTCCACCATACTCTGCTTCTGATGTTGGTGGTATATAAATTTCCCAGCATCGAGATCGAAGAGTGGGGATAACTTCTGTGTGGTAAGGAGTGAGGAAAAGAAACAGATTGTAAGGCTTTACATCCTCTACTATTTTCAAAAAAACATCGCTTCCCTCAGGGGTGATTTTATCAGCTTGGTCTATGACAATAGCTCTGACTTTAGAGGCTAGTGGTGGCTTACTGACAGCAGCAGAAATCTCTCGAATATCATTTACACCCCAAGACTTCTTTTCTAATTCATAGAGAATGTAATCTTCTCTAGGTATTGATATGCAAGAAGCACATTCACATTTTGAACTTTGATTACCTTCACAATTGGCATATTTGAATATGAGCCTGGAGAAAAGTTGCTTCCCCATGCCTTCTTCACCAGTGAGAATAAGAGGATGAAAGGTGCCTTCTCTGACATAACTTGTCAGAAATGCTCGGACACCATCTCTTTCCCAAATCTCACCAAACATATATACCTCCTCTTCACTGTATGAAGAGACTCTACCAATGAGCTTAAATTATTTCTAAACGCTCAGCTAAATTCTTTGTCTTTGGAGCAAAATAGTTGAAGAATCGTTTCTTTTCGGCAGGATTCCTCAAGACATAGGAAGGATGATACATAATGAAGACATGAAATCTCCCAGCTCTATAAATTTTGCCAGCTATATGTGTAATTTTTTGTTTCTCTTTAAATTGCATCAAAGTCTGGACTACATCTGATCCCATAAGGATCAGAATCTTTGCCTTGTCAAAAAATTCCAGTTCTTTTCGGAGATGTACTTTACAGGACTCAATCTCTGTCTGAGTAGGAGGTCGATTTCCAGGAGTGAAACATTTTACCATATTCACTATCCCAACTTGGTTTCTTTTGTAACCAACCTTCCCCATCCACTCATTCAGAAGCTGCCCAGAACGTCCCACAAAGGGCCTGGTGAAACGATCTTCATCGTTACCAGGGTTACGACCCACAAAAATGATTTTGGCATCCTGAGGGCCTTCTCCTCGAACAGGACTAACCACGTCTTGATAAAGTGGACAGAGCTGACAAGAAGCTATCTCTGTGGCAATAGAACTATCTTGGATCAGAGGTGTGTCCATGCACACTCCCATCCTTTAGGTTTCAGAGTAGCTCTCTGCACGAATCCTTTTTGACTGATTTCATTTGAAATCTTCTCAACATAGAATGGACCTTTAACTTCTGCTATTCGATGTCTAGGTGGGGAACCATCATCTGGCTGATATTGTGATTTGAAAGAAAACCCATCTTCAAAATGAATCAACCATTTGGGTCTAAGAGAATCTGTCTTTGTTTCTACTTCTAAATTCAGGTCAGGTATCACATAAATTGTCTTCAAGATACATCTCTCCCTTTAGGAACGGGAGGAATTCTTGAAGAATTTGAGAGATCTCGTTCCCCTCAACCCCTTCCTAAATGTCATGCTAGCTGAAGTTATCCAGCTAGACGAACACTCATAAGTGTTCGGGTTTCATATTGTTTTTTATACCATCGTCGTTATATATGCTCTCTTTTCTGTTCCTTCCAGTGGTGTTTTTGTTTTCAAGGCTTCTGTTGTTGTTGGCTGCCCAAATTTCTGCTCGGATGTGCCTCTCATGAACTTATAAGAGGGAAGAGACATACTTGGCCCGACTCCAACCAGCGAAATGCTGGGGCTAGTAAGGGCTGAGAGCCCACCGGTAGGCCGGTGGCAGCAAACAGCAGGGCATCTCCCAGACCATCGGGACGTAAATCTAACCTTCCCTGGTACTAGTAGGCCAGTAGTCAGGGCATTTTTACGTTGATGGCAGATAAACTGGAAGTTTGGACATGAAACTCTTGACTTGCTAGAAGACTGTTTACCCTCAGCGGTAAGATTCAAACGACCTTTTTTCACTTTTTGAATCCCCTCCTAATCAAGCCAATTAAGGGCATTATACGGATTCAAACTCCTTTGTCTACAAAAAAGATCTCATACAATTCCAGTAACTTACAACACTGGGTCTCATAACTCCCTGAACATACAACTAAAAAATTTCCCGCTTCCTACCCATTTTTTTTCATTTCTTCTCCTCACCATATGTTGCCATACAGATCTTTTCGTGTACTCCCCCTTCTTCATTTATATATACTCTCTTTTCTTTTCCTCTTGTAGGTAGAAGTTAAGATCAGATCTATTTATATATATTATTATGGAGATCCAAAAATTGGAGGTAAGGAAAGTTACCTGTGTTGCAGGTAGGGAGATTTTGGGATCTGAAAAGTTACCATACATGTATTGTAAGTGTAGAGATGAGATCCAAAAAATTGAGACCTGGATTTGTGGGTGGGGGGATGTTGATTGATCTGTTTGTATTGTTAGTGTATATATGAGTGAAGAGGAGGATGATATGTCGCTTAGTGGTAATTTCCCGGAAAATGGTACCAGTGTCTCAACTGAAGAGGTGGAGATTTGGAGGGAGGATATCCCTGAAGGCAATTATTGGATTCAGGAGGGGAGGAATTATCTGAGGACTCTGACCAAGGATGATGTTATATGGATGTTGCAGAGGATTCCAAAAGCTAGGAAAGATTATTTGGAAGCTGTGAATCCAGAAAGGGAGGATTATGTACGTCTTGCTAATGTGCCTCTGGTCAACCACTATGATCCTGACAAAATGAATAAGGGTCTTAACAGGACTCCACAGTCTATTGAATTCCTCTGGAAGGAGTGCAAAGGTGTATGGCCCAGACACAGACATTGATTCTTATATGTGTGGGTGGGATTTTGTTTTTTTGTCTTGCCTGTATAGTTGTATTCGTATATGGGTTTAAGAGAGGATTTCGATATTTTTATCGGTGTGTGAATGAAGAGAAGGACATAAAGATATATCTCTCGTTGTCAGAGATACTTGGAGATGTTATGAGGATAAAAAACCGTAAAGAGCCAGATAAGGTGAAGCAACAAAGGTTTTGGAAGGATTTGTGGGGGAAAGCATGTGACCGTGCTAGAACAGTAGAAGATTCAAGATTAGCTGTGTTGGAACGTTATAGTAAGGAGCCAGAGAAAATCCTACGGAAATTTAATATCATCTCTCAGGCCGATATAGATAGGGAATTTGGTCAATGAAAATTGTACGTTATTACCAGCGTCGAATGTCTTTTGATGTCTCTCCCATTGAAGTTGAAGACCCTCTCCAGGTCACTTGGCTCACAGCTCCAGGCATTCTCGATTCTGAAATTAAAAATCTTGTAGAGGCAATTGATTTGGAAGGAAAGGTATGGGCTCATACCAGTGACATCGATTTTGTGGCTATGGAGAATGGTGATTTGTTCTATATGGTGCAGGTCCCAGGTCTTTATGGGTCTGTGAATGTAGAGTCTCTGAAAATACCTTTTTTCCTTTTCCCAATACGATCTCAAGAGAGTTCTTTTTTCATTCATGTTTACACTGAACAAGACATGGCTTCATTGGAGCCATTTTTTAACGATGGGTTCTTTATCACTTCCAGAAAAGGTCTTCAGGTCTGTTATCTAGAACCAGTCCCTGAATCGTTGAAGGAATTGACTTTGAAACATTATTGTGGCCCATCACAGGAGGAGTAATGCGTCCAGCACCTACTAATCTAAGGCTATACCCTAAAGTGAAGGATGTGAACATAGCTCTACATGCTTATTGTACCGGATGTGAAGTGGGTGTGGCATATCAGGATAGAGAAAATCAATTAAAGGACATGAAGCACCCAACAGGTGCAGTTCTTCTTGGTGAAGATGGAGACAATATCTTAAATGATCCTACCTTGAACGAATTGAAAATGGTTTGCGACCGTTGTCTTAAATCACATTACCCTGAATTGCTGATTGCTATCCAAAACCAAATCAGTCCTTGGGAACGATGAAGATCTTTGAAGTCAAAATTAATGAAGATTCCTTCCAGGTCAAGGCTAAGGAAATTTTCACAGCCACCAAAAGAGCTGTTGATCTCTATCATGACCAAAGGAAGAAGTTGGGTCGTAGGAAAAGAATACCCAAACATATAGAACTATTCATTTCAGTCAGACATACTATCTCATAGTCTCACTAAACTATTTATTAAAATCTAAAAGTGGATATTGTTGTTTGTTCACGGAGACACTTATGCCTAGAACTAAGGATAGATACAAATCTGAAGAGAAAGAGACAGAGAGGTTGGTACGGAAGGCTCCTAAGAAGCGTCCTCCTCGTAAAGATCGTAGACGAGAGCGTGTGAATGAGTCAGATCCCGATTTGAGTAGTTCTGATCCTGACATGTCAATGAATTACAAGCAAATTGGTGGTTCTCTTCACAAGCTATCAGAAGATATGAGTCATTTATCTAGAAAAATCTCCAGCCTTTTCCCAGAATTTTCAGATGATTTGTCTGAGATTACTTACCGTATCGAGAGACTAGCAAAAGAAGATTGTTCTCTGGTGCAGGCTGGGATGTTTAGAGGACTTCCCAAACAAGAGGCTCGTAAAGTTGCAAGCAACATGTTGGGTAGGCTGAGTGCTATCTCACATTATGCTGAAGTGAAAAGAGAAGCTATTGATTTGAAAAAAACTATAGAGAGGGACCTTGAGTTTGCTTCTCCCTCAACCAGAGAACTTTAATGACTTCTATCTCGACAATAGTCTATACCTGCTTGTGTGAAGGTTGTGGTGTGGATGACATCCAGGGAGAACTGTATGATAAGATAGGTCATCTCTATCATAGAGATGATGTGATCAAGATTTCGAAACGAATTCTTGGCTTAGATAATGAATCTAGACTTATAGAGTTCAGAGATGAGCTTATTTCTGAGGGTGTTACATTTTTTGATGTTGTGTTTTCTGGTCTTGCTCGTATCGAGAACATAAAGAAATTTGATCCTGAAGTGACACCTGATGCAACAGGTTTTGTAGACCGTTTAATTCAAGGCCCAAGACTAGATGCTTTACACCATATCTTAGATGTTCTGAAACGCTATAAGTATGACCTATACTTGAAATACACCAAAGATTCAGTCAATGCTATGGTGTCCATTGTGGAGTCATATATATCTTGGCTTACAGACATTCATGTACTGATACAGCATCTCTTCATCCAGTATTTGGATGAGGAAATTGATCTAGATAACCTTGAGGAAGATTTGAATGGCTTTTTCAAAACATTAGAGGAAAAGTGGTTCGATAGTCTCGGTTCAAGTTTTAACCTCATATAGGATAGGAAGATGGGTTTTTTAAAATATGCTGATGCTACAGTTTTAGTCCCTTCCATTGATATCGAGGACTGGTTTAGGGCAAAGAATCCTAAGTTCTCAGCTCGTACAGCTAATAAAGCAGAGAGTATCCTGGAAGAGTTTGATCCCAAAGAATACTTATTGTCTCATTGCACAATTATTGCTTCTGTAGATACTGAGGCACCTGCCAATAGCAAGCTAGGTAAAATCAAGGTTGATGGTTTTGTTGTGGATCGTCAATATCCAGATTTCTATGTCACTGCTGATACATCAGTCTATATAAATGGTAATGCCGATTGTTGGGAACGTAATCTGCTTGTAGCTTCTTACCCTACTTTTGTTGGTGGTGAGAATTATGTAGAACATGTTCAGATCCCAAGTTTGAGCAAAGGGAAGGTTATTGATGCTGTAGCTCGTGACCTTGGTGATACCATATATATAGACATCTTGGTTGCTACTCATAAGAAACATAAAGACTTGATCCAGGATATTCTCCGTAAAAAGATTACAACATTATCTATGGGCTGTGAGGTAGTCTTTACTATATGTACCAAATGTGGGAATGTGGCATTTGATGAAACGCAGCTTTGCCCTCATATTAAATACGAGAAGGGTTCTACATTTATAGATCCTGATGGAAGAGAGCGTATCGTAGCAGAACTGTGTGGGCATAAAGATGTGCCTGATTCAGTTATATTTATAGAAGCTAGTTGGGTGAAAGATCCTGCATTTACGGGAGCAGTGCTTCATTCTATATTGAACCCTAATATCATAGATCTAGAGAAAATCTCAGGTCTACTCAAGAATGCTTATGAGTCAAGACGTGAATCTGTTGAAAATGATAATCTTCGACGGGTAGCTTCTAGGATTGTTTTAGCCCAACCCCCAGAAGATGAAGAACCTGCTGAAGATGAAGCTGAGGATGCTCCTGAGGAGGGTGGAGAAGAAGGAGGAGAGGGAGACTGGCCAGATGATAGTGAGGGTTGGGATGTTGAGATGGACCCTGTTGATGAAGGTCTGGAAATCCCTGGTGAGGGTGAATTAACAAGTTATACTGACCTCATGGAAGAGGTCAGGTTGAAGCTACTTCAAGATGTTTGGGATACTGTTCTTGAAGAAGCTCTAGAAGAGCCAGAACCCGAGATCACTCAATTTACAGAATTTGAAGATGATACTCTTCTAGAATCAAGAAAAAAGAGACTCTCTAAGAATGTCAACTCAGGTCTAGAAAACTATAGAAAATTTGGATGGCAATCTTTGAAAGATAAATTTTCTAGACTAGAACTTCTTTTGGTGGCTAAGAAGGCTGGAATTGATTTCTCATTTGATGAAGTAAAAACCTTGTTAAAAGTGGGTTCTATATCATCATATGGTGACGATCCTAAAGTTTTCCTGAAAAAATGCCAATATATTTTTAATAAATCTATCTCTAATAGAGAGATCAAGAGATTTATCCTTGGTGGATATATTTTGAGTCTGGCAAAATCTCGTAGTTAAGGAGGCTATTATGGCTAGAAGAAACAATATGAATCGTAGACCTACGTCACGTCGTCGTCGTAGGGCGGATGCGTATGAGATGAATTCGGATCATAGGCAGCCTCCCTATGATGCATACGCTAAGGGTGACCCTGAAGCTTGGGCAGAGGGAAAACACCCTTCAGACCTTTGGTTAGGTGAAGAGCCCAGAGATGAAATCGGTATGGGTCAACCCAAGCCTGATTGGGGACATCATTCTGACGAGAGATGGAATGAGGGTACCTATGACAATCAGAAAAGTGAGCCTGCTATGGAACCCATGATGATGGCAAGAAGGAATAGGAAGTCAAAGGCTGATATCCGAAAGAAGGCTTTCCGTTGTGTGAAGATTGCTAAGCATATGCTTGCTGGTGCTTCTGAGGAAGCAATTGAGGATCAGGCTGTTGAGCTGATGACTCTAAGCAGCAAGGCTATCCTTGCTACTCTTTCCAGGATTCGTAAGAGTTCTGTAGACACTAAGGTTGAGGATACCAAAGAAGCCAAGACCGAGGAATCTAAGGAAAAGAAGGTCAAAGCTGCTCTGACTCCTGATGAAGTCACTACTCTGAAAAGTCTTATGGCTAAGTTAGAGGCATGTGACACCGTGAAGGGTGAGGAAGGTTTGGAGAAAGAAGGTCAGGAAGAGGAAGGTGAAGAAGAGGAAGGTGGGGAAGAAATGGAGATGGGGGAAGTGGGAGAAGAGGGAGAAGAGCTTCTAGATGAAGGTGAAGCTGCTCCAGCTCCTATGCCTGAAGGTGAAGCTGCTCCAGCTCCTATGCCTGAAGGTGAAGCTGCTCCAGCTCTTGAAGATGAAATGCTAGAGGACCTCATGGGTGAGCCTGGTCTTGACGTAGAAATGATGGCTCCTCCAATGATGGAAGAAGAAGTCCTCCCAGAAAAACAGTATGACCAAGTGTTGCAAGGACTCTTTGATGAAGAGACCGGTGAAGTCAAAGCCAAAAAGTCTTCTCGTAAACCAGTCAAGAAGTTGGGTGGTTCTGTGAAGGTGGCTTCTAAGGATAAAGGTGGATCTGATCTATCGACTCTTTGGCACTCTGATCCTGATGTATCAGATGTTTTCAAAGATTAATGTGATGTAATTGACGAAGAAGATGAAGAAACGTCAACCCTAAAGGAGGTATGAACATGCCAGCAGGATTGCAGGGACAAAGCTCCCAGGATTTCGTGGCAGGCCCCTCAGCTCTGAGGATCTTGCATCTCGGAATCCGAAACAATGTTGGTGAGCTATGTGCAGATGCCTTCACTCAAAACAACCCGTCTGTGGAAACCGGAGATCCGTCAACGACTCTGACCGGTAACACTAAACGGGGTGTCCTGGGTGGGAGTGTGTGTGTAGCTCGTGGTGATGCCGGTAATGGCCAAGTTGGTGGACCCCCGGCTGTCCCAGATGCTGATAACAAGCCACTGGGTATTTTCATTAACGATGCAGAAGGCAATGCTTTCGAGAATGCCCCTGCACCGGCTAGTGGAAAGGGTCCATATGTAAGTGGCCAGGGTAGTTATGGGGTTCGTATTTACGAAACTTCCCAGCAAACTACTACTGGTGGCGGGGCCGTTGGTGATGCATTGACAGCCTACAAGACAGGTCAATCCCTGTATTGTGGTATCAATGGATTGCTGACCAACCGTGCTAACGACTCGATTGAAGTTGCAGCTTCTGGAACGGCTAAGGAAGTGGGTACTGTTATTGTAGCACCCGATTCCTCCTTCCCGGAACTCGTCTTCAATCTGTTACTGTGATGGAGGTGCTGAGATGGCTCAAGTATCAAATGCTATGAAGCAAAAAATCATCTCTGAGTTCATCCGCACCGCTGCTGGTAGGCAAAAGCTGGCTGCTTCCATGATTCAGCCACTGCGTACACGCAGAGATTACAGTGCGGTAGGACGTAAGACTTTCCTCGTTGAATATTTGCCGGATGGAGCTTTGGCTGTATATGATAAAGACCCAGACGTACCGGCTTATGTCGTTGGTGAGGAAGGTGAGAACATTTTGGCTATTGTCAAGACCAGAAGGGTACAGTTCCCTCTGTTTGAAGTAGCCAGTAACCCCGAAATTCCGTTGACCCAGGTCAAGGAGAGACGTTTCGATCTGATCGAACGTGCTCAGGATCTTGCCAAGGCTCAGATTCAGGCTGCTGAAGATGAGCGTGTCTTTGCCATTCTTGATAGCATTGCTGTCAATGGCTATGACAACATTCCTGGTCAGACCAATCCTGATCTGTTGGTGATCGCTCCCATCAACCCAGGCATTCTTGCCGATGCTTTTGGACAGGTTGAAGAGCATGATCTCCGTGTTGCTCGTATCTATATGAACGCTCGTGACTATGCGGATATCCGTAAGTTCGGTCGTGACATCTTGGATATCGAGTCTCAGGGAACTCTGCTCAAAACCGGTATGATGGCTACGTTGTGGGGAGCCAAGATCATCGTCTCCAGGCTTGTTCCTCGTGGTTTCGTGTATATCTGTTGTGAACCCGAACAATTTGGACGTATCCCTGTCCGTACAGAACTGACTGTTCTGTCTGCTGATGATCCAAAGGCTAGGACCATTGGATTCTCAGTATTCGAGAATCTCGGTATCGGTGCGTACAATCCTTGGGGTCTCCAGAGGCTCGTGGTCCAGCGGTAACGGTTTACCCCTAAGAATCCCTTCCTAATTCTTGGGTGAAGAGATGGGTGGGGGGTCGAAAGATCCCCCACCCAGATCTGCTACTCTATATCTATATATTTTTTTCTTGATCTAATACAAATTTTCTGTAATATTGTCTGAGAGTGCTTAATACTTCCATGGAGGATCTAGAAAATGTCAAGAGAAGCGAAATGTTATGTAGCTAAGGTGGGTTTCACTATTGGTGATACTGAACAGAAAATTGAAGCTGGGACTCGAATTGTTTTTGATGGTTATAGAGCTGAGATTGAAGGGGAACCTGCTGTAGTTCTTCCTAGACTCAAGACTGTCATTAAAGCAGGATGGTTAGCTCCAGAAGGTGGTTCAGAACCTAGTTATCATCCACAGTCTGCTGATATGCAAGTTTCAGCAGCCACCCCTAATAAAAAAGATTCTAAGTTTCAAACTGTAGTTTCTGCGGTTGATGAACAAATTGTTGGTTCATTTAGAAACCGACAAGCATTACATGACAGAGCTAAAGAGCAAGCTACTGGTAGAGATCCTGTTGGTATAGAAGTTGATGAAGAAATGGGTGAGATTGCTCAGGTACGTACTATTGGCAAGAGAAATGTGGGTCGTGAAGGAGAGGTAACAGGTCGTACCTTGGTAGCTAAAGAGACTTTATCTGCTGTCAATAGAGAGATCAAGGACATTGAAGATGTTCAAGGTGAAGCCAAGACAACTTCAGTGATGCAGGAAGGGATCGTTTTTAAGCAAGAAAACATATCACCAAAAGCTGCTGGGGCACGAGAGACTGATGGTAAACAGAGTCAAATGATTGCCACTTCTGAAGATGCTATTGAGGTAGGTAGTGTTCATGACCGTAACCGTGAAGTCAATGTTGAAGTAGAAGTTGATTCAGATGATTCTGATGATACCCCTCGTCGAGGGAGAAAGCCCAAGATAGATGATATGCTTGTGGCCACAGTCAAAAAGATGTGTCCTGAATTCCCAGAATCTTGGGATTTTTATGCATCTACAAAAGATAAGACCGAAAGTATCAAAGAATTCTCAGAGAAACCTGATATCATCAGGGCTATCTTTTTGGCTGAGACTGATACTTTCAAGCGTGTAATTCGACAGTCTTATCCAGAAGCACTCAGTTGATCCTCTCCTTGTTTTCCTTTTATTTTATTCTATAACAGAACTGTGATGAGGTTTCCATGTGGGAATATGATTACGAGTATCCTTCTGGTTATAGAACATTAGTAGCCCCTCCTGATTCTGACAGATCTAATGGGGGTGAAGGTGATATACTAGACATAGAGGATATGTATCGTAAACCAAAGCATTTTGATACTGTTGTGGAAAAAGATATGAGAGGTGAATTAAGTTTTTACCCAGGGCAAGGAGCGTATGAAGACCCTGTTATTATAGAACTTGATTCAGAGGAATATCGTGATCATCTCATAGCAAATGCTGTAGTATCTAGATTTTTGTGTGAGACCTCTCCTTTAATATTGAGTCCTAAATATCATTCAAGTAGAATTGCTGTGACCATGAAAGATATTGAGGGGCGGTTGTCTAGGGATGTGAAAAACAAGGCTAGGAGTTGTCGTACCAGATTACGCAGATCTATGCCTAAAAACAATAGATATACTTTTGAGGTACAATCAAGAGGTGGTCAGGGTACTCATGTAGTGACTGTGAAGGCTGAAGCAAAAGATAGAAGGATCAAAAATCTAGATAAAGCTGACCTTAAATTGTCTTGTTCTTGTCCATTTTGGATCTATTATGGGCCAGAGTACCATGCTCGAAGAGGTGGTTATTTAGATGGCAATTCAAAAGGAACTGCAACACCTCCTCGTATCAGAGATCCAAAGGGTAACAATTTGGTGTGTAAGCATGTTTATGCTGTGTTTGACTTAGTGAAAAATTATTCATATAGGTGGTGACCTATGATCTATACTTTTGAATGTGAATGTGGGGAAATGACAAAGAAGAATCTTTCCGTTGAAGAAAGAGATTCTGAAATATTATGTAGCTGTGGGAATCAGATGGATCGAGTCTTTAACCCTGGCTCAGTGAATTTTTCGTTGAAAGGTTGGGGTTGGACCGGCAGGGATTGGAAAGAGAAAAGGGCACGGGAGCAACGATCTGTGGATATGGCTCTCAAACAAAATGAGAGGTATGGAGAAGGGGCAAAGTTGGTTCCTAATTATAAAGGGCAAAAGGCTGATTCTTGGGAACAGGTGAGAGATCAAGCAGTCATGGAGAAGGGTTCTCAGGTTGCAGCTCAGTATCAACCTTTGATTGAAAAAGAACGGTCTGGTCCAAGATCAAAAAATGAGGTTATTGACAAGACCGTTAAAGACATGAGGAGTTAGAAATGCCATTCCGACATATGATTAGCATAAGGAAAAGAGCGAAAGACCTTGTTGATATATTGATTGATAATCAAGAAGGGAATCCTTCTTTTACTTTAGAATTTTGTCAAGAGCTTCAAGGATCGTATGGGGATACTATCCAAATACCACAGTTTACTGGTGGAAAGTCAGATTCAATTACTCATGCAGTGGCTTATACTGGTCATGGTCTTCCAAAAAATGTAACACGTTTTATTTTCAATCCTGCTGATGTTTCAATGGATGATGAATCAGTATTTTGGATTGAGTTGACTGTAGATGGTGGTCCTGCCGCTGGTACTCAGCTTCCATTTCCAATCATTTCCCCTATTTATAGAGATCGGTCAAATTTCATTGTGGAAGGTACCGCTCCTACTGGTGGTATAGAAGTTTTATTGCCATGTGTTTCTGATGAGATCTTCATCCAAAACACAGGTCTCACACCACAAATGTTTGTGAAATATGAAGAAAATGGTGGTGAATTTGTTGTTCCAGCTCTAGGTGCAAATGAGCCCCCAGCTTATCCTGAGAAAAATATTTCTAGAGTTTTCATGCGTGGTGATGGTGCTACAGCTAGTTTTACATTAAAAGCTAATCTGAATCACGCTCCTTCATATTGGTAATCTACTTTTTCCATTATGCTTTTATAACATCCCTATTTAGAGTGGATTTGTGTGTCCACTCTAGGAGGAAAGAAATGTTATGCCTCTTTGTCGAGTCGGATCTGCCCTTAATACGGATAGGTTCAAATATGGCATTCCATTAATTGGTGATGTGAATGGAGTTAATGTGATGTATCTAACACCAGATGTATTTGAGCCAACTTCATTAAGGGTACACTATAATGGTCAAAAACTTCATGAAGGAGCTGTTGAAGATTACACTATCTCTGAAAGTGGTGGGGTAGGTACAGGTTATGATACTGTGACTTTGAACTTTGCTCCTTTTGGAGATGACAGAGTAACTGCAAATTATATAACTGCTATTTAGCGTTGGTTAAAAAACTTTTTTTGGAGGTTTAGAAATGGGTAGAACATATATCAGGCAAGTCACTCAGATCAATCCATCTGATACCTATGATGATACTATTGCTCCAGGATCAACTTTGGAGACAAACCCAAGTAACATTGAGGATGATCTGAATGGTCTTCGTTCTATGCTCAAGAGAGTCTTGTATTACACAGAGAGTGGTAATTGGTATGATGAAGTGCCAACAATAAATACCAAGACCAGAGGTATATACCAAATTGCCACACATCTTGATGCTTTAGAGGAACACAAGTTCCTCTTTAGAGCACAGGTGCTTACTGACATTACTGTCCCTGCAAGTGTTGTTCCTACAGGTTCTATTACTACAGTAGCAAAAGCTAATCTTTCTGATGGTGAAACTTTTGTTATTAGTGATGGTACTAATCCTGCTGTGACATTCTACTTTGATGTTACTGGCACATACACTCCAGGAAGTGGTTATGATGCAACTAACATTCGAGTAAATGTAAGTGGTGACACTACAGCAGATGATGTTCGAGATACTTGCATTGCAGCTATTGATGGTGTTGGTGCTGGACTCTTGGTAGATGCTTCAAATGGTGGTGCTGCTACTGTAACCCTTACACATGATCAGGGTGGTAGTGCTGGTAACCAGACAGTTACTGAAACAGTTTCAGATGCTGGTTTTGCAGTTTCAGGGCTTACTGGTGGTGCTGGTGATCATGTTACTTTGAGCCAGGCTAGTAGTGAAACACCTACTGAGACAGCGGCTGTCAATGCAGGAACTGCAAATGGTTGTGTTGTTGCTACATTATCTGGTGATGTTGGAAGCCATGACCTTGCTGAAGTCTCTGGTGTTAATACTATCAACCCCAAAAACTTAGTAGTTATCAGGGACGCTACTACTGGAGACCCAATTCTTTCTAATCAAAAAGAAATTCTTGGGTTGTTGCAAACTGAAACTGGGGTTACAGATGGTACTGCCTTTAATGACAGTACAGCACAGGTACAGATTTCATTTGTAGTTGAGAATGGTACTGCTGATGATCTTATCCCTTGTGATGCTGCTGATATTGGTGGTAAATCTGTTAATTACAGTTATGTACGTCGATTGAATCTTGATTCTTTGCCAGAACAAGCATTCTTAACAGGTGTGTTTACAGATGTAAGTGCCTCTGTTGATGTTACTCTTGATAATGCTATTGACAATCAAGCTGGACCAGCAACACAGATTCAGAATATTGATTGGCGTATCTCTGATACTTATACTCTTGATTTCCAAACCAGTGACGGTGGTGTAGACCTTTTGAGTATTAAGCCTAATGCTGCTGGTGATGAAATTGAGTTAAATGTAGATGACCTTGATATAAACAATGTCAACACAGCCGACTTTGCACAAGGAGCTGCATTTGACACTGGTGGCACCACTATCAATGTAGGTGATACCGCTGGTCAGATTGATTCTGCTGCTGGTCTGACTCTGGCTTCAGGTGGTGCTGGAGATGTCAAACTTGATTCTGTGAATGAGATCCTTTTTGATGATGGGTATCGTTCAGGATCTACATTCAGTGTGGATCTTAAATTGGCTGCAAATTCTACTGAATGGGATAATTACGAAACAGCTTTTGGTGAAGTGTCATTGCTGAATGCTATTGTTCAAGCTTCTACAGCAGCAGATACTGAGAAGACTGTTGCAGTAGTTACAGCAGCTACGATTGCTGCTAATACAAATGTGACAGGAGCTGGTGGATCACCAAATATTGATGCTCAACTTTCTGATTATTCAACCTATACATTTGTAACCGATGTTGATATATATTTGAATGGTGTGCTGATGCGTAATGGTGCTGATGCAGCAGCAAATCATGATGTATACCCAGGTGATGCACCAGCTAATGGGGATCTGAAATTTGAGTTTGCATTGACAGGTTCTCCTGGTAATCCTGATGTTATCACAATGATTATCAGGTAGTATCAACTAATATATATGTAGCTAAAAACAACTAGAGGAGATGTAGATGAATGTAGAAAAGTCAGAACTGAAGATGTTGATTACCAAAGAGGTTGGTAAGAGACTAAGTGCTCAGGAGGAAGCTGCAAAACAAGAGCTGTATCGTAATGACGGTGCTATTGGTGCTTTGAAGCAAGGTATAGAAAAGTTAGAAAATCATAAGGGATACTATAAGAAGAAGTTAATGGGTGAAGAAATGTCACCTGAAGAGCATACTATGGTGGTGACAGCTATAGATCAGTGTAAAGGTATCCTTACCAATTTGTCAGATGCAGCTTTTATCAATAAACAGATTAAACAGGGAGAAGTGTTAGCCTTTGGTAAAAGTGAGAATATTCTTTCTTCAATGCATGAAGAAGAACGGGCAAAATTAGAAACTCTCTATAAAGCCATCGAAGATGGTACTATAACTCCAGATAGTGATGGTTCTGTGCGTCCTTCTTTACAAGCTGCACGAGGGAAATCAGTGGTGGCTGACCTCAATGAGCGTAGAGCCAAAGCAGCAAAAGAAAAAGCTGAAAAGAAAGAAGGTGCTGCCAAGAAAGCAACTAAAGCAGCTACTAAGAAAACCGAGGCTTCAAAGAAGCGAGGGAGACCTAAAAAGTCTTAGATAGAATAGGATGAAGGGATATGCCTCGAACTCCAGATAGAGTGTACGGACCTTCACTGGAGGAAGAGACTCGATACGATGAGCAAACTGAAGATCCTACAGAAGAAGGTGCTGTACGATATGTAAGTGGAGCCTTTAAGCTCAAAGACAGCCTGGGTATATACAATCCTCGTACTGGTGGGAGTGGTATAACTGAGGCAGAACATAAAGTTCTAAGGCAGTTAATCCACTTTATAGACAATGGTCCTGCTGAGGGTTTTGTGTCAGGGGCATATAGAGAAATCCTTCCCTCTGCCGATCCTTTTCCCACCTCAGAGATATGGTGGGAATCCTCCTCAAAAACTAAGAAGATAGTTGAACTTACCATTACTCGAAATGCTAATAAAATACCAACTGCTGAGGAGTGGAAAGTATATGATACTGATGGTTCTACAGTATTGGCTACTGTAACAGATACTATATCGTATACTGGTATTTTTGAGACTTCCAGAACGAGGGCAATAACATGAGTCGTAGCCCTGCTGTGATATTATATGATAGTGCTGCTCATCCAGTAGGGGTTGAGTTGGATGGTTCAATTTATCGCCTTCAGACCCAAACCAAATTAGCTACAGGTCATGGTTTAGCGACAGAAGCTAAACAAGATGTTTTGGAAGCCTCTCTCACGTCAATTGAAGGGGATACCGATAATCTTGACGTAGCTCTTTCATCTCGTGCCTCAGAATCAACTGCTGACCTGATTCGAGCAAAGACAGATAATCTTGATGTAGCATTATCTACACGTACAAAGCCGAGTGACCTCCAAAAAACAGTGTTGCATGATGGGTCCGGTAATCCTGTCGGTATCATTCTTGATGGTGCTGTATATCGTTTGCAATCAGAATCAAAAATAGCAAAAGGATCTTCTGATTTAGTGTCTCTAGATGCCATTGACACAATCAGTGGGCAGGGTAGGCTGAAAGCAACATTGTATTCACTCGGAGGTGAGCCCATAGCGTTCACTTCTGCACCACCAGACCCATCCTCAATCAGAAATTCATATGTGCTTAACGGAAGCAATGATTCGTTGCTAGTGGATGGGAGTGTTACACCTGTTGAATTTACATATGAAGCAGATTCAACATATGATATTTCTCTGCAAGAGATGAAACTCACCATAGCATCAAATTCTATTACCTTCGGCAATGGTTACTTTGGTGCTGTATCAGGACCATTGACCAATGGTGTATTGGTTCAAATAACAGCAGGTGGTAATACTGGGACAGTGATCAATATACAGCAGAATGAGGGTTTTGTGAATTTTGCATCCCCCGGTGGTTTTCAATGGGTCGTGAGCAGTAAAGATTTGCTGTCTACAACCTGGTTAATTGGTGGGGGGTTGAGGTTATATGCAGGAACATCGGATAGAGTTTCTGTTACGGTAAGAGATGATATTGATTCTGCTGGGGTGTATTTTAGATGTTTTGTTAAGGGTAATTTACTTCCATCAGTGTGAGATAGTAATGCCGATTAATACTGTTGTGATTAACAATTTGAATCTTGAGCGTTCTAAGTTCAAACGTCTCGATAATGGCTCCGAAGAGATGGCTATTAATGGTGCTGCTCAAGGTACACCTACAGTAATTTGGAATGGAACTGGTGCTGGAGATACTGGTGGTGATTGGGATCACGAGGCACAAGGAACAGAAACAGCAGAGTCAAAATATTCTGGGACAAATGGTCTTGATAGTGGTGAAAGGTCAGCCGGACAAGAGACAAGATTTGATTATGGGGAGAATCAAGACATAGCTGGGACATATGATACCTTGACTTTCTGGATGCAGCCCAAAGCCTATCCTGTAGGTTCAAATTTCAAGATTCTATTTAGAACCAGTGGGGGTTCTAATCCTGGTAATGTCCTTTATGTTGCTGATTATATTGATAACTTTGATCTGGATATTTGGCAGCAAGTTAATATTCCAATAGCAGATTTTGATCTCGTAAATGATGTTGCTAAGTTAGTTTTCATTTATGCCTCTCAAGGTGGTCAGCATTTCTGGTTTGATGATATTGAGCTGAATAGTAGTGGTGGGGGAGGTCCTTATACGTTCAGAATCTCAGCACCTAGCACAGAAATATATCATGTAGATTCAATGAAACTTATCGTGGTTTCTGGTACTTCTGGCTGGAATTCAAATTCTTTTGCAGATATTACAAGTGGTTTAGCAAATGGTGTTTTGATTCGACATCTAGATACTGAACCAGAAGAAGACCAAACTTTGTGGTCTTTCACTATGAAGACGAATGTAGACCTTTTTGGGTATCTACGTCCAGTAGATGATATGGTATTTTCGGATAATACTCAGATGTTTGTTTTTCTGCTAAAACCCGAGATAGCTACAGTGCATATAACTGATAAAAAAGTTCTTGATATTGTGATTCGAGACAATCTTTCAAGTTTAACTAAGATGAGAGCTTTTCTTCATTATGGTGTGGAGGTGATTGAATGATAGATCTCAGAAATCCTCCACGGTTTTCAGATGGGAAACCACATTACGTCCCAGATATCTTTCCGTCTGGGATGGTAAGTAATTATACTGGTGTAAGTGATGATGTGTCTAATGGAGTGAAATTTGCTGGTACTGAATTCTCAAAAGCATATGTTATGGGTGGTAGTGACAGCATTGAGTTTCAATTCATTGAATGGTCTTACCTAGCTGGTGGTATGGTTTTCTATGATGGTGGTAAGCCAGGTGATAAGGTCTCATTTAGTATTTATGCTCCAGCTACTGTAGGGACTTCTAATCCAGGAGCCGGTAATTATTTGAAATATGAGATAGCTCCAAATACACATGTTTATATACCATATCCCAATGGTGGTTGGGATTTGGATCTGTCTGAAAAATTAAATGGTAATGTAACTTTTACTAAAGTGGTTCCAGTACCAGCTCCTGGTAATAATACAGGATGGTTTGATTGGGACCCAGATACAGAAACAGTATCAATTAATGTAACTGGAAAAGGAGGGTATAATCTGATTGATCAGCCTATATCATTAGCTACTTTTGTATCAAAAATACCTTTAATTGGAAATGGTGAAGTGCCTCTTGTTATTCCGGCTGTTAAGCCTATGCGGGTACTTGCTCATTGGATACATAAAGTTGTGATAGTCAATAATTCAGATAAGGCTCTTGATGTAGGTTGGATTTTGTATCTGGGTAAGAAAAATGCCGTATAGGAGTTTGGTATGGAACAACATGTTGATATCTTTTTTACGTGTAGTAGTGCCTGGTATAGTCGTCTTTTAAGATGGGCTGAAAAGAGTAAGGTAAGTCACACCGGGTTGGAGTATAACAATCTTTCATTTGAAGGTGATAGCTGGACCTTAGAGTCAAGTGCTGGTGGTGTTGAGACGTTTCCTACAAAGAAAAGACCCCAAAATGTAACTCACCGTTTTCGATGTCAATCATCTAACATTTCATCAGCTTTGAAGGAGATTTCTGAACTTGTTACATCTCCTTATGATTGGAAAAGTGCCTTTTTCATTGGGCTGGTGTTCATTGTTTGGAAGTTGTTAAAAGTGAAAATCAAACGACCTTTCAATAATTCTAGAGGTCAGGTTTGTTCAGAAATGGTCTCTAGATTTCTGAAAGTTTTGGGAAGTCCTGGTATTGATAATTTCGATTTTGAATCTGTGACACCTCAAATGCTTCTTAGTTATTGTCGAAATCGACCAGAGCTTTTTGTTGAAGTCGATATAGGAGGTGCATTATGAGTATAATACAATGGTGGGTGTCTAGATTTAAGTGGGAGCCAGATAATTGGTGGTGGGAACAGATCAATATGAAAGAGGCTTGGGGTTGGGTAGGTCTTGAAGATAAGTTACCAGCTTGGACTTTTGTTATACCTGACAAATTGTCCCATTTTTTAACATGTTTTCTATTGACATGGCTATTTTTTAGGTTAGGATTAAATAGACATTGGGCAGCCTTTTTGGGTTGGTTCATAATGATGGGACCATGGGAAATTCTTCTTGATGGTTGTTTTAGGCATGGTGCTTCTTGGAAAGATATGATAGCTAATACGTTAGGTACAATTTTGTGCTGGTGGTGGTTAGCTAGTTATGGTAATGTAGGTCAGTCCCAGTTGTGATTTTATGTAACTAATAGGAGGAAGATATGAAAGTTGAGATGACAAGAAAGGAGTTGATTTCTTTCAATGATACTCTGAAGGCTTTAGCTAGGATCAGAGAAACTAGATTTGCTTATGTCATTGCAAAGAATAAACGTACCATCAAGGATGAACTTGACGCTCTAGAAGAAGCAAGACAAGCTCCAGATGGCTATGAAGAATACGAAAAGCAACGAGTTAGATTGGTCACAAAACATGCAGTGAAAGATCCAGATGGTAATCCAATCTTCCTTCCTAATGGTGCTACTAGAATCAGAAATGAAATTGAGTTCGAAGCTGAATTCAATAAGCTCCGAGAAGAACATCGTGAGGCAGTTGAGTTAGGTGAAGCTAAAGAAAAGGAACTTCAAGAATTTCTGAAAGAGAAGATTTCATTCGATTTACATGCTGTTGATGTTAAGTATCTTCCAAAAGATCTAAGTTCTGATGAGATGGAAACATTGATGCCCATCATTGATGGGAATCTAGATGATTTGTTTTTAGACCCTGACCCATCTTAAACATAGATATCTCTATAAATAAATCTTCAAATTATATATTTATTTTTCCTGTCTATTGATGGTCATGTTGCGCTATAATTGACAGAGGAGGGTTGTATAGTCTATGCCCGTTGAAACAATTAAACAATTTGCTCAATACGGTGGTTATATTGGTTTATTGACTGCTGTGATGGTCGTAGGTCTTGGTTTTGCTGTGATGTATCTTTGGAGGTATATACAAAAATTGATGGTTCAGATCAATACTACCCAAGAAGAACATCAAAAGACATTAACATCTCTTCAAGAGGAGTATCAGAAAACCATCACATCTATACAAGAGAAATACCAGGTAACATTGACTGATCTACAAGATAAGCGTGTAGAAGAATCCAAAGAAGTGAGAGAACTTTTGATGGATTTCTCTAATGAGAATAACACTGTCATCAGGGGTCTCACTGAAGCTATGAATGCTTGGAAAGAGGCTATGGTAGCCAGGAGAAACACTTGATGTGGCCATTCAAGCCAAAAGAGATTGAAGATGATACCAAAGATGGGGAAGTCTCTGTTGAATTTGAATTTGATCTAGAAGAACTTTTTAAAGTTCCAGAAAGCGATGGAGAATCTCATAAGACTGTGACTACATTGATAAAATCACAGAGAGACCGATATCAAGACTTGAAATCTCAACTTCAAGATTTTAAAACTCAGGCCATTAACTTAATGGATGTTCCTGTGAAAGGTGGTAGCAATGAGTGAACCCACAATAAAGGATGTAGCAGACAAATTAGATAGAATCCTTGAATTGATTACTAAGTTAATTGACCCAATGACTAAAACTTTGGATGAAGCTGAGAAAAGTACCAGAGAAATCAATAGATCTACTTTAAGTCGTTACATAGTTCTTGGTGGTATGGCTTTGACAGTCATCGTGATGTGTGGGGCTATGGGCTATGTCTTATGGGAAATGCGGGATGTAGTCAAAAAGCTAGAAGAGCAGCATCTGAAAGTGGGAGTCACTGAAGTACAGGTAGATACTCTTGTGGATCTTGCAAAGAAAAATGCTTCTACACCTGAAATCAGGAAGAAATTAGAGAAAATAACTAGAATTAAAGATGATCCTAGTCCTGAGCAGGTGAAGATGGTGATTAAAGCGGCATCTAGGAAGCCATCTTCTTCTATACAAATAAAAGTGGATAAAGATAAGAATCTTAGTAAGAAACCGTTGGAAAAAGCAGCCTCATCAGAAAAAGAAGATGAGGATGACACGGATTGATTTTATAGAGGATACAGAATAACGATTATCTTTTTATGATTACCTAGAATAGGTCATGATTTAAGAGGAGATGACAATGCTAAGAGTTATTCATAGCCAATCTGAAGAAGGAACCATTATTCTCAGTGATATCGAGGATGGAGTTAGGTTCAATTCTAGACATATCCTTGATGCTTCAAAGAGGGCTTTATTGAAGCAACAGGTTCTGGTTCCATACGAGAATCCAGACGATGCAGCTCAACCTGGATTTGTTGACCTTCAAGAGACTGATAATGTGCTCTTGTCGGCTGACCATGGTTGCATCAAGGGTCTCCAGGACAATGGTTTAGCTACGGTGCAGATTTTCTCAGCCGCTGATCTGACTGCTCCTGCTATTACCACAGCCGATTTGGACAACCCTGGGGCTGGAGACCTTACTGTAACAGGTACTGATTTTCTGAGTATCCCACCAGATGTTTCCAAACTGGTTTTAACTGGCACTGGAGCCGTAGAATTGACTCAGGCTCAAGTAACTGGTGGTGGTGGTACTTGGTCAGATACTTCTATCGTTGTCCCAGCAGCATTGGTTCCAGGCGTTGCTACGGGCACTACTTCAGCTACTGTAAGAGCTGATGGTCAGGATTCGAACACGGTGGCTTTATCATAAGATGATTTGGTATGGACAAAGAATCAATAGGAGAATTTCTAGACCAACATCTGGTGAACTTTCGTGGCAACCAGTGGAGGCCACATTTTATTTTCCCTCAGAATTACTTGAAGTTTCTTCTGAAGGAAATGGAAGCTCATTTCAAGACTATAGATGGACTTGATATTGAGGGCATCACTTGGCAAGCTAAGTTTAGGAAGAAGAAACACGAGATGAAGGTATATTTAGATAAGGCAAAGAGGGCAAGATACTTTGACCATATCGATTTTATGGAAAATATGGACATGTTTTACAGGGAAGCAAGATCATTCATCGAAGCTCTCTGGAAACTTCGTTTGAAAAAGGAGATATAAAGATGGCACGTATTGGAGTTATCAGAACAGATGTGGCACAAGTTCACGTTAGCGATCTTGAGCCAGTTTCCCAGTGGGCTCCCTCAGTAGAACCTTTGGGTCAGGAAAGAGCCATTGCCAGGCCAGTTCCAGGTACTGCTAGCAATTCTCATCAGAGTGTTGAAGAGATCCTAGCCGCAGATTCCAATGGGTTGACTGCTGCTGAAATCACTGCTACAGCTCCCCTTATCATTGCTAGGGGTCTTCCCAGTGGTGGCCCTATCAATGTCAGCAAAACCAATCTTGACTTTGACTATTCAGGCATTGACGCTGCTGCATTCGATTTTGCAGGTGCTAATATGGATGCTGACACAGCAACAGCTTTGGCTGAAGAGCTTGCTCCATCTTTTGTTGAAACCGGTGTGTTCCTTCTTTCTTTTGACCATGGTGTGATTCATGGTTATAGGGACAGTGGTTTCGAGTATGGTGGTACTGCTGGTGCAGCCGTTGGTGTCGTTGATGACGATGGATCTACTGCATTTTCATTACCATAATAGGTAATTTGTAGTTTGGTGTTGTTTACAGCACCAATGTAATGTAACGATCTGTTAGCTTATGGTAATGTGATGAATCATGACAAATCCTCAAATACCCGTGCGGTAAGTGATATATATTTTGCTGCTTTTCTTAGGACATGTGGGTGTATGTTGGAACGTCATGAGAGAAGGGGTAATAGAACCTTGTTTATTTTTGAGGAATCACCTCGATTAGAGGAACTCAAATTGGCTTACTACAATAAGTCAGACGGAACAAAGGTCATTCCATTAGATTTTGCTAACAGCGTAAAGGACCTTAAATCCCTATGTTATATGAGTTGATGAATGTCATATGCTGTGAGGGGAAAGCGTCGTACCTTCTATGTCCTGTTTCTTAGAGAGGAAACAGGAGATCCTTTTGATCCCACCAATCCAGTTATAGAAATATTCCATTACGATGACCTAGATGGAGCTACTGGAACCAATAAGATAGTAGATGTGCCAGCAACTGCTTTGATTTCAGATCCTGAAGTTGGTCATTTTCATTTTGTATGGGCTGTCCCCTATACCAAACCTTTAAGGCAAGTACATTATGCCCTATCAACAGGGGATGATCCTATTACGGGACGTACCGGACATTGCGAGGAAATTTTCTCTATAATTGATGATACAGACCCCTCTTCTACACCATCTCCTTGTGGGGGTGGAGGGATGACTTGTTCTTTCGTCAAAAATTGATTCCCACTTGTCTTTTTATTTCTATAAGTAGTAGAATAGTTTTGCGAGGTTCACTATGAGTGTAGCTTTTGTAAGAGGTCAAACTCTTGGTAGAGATGACCTAAATATCTATCTTCGTAATTCAGCCGGATTACCAGCTAATGCGGCTGTGATTACGTATGCTATCTATGATTATACGACAGGGGTTGAAGTTCTTATTGGTGATGCCGATAGAGTACCTGTTAATCCTGCTGTTGGGGAATACTACGCAGCATTTCAAATACCATTTGATGCTAATATTGGTGATTTCCGTATCAGATGGACTTTCAAAGAAACTTTCTCATCAGCTCCTGTTCAGTGTGTTCAAGAGTTCAATGTTGTAGAAGGGGGCCTAGCAGCACAGACATTAAGCTATGGTGCAGTTATGGATGATCTGATAGATCGTCTTAGAATCTATTTGAGAGATAATAATCCTGATCGTAACTATCATTTCCGACCTCCTACAGGTGAAGGTATCATCAATAGTTACAACAGAGTTTTTGGGTATATTTGGGAAAATCTAGAGTTAAATGAGTATATTGAAGGTAGTGCAAACCTTATTATGATGTATCCTCCCAGGACTGTATATAATAATGTTTCTGGCATGCTGCAAAGTCGTCCTGAATGGAGAACTTTGACTTTGACTGGGGCTATGATTCTTGCCCTTCAAGCATTGATGATCAACTGGATAGAGGAAGAATTCGACTACTCGATTGGTGGTATTTCTCTTAGCATTGAGAAATCCAGCAAATATGAAGCTGCTAAGCGAAATGCTGAAGAGCAATTTGATAAATATGTTGAGGCTGCAAAACGTGGTGTGAAAATTACAAAGGGACTACAACAGCCTAAATATGGTGTTGGTATTCGTAGTTCTTTTGGGCCTCATGTTGGTAGAGGGGTTCTGACCCCTAGAAAATTTATAGGATGATACATGGCATTTCCAGAAGCCCCACATAATTTGAATGTGGTATCACCATATATCCCAAATGCATTGGATCTTAGATGGGATAATCCTGGTATTCTACCAGGGAATTCTCAGTTCAAGGTGCTTGGAGTCAATATTTATCGAGCCTTTGACAGTGAATTTGGTCCATTTCGTAAACTCAATGAAATACCTATTGGAGCTACGTTTTATCGTGATCAGGTACAGTTGAAAGTTGAGATTGATGAAGATGTATCAGATAATTACATCTCTAAAGGTACTCGTGAAGATGATAAATGGATATTCAGGGTGAAACGATACCCTATCATGAAACCAGCTACTGATACTAATTTGAAAATAGCTGATCATGCCAAAGATGTTACAGTAAAGATTGATGGTGTAGAAGTAGTACCATTTAAAGTGAAGGGGGATCTTGGTATTGTAGAGTTGGTGAATGGGCCTATTTTCAATCCGACTACTCAACGATTAGAACCACCAGTGCTCCCAACAGACAGTTCAGTAACGACTTGTACGTATAGATATCTATCCAATTCTTTATCTACAGCTATGAGTCAGAGGATTTTTTATCGTATCACAACGGTAGTAGAGGGCACAGGTTCAGGTGATGATGGGTACATTGAAACTCCAATGGAGAATACGTATCCTGTTTCAGCTCATGAAATTGAGAAGTTGGATTATATTTGGACAGAAGCTATTAGACGTAATCGATGGATACTAGAGCAGGGTGGGGAAAGAGTTAAAGTGTTCTTAAAACGTCACATAGGAATTCAATGTCCTTGCTGGAGATCGCATAAGAACCAGCCCAAGAGTGATTGTAAGAGATGTTTTGGATCTGGTGTTTTGGGTGGGTATGACGGTCCTTATGATATGATTATAGCTCCAGATGAATCTTCAAAGAAAAAAGCTCAATCAGATATGGGTCGAAAGTTAGAGCATAGTTGGGAGGCATGGACAGGTCCTAGCCCTCTCCTTTCTCATCGTGATTTTATTGTACGTCAGAATGGTGACCGATATACTATTGGAGCACCTTCAATCCCTTCAGCAAGAGGTTCTATACTACAACAACATTTTACAATGAACTACATTGATTCAGGAGATATTAGGTATTATGTCCCAGTCACTGGTACAGCATCTCTTGTATTCCCAGAGACTCGACTTCAAAGTGATGGGTCTAATGTGTATCCTCAGATTACTGAGAAATCCACTATTCCAGATGAAAGGGAACAACGAGGTCGTACCGTAGTTTGGGAAAATATTACCTACTAGAATGTAAATGAAATTTAGAATTCAACCAAATATTTTCACACCTGATCCGAAAGAACCAAAATTAAACCGTTTCTTTTTGGACCGTTTAGCACGAGATATGGTGAGGATTCTGAAGACAGAAATCAAAAAAGAATCCTTCAAAGCTCCAGCAACGGATTTAATTCGTTCTTGGAAATACTCTGTTAAGGGGCAAGACATAGTAATATGGTCTGACCATCCAGCTTTGACAGGGGAGAAAGTTGAAGAAGAGGTAGAAGAAGAAAAGTTGGATCTTGATAATATTGACCTGCCTGATGATCCAAGAGAGGCTATGAAAGTATTACGTGCAATACCAAATGTAGCTGTGATACAAGATGATGGTAAGATTGAAGTGAGGAAAGTGACAGCAAAAAAGATGGGGGATGAATGGGTATTCCCACCTCATAAAAGAACTGCATTTTTGGAACGAGCTAAAAGGTCAATTATGAAAATGATACGTAACAGGATTCAATCTAAGATACGAGAAGCAATAGGGTGATGTTATGGCAAAGATAGACTTAGACCGTGACCTTGTAGTCATAGGGAACATTGTGGGAGACCATAGAATAGATGATTTGGGAGTGACTGTGGGATATGATGAAGCGGTGCGTCTCACAGCAAAACAAGTATCAAAATCAAAAGATTTGTTCAGAGACATTAAAGATAAGAAACTTAGAGTAGATCGTAGGTTGTATGCTTCTTCAACAAAAGTTCCTGAGAAACCTGTGAAACCAAAAGAAGAATCATTACCATCTTTGCCTAAGCCTGTAGCTAAGAGAGTAACTCAAAACACAAGCTCTCCAGATCTTGAAGCTGTGAAATTTTTGGCTGCTGGGAATGCTAGGACTTTGGAGAATCTTACCCAGCTCTTAGGTGAGGTTGTATCAGAACTGAAAGATATGAAGAGTTCAGTAGGGAATGGTGTTGATAAAGATACTCTTCGTGAATTGTTACGAAGCATACAGATCCAATCAGGATCTGGGCAGGATATAATAGATACAGAAGCACCTCGATATATACCTTCAGACCTTTTAGGTGCTGAAAATGTAGTTTCTACAAAGGTCGATGTCAAATCAGAGAAGAAGAAGACTGGTAAGCTAGATAGCAATTTGAAGGCTTTGAAGGAACTAAGGGCTAAAAAAGAGAATGGTTAATCTTTTTATATATATCTGAATGTGATGGGCTTTCAGGGATGATGTTGCTCAAACTCTAGAATCTATAAGATTCTATGTTTATTATGTGGCAAATATTTACTAGACGGAGCCGATCATAAGATGTTATATATAGACCTTGGGAGAAGGTCGCAATTTATGTTATGTAGCTAACGTCAAAGGAGAACACGAGATGAGTAACTCAGGAGTTGGTCTAGATATAGGGACCATGAACATCATTTCTGCTCGTAAGAATGACGAGGATGAACTAGTAGTCAAGAGGCTTAGAGATGCTTTTTTGGATCTTGAGCCTGATGCTAAGAAGATGCTCAAGCTTTCTGGAGTGAGTTATATAGAATACAAGGATAAGATTGTTATTGTTGGGGATACAGCTTTACATACTGCAAATATCTTCAAAAGAGATGCTCGTAGACCTCTATCAAAGGGTATCATTTCACCAGAAGAGGTTGATGCTGTTGAAATTTTGTCCATCATCATTAAGCAGGTGCTTGGTAAACCATCTGTTAAGAATGAGATTTGTTACTTCTCTGTGCCAGCCGAACCAATTGATGATGTTTCAAAAGATGTAATCTACCATACCGATGTATTCAAGAGAATTCTTAAAGAACTAGGGTATGAGCCTCAAGAATCAAATGAAGCCCTTTCAGTGATTTTGTCTGAATGTGCTCAGGAGAATTTTTCGGGTATTGCCTTGAGTTTTGGTAGTGGTATGGTCAATGTTGCTATGGCCTATCATAGCATGCTTTCGTTGGCATTTTCTATGTCTCGTGCTGGAGATTGGATTGATACTCAGGCAGGGAAAGCTCTAGGTCAAACTTCTTCTAGGATGTGTACCATCAAGGAAAAAGGTATTGATCTGAAAAACCCTAAAGATCGTAATGAAGAGGCAATAACCATTTATTATAAATCCTTGATTGAGGATGCTGTTAAGTATCTGGTGAAGAAGGTTGGTGAAATGGGAGAGTTGGATTTCCCAGAACCAATCCCTATTGTGTTGGCAGGTGGTACCTCGAAGATAGGCGGTTTTTTGGACGTGTTCAAAGAGATATTTGAACCCTATAAGGTCAAAATGAAAGTGGAAATCAGTGAAGTCCGAATGGCTGTGAATGTATTAACAAGTGTTTCAGAAGGGCTTCTATTACAAGCTCTTCAAGAATATGAATAAGGAGGATAGATATGGCACGTCGTTACAAAGGTATACTGTTTCCTGACACTTCTTTTGAGACTCCAGAGCATGGTATCCCAGGACAAGAAGGTAAGGCAAAGAAGAAGGCAAAGAAGCCTGCGGCAAAGCCTATTGAAGAAACCGAAACTCTCAGCTCTTCTGATTTGAGCAAGATGAAGAAAGCTCAGGTAGAAGAAGAAGCAGAGAAGTTAGGGATTGACATAACTGATAAGACCAAAAAAGAATTGGTTGAAGAAATCTTGAATACCCAATAATGTACTATTGGCTCACAAATGCAACCAAAAAGTTCCTAATTAGTGAACTTAGAGAGTCGTTCGCTGATCATCCGTATTTCTCTAAGATTCAGGTCCAAGATCGGTTTTCTTTCAAAGAACGTCCTCAATTTGCTTTGATTATAAAGGGATCTAGTGGTGATAGGATAGTGTTATCACCACAGAATTTTGTAGGTATGGTGCATAGTTATTGTATGCTTGCATCTATTGATGGACATAAAGGACAGTTCTTAGAATGGATACGAGAAGATACTCAGGCTCTATATGATAATGATAATGTGTTCCCTACCGAGCCTGGGATATATGTTCTTGAACTTCTTGATGTTGATGATGAGAAAGAAGGTGGTACTGTAATTGTGGATGTTTTCCGGTCTATATTTGATGAGAATCTCATAACATTTGAGACTGGGTTAGAAACTGAAGCCTATCTTGATAATGAACCTATCACAAAAAGTCTTCGTCTTCGAGTAGATAATAATGATTATGTCTATATTTTAGAGGAAGGTGTTGATTATGACCAGGATGGTAATAAAATCACTTTTCTCAGTCCTTTTGTGGAGAAAACTACTATCCTAGCAGATTACAAAGTTTTGACTGGGAGTAATGGTCCACATACTTTCAATTCTTTTGGTTCGAATAATTCTATACTTCCAGGAGTAGTTCTAGCTTTCGGACATAAATTGCTAAAAGGTGACAAGTGTGCTGTAGTTATAACGGATCGTAGAGGGCCAGCATTCAATGAATATGGTGGTCATTATACAATGAGCTTTGACATAGATGCCATTGCAGTAAAGGATTCTGAACAAGCAGAGCAAGTAGCTGACGATGCTGTGATGACTTTTCTGAAGAAAAAATCTCAATTTGAGGATGTTGGCCTGACAATGGTAGATGGTCCTTCTTTGGGTGGTGAGTCTGAAGAAGTCTATGATGAAGAAGGGGATGAATATTATTTCTCAAATAGTTTTTCTATATCTTTCCAAACAGATTGGTCTTATTATGAGCCTCTGCCACTGCAAGTCTCTCAAGTAGTGGTTTCTACGGTCTATGAACAGATCGTCACGAGATCTGAAAGACGTGAGTTAGATATAGAAAAGTTTTTTTAACCTTTTTATGTCATCTCTATTTGTAGATGATGGATTCGTAGCAGCGAGGGAAACCATGCCAGTATATAAATATGAATGTAGCGGATGTGGTCTAGAATTTGACCGGCTTGTGTCTAGTTCCGAGGGGAGTGAGAAGACTTCCTGTGTGAATTGTGAAGAAGAAGCCACTAAAATTGTGGCTAAGGCTAGTTTTAATTTTTCATCTTCTCGTGCCCAAGGTGAAACTGGGGTGCATGATATTGACTATCCTGTTGTGGATAAGGCAGTGGGTCGTTCTGCTGAGAAGAGATGGATCAAGTTTGAAGAGCGTCGTAAAGCTGAAGACCATGCTAGGAGCGATTATGATAGTCCCTATCTAGGCAAAGTGCCTATTGGGGATCATACTGACGGATATTATCGAGTACCTCAAGAAAGACTTGAGGTACGTCGTGAAGCAGCCAAAGAATTACATGAGGCTTTGGTTGGAAATTAATTATCTTTTATTAGAAAAGTTAGTTAGGCTTTTTTTAGGAGGATAAAATGACACCATTAGGTATGGGACCTTTCGAGTCACACGTTTTCCCTGGGGTCTATACTAGAACTGTCCGTGAACGAGGTGGTGGACCTCCTGCGGGCATCAGACCCTTAGTAATCATAGGTGTAGGACAGGAATACCTTGAAGTAACCGATTTGGAACTGGTTCGAGGTTCGTCTGCTACTGTAGATCAGCGTATCGTCAATGAGGATGTGAGTGAAAGATTTGTTTTGGATGAAACAAATCCTGATAATCCTGTCCTTGGTGCTGCTGATGGGGTGCATTCTAAGTTCAAGGTACGTAACCTTCCTATCGTGACTGGAGAAGGTAGAGGTGAAACCTCTACTAGTCCTACCCATGTGGAGGTTACTGTAGACGGTACTCTAGTAGCAGTAGCTCAAGTGAATGGTACTAAGGGTGAGGTTACTCTTCAGTCCATTCCAGCAGAAGGATCTACAGTTCTTTGTACCTACTACTATAATCGCACCGATACTCAGGTCACTGAAGATGTGTCTGATCAGGTTAGTGAAGAATATGCCCTGTTGTATTCTAGCCCAGAGACATTTGAAGTTACTGAAGGTATCAATGACACCTTCAAGTTGTCTGTGAATGGTGGTTCAGAGAAGACTGTCACTTTAACGGCAGGGGCTGGTAGAACAGCTCTTCAGATCATTGCTGATATCAATGCAGCTCAAGTAACAGGTCTGACAGTTTCAGTGGATCTTGATGAACAAGGTCAAAACAGAATCGAACTGAAAGCTGCTAGTGAGATTGAGATTGGAAATGGTAATGCTAATGCTCTCTTGGGATTTGCAGCAGGTCAGACTTCTGGGAGGAATAAATCTTTCAGAACATTCCAGAGACCAATCGTAGATGGATCTAATGGTGGTATCACATCAACAGATCCTACCGATGTGACAGTGGCAGTTAATGGTACAGACCAAACTCCAGTGTCAATTGATGGTACGAATGGTTGGGTGACGTTATCAGTACCACCTCCAGTAGGAGCTACTGTTGCAGTCACATACTATTTCAATACATATCAAGATACTTTCGATTATCTACCAAATGATGACATTACTGAAGTGGGTAATTGTGGGTATGCTCCAGGACGTAGGGATTACTTAAATCTTTCTGATTTTGTGGTCAGTGATGGGAAGATTTATTGGGGTACTTCTGTATCTGTTACAGGTGGTGACCGTTCTGCTGGAGCAGAGCCATTTGATGATACTCAGATTTCAACTCTGTTGATTGATAATCGTATCTACATGGCTGAATGTGAACGATATGTTGATACATCAGTCACTCCTTCAGTGGTTTCTGATAATGAGTTTGTTCTTCCAATGCCTCCAACAACGGGCAATGGTAGGAATTCTCCATTAGGTTCAAGTCTATATGAGACTGTTTCAGAAGGTCGTATTGATCTCCCTACAAATCGTCCCGATCTTGTCATTGCATATCGTGGACGTGATGTTGTAGATGCTCTCAATAATGGTCCTATAGATGTTCTAGAAGTTGACTCTTCTACTCGTAGAGTCAAGTTAGGTGGAACGGTACCTCCTGGGGACTTGGTATTCTGTACGTTCTGGTACAATCGTATCACAGATGACACTTTCACTCTTGAATGTCTGAATGAAGGTGTTTCAGGTACTGGTAAGTATAGTGTCTTGTCATCTTTGACAGGTACTAATCAGTATGCTGTTCTCTTTGCTGGGAAGAGTGGTGGGTTGGCTGAGACAGTTCAATGGCCTTCAGGTGTTGAGACTGTACCAGATGCAATTCATGTTGGTGGTGACCCTGTTTTAGAGATTGTTACAGTTACGTTCCATGATTCTACTGGAACCCCTGCAATTTTCACAAACACTGAACCTGGACCATATTCTTGCTACGATGGTGCTTCCGACTTGTTCTATTATAATGTAGACAATATTGGGATGACCAATGTAGACCTAAGCAATAGTGGTGCAGCTTCAATAGTAAGTGGTGCTTGTGGGACTACTATTGATTGTAGTGGTGGGAATAATCTCGTTGAATTTACAGTTGATGGTGTGTCGGTACCAGTTACTCTCGGAACATCAGCTACTGAAGCAATTGCTGATATCGTGACAGCTATTAACTTAGCTTCAAATGGTACAGCTCTTAGTGCAGATATTGCTGAGACCATTGGTACGGGGGCTCTTACCAGACTTCGGATCTTCTCCCCCACTGCTCCTACTGGTCCAGATGATGTTTCTACTGTAGTTGTAGAATCTGGCACCGCAAACACACCTCTTCTTCTCACAGAAGGTGACGAGAGCACTGGTATTGAAGGTGCTGTGGCATTGCCAGCTACTTTACTCAGCTCTAATGCTGAAAGTTATGCTATCACTGCTGGTGTGAACGATATTTTCCGTCTCACCATTGATGGTGTTCCTTATGAGGTCAGCCTCACAGCCGGTACTCGTACTGCTGCCCAGATTGCTACAGACATCAATACGGAAACAGGTGCTTCCAATGCTGGATCTGTGACCGTAGGTGCTAGCAATTATCTCAGGCTTTATTCCAATATCTCTAGTCCAGATAGTAAGATCATCATTGGTGATGGTACTGCAAATACTACTCTTGGGTTCACTAGTAATCAGACTGGGGATCAAAGACTGCCTGGAGCTGAAGAAATTTCAGTGGTCTTGAATGATGATACTACATTTAAGACTCGGGCTAGAGCAAGCACCGTAACTCAAGCTGGTGTTGGAGTGTTCTTGAGGATTGAGTCTCTGACCATTGGTACTACATCATCTATCGCTTTTGGTACAGGTACTGACAGTGCCTTCAATGATACTGGACTTGGGATTGTACCAGGGACATCTGGAGATGTTGGTGAAGGTGCTGGATCTTACTTTGATGTGACTTCTTCACATTCAGAAGGTTCTGGTACTGGTACAAGCAACATTGGTTATCCGGGACAAACCTATACAGATGAGGTCACGGGTCTTAGATTTACAGTTCTAGAATCTACAACAGGATCATATACTGATGGGGAATCTTTCGGGATGTCTGTAGTTGATGAGATCCCAACTAATGCAAATACTCCTGTCAGGACTATCCCTGGTGTTGAAATGACAGTAGCAAATACTGTAAATGTCAGTGTTGGTGATACTTCTATTGTCCGTACTTTCGATAAGTCCGGTAATGAACCATCTATCGGTGACTTCTATTACATCAGTTATAGTTATACCAAAGATAGTTGGGACACAGAACTGTTCACTTCTGATGAGATGCCTGTCATTAAGTCCCTATATGGTGAAGTCTCAGTCGAAAACAGATTGTCTCTGGCTGCCGACATTGCCTTCAAGAATGGTATCCCATATCTTGGCTTGAAGCAGGTTCCAAAGGTTGAAGATTCAAGTCAGGCTTCTGTATCTAGTTTCATTGAAGCTATCAAAGAACTTGAGCAGCCTCTCCCAGGGGATGTGAAGCCTTACGTTATCGTTCCATTGACGACAGAAGCTGAAGTTATTAGCTATCTTGAGCAGCATTGTGCTATCCAGTCCAGTCCACGATATGGTAACAGAAGGATTGGTTTCTTCGGCTTTGCAAGTGGTACTAAGCCTACAGATGCTCAGGCTACAGCTAAGGCTATTGGTTCTCATCGTATGAGGACAGTATATCCTGATTCAGCTATCGTTGGAATCGAGAACGAGATTGGGGAAGAGACTGAACAGATTGTTGATGGTACTTACTTGGCAGTAGCTCTGGCAGCTTCTTGTCTCAATCCTATCAATGACTTTGCTCAGCCTTATACCAATAGGACTCTGCAAGGATTTAAACGTCTTGGTCGTCAGATCAATACTGTTGAACAGAGTCAGACAGCTATTTCAGGTATCAATGTTCTCCAGGATACTGCTACTGCAATTGAAGTTATGCAGGGCTTCACTACTGATATGTCTGATCTGCTCACTCAGATTCCGACCATTACTCAGATTGATGACCAGATGCATGTCAACATGACTAAGCGTCTGAAGAAGTTTACTGGTGTGAAGTTCTTACCTTCACTTCCTGCTGAGGTTCAGTCTGAGGCCAATGGTGTGTTGAGAGCAATGAAGGAAGCTAATCTAATAGCAGATTATGAGCCTGCGGTTGCTACGGCACATCCTGATGATCCAACATTGATCTTGGTTGAAGCATATTATGCTCCAATCTTCCCGAACCTCTACATTCTTGTGACACAGCATGTAAGGATTCGCATCTAATTTAGTCGATATTTATCCTTCATACGCTTTGTTCTGAAATCTTCAAAAATCTTCACTGTGCTCTGAGTCTTTTTAGACTCAGGCATTTGATCTAGAAGATAATTGATGTTTTTGATGGCTTTCTCTACATTCCCTCTTTTTAGGTAAGCCAATACTTCAATTAGGACTCTTGCTTCATCCATGACAACACCTCCTAACCTTATATACTGGTTAATTTTCTATTTTTAAAGTAGGATTATGAGATTAGCTATATCTCAATGATAAGGAGAGAAAATCATGTCTGATGCAACTATTCAGAGTACCTTACAATATCCTCCAGAAAGTGGTGTAAGCCCAGTTCAAATACCCAAGTCTGTCACAATAAGTAGTTTCACTGAGAAAGTAGACTCTACCTATCTGTTGGATACTGGTGTTGGGCAAGACCTTGATTTGGGGTCTGTAGCTTCTGCAAAAGCTCTTTATATGAGTTCAGATCAGGATATTGTGGTTTATATCAATGGAGCAGTTACTGGATTCAACATTGTAGCAAATGGTTACTTCATTTTGGCTGGTGGGGCTTCTGATATCACTTCGATTTCTGTTGATGTTTCTGTGGACAATACTTCGATTCGACTTTGGGCCGTTGAATGAGATATTCGATCCAAAAAGGTCAGATTCGAAACCAGGTTTTGAAGCAAATCAGTGTGTTGAAGGAATCTGTGTCTGTTTTAGAGGAAGCATCTGGTTTGAAATCAGATGAAATTAAAGAATATGAAGAGAATGATCCTGGGAAAGCTTCAAAGTTGAAGCGTCAAGTGAGGATTATCCAGGAAGCTATCAGTTCTATAAGAAAGTCTGTAAAAGTTCTAGAAAAGTATAGAAATACCAAAGTGACTTATCAATATCCTAACCCAAAGGAATGATTTTCGAGGGAAGAATCACTTTACCTTCCGTGACCCCATATCTTTGACGTAATGATTTCTTACGATCTCTTTGAGCTGCCCACCGATCCAGTTCTGATTTTGAGAACATATAAGGTTTTTCTGAGGGGTTGACAGGGGAAATCTCTCTACGGCTTAGGCAGTTATAGAATGACTTTTTCTTCAATCCAAGATACTGACAAGCATCATCGGTGCAAAAATACTTTTCTTCCATCACATAACCAGATTTTCTACGATTTCTTTGACAACCTTAACCTTTTGGTATCCGCTAAGGAATCTAATGAAATCTTTTGATAGCCCTACGAGTTGGAATTTTATTGAAGCTGGCTCTACAGGGCTTCCTAATTGTTCTCCAACTTCTTCAGCCAGTTCAGTTAGACTATACTGTTCAAGATAATATTTTCTGAACATATCGGCAAGAGGAAACTTTGAACGCTGAGTTTTGGAATCATCTTCAAGGAATTTCACGAAATCTTTGAAGATGATCTGCCACTCAAGGTCATTCATTTCTTGTTCAAATAATCGCATTGTAGATTCAGGTGACCCTTGAAGACGTTCTTCCAAAGTGTCTATAACATCAGTTCCTGCTGGGCCATAGTATTCTTGGCCTTTATCTCTGATCCACTTCTTTTTCTTTAGAACAGATAATTCTTGAACCGTCTTATTTACTAGCAGTTTTGTGATATCTGTGACCGTCTTATCTTCATCTAGTTTTTCGAACCAGTTATTTCGAATCAAAAACTCAATCACATCTTCCATAGCATCATTTGCATCGGCAGGGTTTGGGAAGAAGCTTTTTACCTTGTTGAACATATAGTTCTTGATCTTCAAGGCTTCAGCCTTGTCAATTGGTTTACCTATTTTCTCAAACATTTGCATGAGATATAGAACCCATGTCTCAGAGTAACTTGCGATAACTCTTCGTAATACAACAATAAATTGTTCTGGGAAGCTGAGAGCAGAAAATACCTTTTTACGTAATGCTCTAAGCTGTCGGGTCGCTATGCGTGTCATTTAGTTCTCCTGTCTCTATCAGTAGATAACTCTCACTAAGAAGATAAATAAAAAAATTATAGAAATTTTCACTATAAAAATTTAGAGAATTGTAGTATAGAACTATAGGGCATGGATAATCTATGCTCGTAACAGGAGGTGGCTATGAACTTTAAATTCAATATTCCAGAGCTTGATGGCATTATAGAGGCTGTATATGAGTCTCTAGAAATGAATCGTCAAATCCTGGAGAATCAAAGGGTTGGTCTAGAGAATCAGAAGATTCTCCAGGAAAATCTGAAATCTGTGGCTAATGCTTTGGGTGGTTCTGGTGTTCGACCTGAACTTAAAGAGTTGCAGAGTGTCGAAACACCGGAGAGAAAACCAAAACCTAAGTCCAAACCAAAAGCCCTAAAGCCAAAGTCAGCATCTGCTGAGGTTTCATGTTCAGAACCTCAACATGACCATGACCATGACCATGACCATGATGAGGAACAATGTATTGTGCCAGACTGTTCAGAGCCTTTCTATTCAAAAGGTTTATGTATAAGGCACTACCAATCACATCGATTAGCCCAGAAAAAGAGCCCTGAGTCTGAGCAAAGGTGGCTCAAGAAGTATAAGGTCACTTCTGAGGATATTGAGAAGGGTAAAGCTCGAAGGAAAAGGGGGTCACGTAAGTCTGCTGTGAAAACCCCAGCAAAGAATGAAGCTAAGAGTGCTGACACAGGAGGTCAAGAAAAAGGGGAGGGAAACTACCCAAAAGCACGTAGGGAGACATCTGAGGCAGCGGTGTCTCCCAGTGCAGATATCTGCCTCATAAATGATTGTGGTAGGAAAGCTCATTCAAGAGGGCTTTGTTCAGCTCATTATCAGCAGTATCGAGAAGCTACAAAGAAAGGTGGGGAGTCAGAGTTCTTTGATGAGCATGACATTGAAGTTCTCCCAAGAGGGAAGAAAGGGAGGCGTACAAAAGAAGATGTAGATCCAACTCCCAATGTCGATATGAGTAGGGTTCTTGAAGATAAGAAATCTTACAAGGAGGTGAAAGAGCTGAAATTGACCTCTGTGTCCATTTCAGAGATCACTAAAGAGCTTGACTCAAGTTTGGATAGGAAGTTCCCTGAGCTTGAATACTGGGTCTGGAGGGACAGTTTAAATGGTGTTCGTAGTGATGGACGTGTTCTTCTAGATCTAGAAAAGAATAGCCTTCTCTTCTTTTCCAAAAAGGATATGGCTTGGGAAGGTCAAGTGTGGGAACGAGAACTCATCGTGAGTTTGGCTGATAAATTCCAGGTCAGGTATATCAGGATAGATGATGATTTGAAGGTTCTGACCTCGAATTTCAGGAATTATTATGCTCTGCCAGAAGAATCTGATGGGAGGTTTTTACTGAGGGCAAAGCTTCGTATGGATCGTCCAGATGTGTTCTGGGAGGTAGGTGACTTGTTTTATATCCACAGCTTCAGGATCGATGGTTCCGTGATTGATGCTGTGTATGCATGGCTAGTGAAGCCTCCATGCTTTGATGCCCCATCAGAGGATGATCCTTTGTGGGAAGAATGGAACAATGCTACTAAGAACATCTGTGCCTTTGCAGGAGCTGATAAGATTGAGAAGTGGTTCGAGCTTCTTTTCAACGGGGTAATTCCTGTTGGAGCACATGATAAGTTGCGGGAAATTAGTTCTTCCCAGATTGAATCGGCTCTAGAGAAAGATTGATCTTCATCAATATCTTCGATATACTCTAGAAGTTATGAAGAAGATATTGATTCAAAAAACTTGTGCTGGTGTTTCTCCTGAAGTAGTGACCTTTGAAACGGGGGCTTCCCCAGATCAAGTCTCTACTTTAGAATGTAACACATTTAATCATCATGGTGATGGTTATTCTCCGTTTTTCCCATCATCTTTGCATTTATTCTATGAGAGTCTATTGCTTGGTCGATCATTGCCTAATACAATGGTTATGAATCATATTCGTCATTATTCAAATGCTTTGGCTCCATGCTTTTTTCTATATGATCTTGATATTTATTCAGAGAGAGCACCTGAATTGGTATCAGTTGTGGATCGTATTGAGCGTTGGGGAAGCGTTGGTTTTATCAATATACCACCTAGAATAGATGCTCTACTATACAGTATATTTTCATTACTGCCTGATAAGGAACATGAAGAGAATCTTTCAGAAGATAGTTTGGGTGAAATACTACGTGTAGCTATCGATACTTTCCATTGGTATCTCTCAAATAACATCGTACCTAACACACATAGATCTCAATTGTCAGAACCTAATATTCTAGAACAGAGAGGGTCTTATGTGATAGCTGAAATTGAAGACCTAAAAGACATTGACTCTCTATATCGTAAGGGTATAGAGTATGGTTTATGCTTTATGGGTGATGAGGCAGTGTTGTTCAAAAAGTCTATATTTATAGAAGTTCCTATGGAGAAGATCGCATCCAAGATGGGTGACTACAGAAAATTGGATAATTTTTTAATAATCTCTATTAAGAGAGAAAGAAGTTTTGTAATTTCTTTATGCCGTAGGTTTTTTGGTTAGTTATAGTGTAAACCACTAGGAGGTAATCGAATGAGACGCCAAAATGCAGAATCAGCAATTAGCAGACTAGAGAGAAGGGTTCGTCGGAGAAAGTCCGCTTCGAGAGCTACCAATGTCGAACGTCCTAGTCGTAGAAGTGCAAGGTCTAAAAGACCCCGTATGACCAGAGAGGCAGCATCTAGAACTGCTCGTATCAGATTAGCAAATATCTTGAATACCGCAGCAGATTGTTTGGATTGCTTGGAAGCTGCTGAGCAGGAAAGAGTGACTCGTGATACAAGGGCTGCTCGTAAGGATCTTGCTGGTATCATCACCAGGCTTGCTGACCTCACTGAAAATAAGGCTCCTTTTGATCCAGTAGCGATCCGTGAGCTAAAAGCAATTGAAAGGGATCTGGAACTGTTCCCTCGGTAATTGCTGTTTGAGCATACAATATCTATGGGACTTGACCTGTAGATGTCATAGATTGAGGTAGGCAATGTCAAACGACAATTATATTTACCGTAAGGGAGCCACCCCTAATACTCGGACTGCTATCAGTCAGAAGAATAGGATCTTTGCTTTTGCAACAGGTGGAGATAGCAATCTGACTCAGATCGGAAATGTTGCTTCATTTGATCTTTCAGAGAGCAGAACCATTGATCCGGTTCGGGGTATTGGGTATGGTGATCAAGTAGCAGAACTCGTTCCTTCAGTCACTGACCCTATGAGCATCAGTGCTTCTAGGGCTATGTTGTATCTCCAGAACTTCTATCAGGCCCTGGGATACTATGGTGGTGCAGAAGGTCTTGTACGCTCCCTTAAACATCATAGATGGCCTTTTGATATAAAGCAGGAACTTGTCTTGTCACATCTTGTGAATCAAGAGTTGAAATGGACTAGGGTTACACCTGCTGTTGAAGACAGTTCACGGGCCATTGTCACATATTTCGAGGCATGTTGGATCAATAGCTATTCAGCTTCTTACCCAGCAGATTCAGCTATTGTGAATGAAGACCTCGATATTACTGTCTCAGATGTTCTAGATAATGTGACTCCAAATCAAAGCCAGTATGCTAGGTTGACTTTGGATAATACATATTCTAGCTTGGATTCAGGTGGAGATATCAAACGCTCTGTAAGATTTGCGTAATCCATCTTATCCCTTTATGTTATGTTATGTGGAGTAAATCATGCCTTCAGCATTCCTACTTGATGGACTAGAGCAACTAAAAGATGTTGGTCTTCTAGAAATATCTTTTGAGGTTTCTGGTCTCAAAATTGTACTTCGTTCCCTTAAAGCAGAAGATGATATCTTAATAGCCCGTAAGATGGCAGAACTCGATTCTGAGGGGCTAGAGTATGTCCAGACCTATAAGATGTGGATGGTAGCTTATTCTATTGCACAGCTCAATGACATGGACTTGAGAGGTATCAAAGCTATACCCCTAAAACCAGAAAAAGAAGGTGATAAACCAAAGACGAAGACTAAGGAAGAGTATTTGTTCGAGTTGCTTTCTACATGGTCACGATCAGTGGTTTCTGTATGCTTTAAGAAGTATGGTGAACTTCTGGTTAAGACTGAGAATAGTGCTGAAGAAGGGGTTGAATACGAAGTCTTTGATGTTGATGCTGAGATTAAGAGGTTGCAGGACAAAATAGAATCTTTGAAATCTCAGAAAGAGACTCCTTCTAGTGAAGCTTCTGATATAGAGAGTAATTTGTTTGAGAATGAAAAGTTGGAGGCTGAAGCAAAATTGTCTAAGGAGGAACCTTCTACAGATACATCACCTCCTGAAGTAGATAACGATTCAAATGCTGAATCTCCATCTAATCCATAAGGTGCTTTGATGTGGTCTCAGATACTCGTACAGCCCTATTGGATAGGGATCAACATAATCCTGATCTAAGTGTAGAACGCTACAGGTCTCAAAGAGAAAAGGAAAAACAACGAGAAGAAAAGTGGCTGCTTCGATATAAGAATCTGGAACAACTTATCTTCCAGGGTTTTTTGACTCTTCCTGTTTGCATCCAAGATACACGATTTGTTTTAAAGACAATCAATACTGTAGAGTTTGAAAAAGCACGTTTGTATCTAGGTCTTCGTCAATCAGATCATATTATACACCAATTGTATTTTATAGCTCATTCCATACTTATGGTAAATGATGTGAATGTTCTTCAGAGCAGATCTGAGTCATTACCATATATCATAAAATCTTTGCAAACCTTGCCTGTATCATACTTAACACGTATGGTTACATTGTTGACTGATCTTAATAATTTATCTGTGAAAAGTGGGCCTCTTATTGAAGCCTATTGTTATGAGGATGTATCACGGCAGAATTGGATGTCTTTGAAAGGCTACAAATTGAATGATCCTATGGTTTCAGGTGTCGAAGGTACTCAGTATATTGGGTTGAATACCTACCAGAAATTATGGGTTTCTTTGAATAATTTGGAAGACATCAAGATAGCTCGTGAAGTTGATTGGGATTATGCTAAGTTTGTAGGATCTTGTTTTAATCCCAAAGGAGTTAGAAACATAGAGGCTCATGATAAAGGTCGTCGAGCTAGAGAACGTGAAGAAAGAGAAATGATCCGTAAAGGTGTTGTTGAAGATGACACTATTAAAATACAAGCCAATACTGTTGAAGAATTGATGGATGAGTTGGAACGTAGTCTGAAGGGTGAGAAAGATTGGCATGACAAAGTTATAGAAGAATACGAAAGGAAAACAACAGAAGATTATAGAAAACAAAAAGAAAGTTATCTTGAAATAATGGAAGAATCCCCTCTATCTCTAGAAGAATTGCAAAATCTTCAAGATGAGAATCCTGGTAAAAGAGTGTTTTCTCTAGATCAAGCTAAGGAATCTCTTGAGAAGAGGCGTCAAGGGGTTATCAATTCTCCTGCTATGCAACGGATGTATGAAATGTCGAGATCTTCCAAATACATCAACCGTCTTAATCCTTCTATAAATTCAGATATTGTAGAGGGTTTTGAGGTAGAGACCCCGAACATAGGGAGAAAATAATGCCTGCGGTTGAAAAAGAGATTTATGAACAGATATATAAGCTGTCTACTGAAGGTCATGATAAGGTTCTCAATAATCTTGGTGATATTCATAAGGCAGTTTTGGGTATTGCTGAAGATGTAGCTTTTAAACCATTAGGTTTCAAAACTCTCATATCAGAAGCAAAGAAAGCTAAAGCTAGTGTTGATGGCATTTCCAAGTCATTGCAACAGATTCCGAAAAATATTGCAGGTACTATCAAGAAAGATTTCGCTGAAGGTTTTCGTGGGTTACGTAAGGATATAGCAAAAGAAGCTAAAGCAGCAAGTTCGTTTTGGGGTGAAGCTTTTTCAGGAAAATCAGTGGGGAAAATAAGCCCTGCTGTTCAAGCTGCTATTCAAGATGCTACAGAAAAAGGTTTAAAAGAAGGTGTTGATGATAGTGCTGCTTCTATAAGTAAGGCTCTTGAGACTCTCTTAAAACATGCTCCTACTATAAAGCCTGAGTTTGACCCTAAAGCTATGGGTCTTCCTTCTATTGAAGTGCAACCAGATATAGAGACTGCTACGATGATTGAGCAGTTTGAAGTTTTTAAGGATATGGCAGCTACTGGAGGAAAGGAATTCCAAGAAAATTTAGAGGATGCTTTTCAAAGAGGTGAAGACCTTATCGAAGATATGAAGAATGCAACTGTTAATGATAAGAACCTAGTTGGCTTACAGAGATCTTTTAGGGATACTGTAAAAGGCATTCAAAAATCATTCGAAAAGGGTTCTGAAGGAACCACTAAGGATTTGAAAGATGAAGTGCCTAAGATTATGAAGGGTGGTTCTGATTTCATATATGATGCCTTCCATGCCTTAGAAAGTCCAGAAGCTTTTTTCCAAGGTATTGGTAAAGCTGGTGAATTTTTACAGAAGAAAGTTCCTGCTGGACTTGAAAAATGGTCTCGTTCTCTTGACAAGAAAGGTGGTTTGTTAGGTAAAGGAGCAAAAAAAGCTGCTGGTAAGGGTGCAGGAGCCGCAGCAGGTGGTGGTGGTGCTGGAGGTGCAGCTTTATCTGGTCTTGGTAAAGTAGCCATGGTTGCAGGTGCTGCATTAGCAGCAGTGGCAGCTATTGGAGCCCTAGTGAAGCTCTTGTTAGAAGCTGATTCTGCTATCAAAGATTTTAACAAGTCTATGTTAAGTAATGTTGGTGCTGGTAATTTGATGGCAGCTACATTTTTGGAGGGTAAAGATGCAGCCAGTGCTTTTCACGATGGGTTAGATACTCTTTATAAAGCAGGTAACGATTTTGGTTTCTTTTTAAGAACTGGGATTAAGCATGAAGAATTTGCAGCAGCTTTAGGTGCTATGTCAAAAGCTGGTTGGACATTTGCAGATGTTACAGGCCAGGCTGGAGATGATGCTAAAAACTTACAAGATGCTGTGAATTTAGCTAATGTGGCAAGTAAGAATTTTGGTATTGGTCTTACTGAAGGAGCTGAGACAATCGGTGATTGGAGAAAAAATCTTGGGATGTCTACTGAAGCAATTGCTATGACATTTGCTCAGATACAACAGGATGCTCTTGAAGCTAATATGGATGTTGGTAAATTTTTCAATACCGTGAAAAATGTGTCTTCTGATTTTGTTTTGTTTGGTGTTCGAGCCCATGAAGTTTCTGGTATGCTGGAACTTCTCGGTAAATCTGTTGGCCCAAAAAAAGCTGCTGAGATGATAGGTGGGCTCGTTGGTCAGATGAAAAATATGGGTGAGCAAGACCGTATCCGTATTGTTGCTCTAGCTGGTCATAAGAAAACGTTAGATGCTTTACGTGGATCTCAAATGAGAGGTTTGAAGTCATTAAAGGATCAAAATGGTGCTTTCTTTGCCAGTGCTGGTAACCAAGACTTATATAATAAGGCTTTGCAAGGGAATGTTGGTGCTATAGAAGAACTTCAAAAGAAAGCTGCTGGCACAAAAGGTATGGATGAGGTAGCCAGAAGATTGTCAACCTTTGCAGAAGTTGCTAGAGAGGCCAAGGCAGGTCTTGTGGGGGCTGCTACAGGTATTGCTAGTGCTGACCTTCAGGCACAGGTAGAAGTCCAATTCTCGGCTATTGAGCGTTTTACAGGGCCTATTGCTCAGGCATCTGGTATTCAAGCTATGGTTGCTCGTCAACAATTAGGTCTTTCATTGGAACAGTGGAAGGCAATTAAGGGACTTGATGCTGGTATGCGTAGTGCTATGGAAAAACAAACAAAAGAAGCAGTTAAATATGGTGGTTCTTTAGCACAACTTCAAAAAGAGACAGGTATTAGGAATGAATATCTGAAAATAGGTAACACCCTTTATAAGCAAACTGCTGATGGGACTTGGAGGCAAGCTAAGAAGACTGATTTCATGTCTGATAAACTAAAAAAACAAGTCGCTAATATGGATACTCAGCAGACTGTGGCTGAAAAAGCTGCACAAGCTACTATTAGCATGTCGGAGGTAATGAAAGAAGGTTTCAAAAATGTCCTAAGGTCTTTAGGACATATGATCTCAATTATTTTGAGAGACCTTTTACCTCCGATTTTGGATCTTGCTGGTGTGACTACACCTTACATGAAAGCTCAACAGAAGATCAAAGATGTGGGTAAGATTTTTGATGAAAAAATGGGAGGTTTTGCAGATCAAGGTGTGGTTAAAGATCTCAAAAAGGGTCTAATGACATCTGGAGCAGATGCTACCGATTCTGATATGATCACCAAAGGTGTCTCAGAGGCTTTAAAAGGTGCGGAGTTCTCCCCTCAAAAATTAGTTGATGTACTTACAGCTAGAGGTTGGGATGAAGAAGATATAGATGTAGGAGCATTTGATCGGTTGTTTGAAACTATGAAGAAAGGTGGAATTGAAGCTGAAAAAGCCAAAGATGAGTTTGCTAAATCTTTAGGTGATATGACCGAATCTGATTTGAAAGATTTCACATTTGCATTAAGTGCAGCCAGAAAAGAATCTAAGCTTCTAAAGAGTATGAAAGAAGAACCTGAGCGCAGTAAAAAAGAAGCTAAAAAGATGCAGGATAAATACAAAGCTCAGTTTGAAGCAACTCATGGTAAAATTTATATGGGTAGAGGGGATACTGGTATACAAAGAGCACCAAAAGTAGTTATGCCAAAAGTTAAAGAGGAAACAAAGCCTTCAAAAAAATTGACACCAGCTCCTATTGAAAAGAAAGAACCTGTTGTAACAAAATCACCTGCTCAAGATCCTGTAACTGTAGCAAAGAATACATATAGGAATGCTCAGACACAATCAAAGACATTGAAAAAGATGGCTACTGATGGGATCAAATTAGTTTCTAAAGATAAGAAATCGTTTGCAGATGCAGTGTTTGATGGTTCTTTCAGGGCTTTGATGGCTTATGGTCTTTTGAAACAATTAGGTGCTGGTTTTGATGATGTCACTAACCTGAAAGAACGTTTAGGTTCTACTGAAAAGATGTTGAAGTGGACTATGAAAGGTCCAGCTTCGGCAATGTCTGGGGAACCTGCTACTCATGACATGTTGGTTTCAAAAACAGGGTATGTCAAGTTATCTGCTGGTGATATAGCATTCAATCCTTCAGAAGCTGCTCGTGGTATGAGAGCACCAGCAGGAGCTTTGGCAGGTAAAGCCATGGCTAGATTAGCTACTGCTGGGGGTGGTGTTGGGGGTGGTAAGCCAGTAAGTATCACTAGGAATCAAAGTAACACTTTCAATATACAAGGAGATCCTGCAAAGGTGAAGAAGGTAGTAATGGATGCTTTGGCTGAAGATAAACGTCGAGAAGCTGAGTTGGGAAGAGGTTGATAGATGACAAATATCCCAGGAGCTTTTACAAAAAATGAACGACGTATTGACAGGATACCTGTGATCTTTGGGATTATGTTACCTACCGGTGATCCTTTGACGAGTTTCTTTTTGATTTCTCATGTTAATCCAACTACTCTTGAAGAGAGGATGGTCCAAAAAATTGAAAGGATACAGACAAAAGGGGGTTGGGTAGAACAGCATTGGGGTCGTGAGATGGATGAAATATCAGCATCTCAAAGTACAGGAGCTTTCATGGATGTCAATTATGGATTGACAGGTGAAAGTCTTTATCGACGTAATGCTATAGCTTATGATAAATTTAAAGATTTGCTTGAATTATATAGAAATAATGGTAGTTTTTATGATGCTAATGGGCAAATCCTTTTTCAAGGACGTGTCATTATTAATTACTCTAGTGCTGAAAGGGCTGAGAAAAGATTTGAAGGGTATTTCATTAACTTCAATGTGAGTGAAGATGCTACTAAACCATGGGCATTTGAACTTTCATGGTCTTTCAAAGTGGAAAAAAGTGAAAGAAGTGTTGGTTATCAGGAGTTGAAATAGTGGCTAATAAACGAGACTTTAATCCATCTATACTTAAAAGTCTTGAGGAGTTGCTCCCCAAGCCTATGAACAACTATGGTAATTTCATTGTTGTAGAGGATGAGTCTATATATCCACTTAAAGGTAGTGTTCCATCTATAGCTCCTATGGTTTTTGCTTTGGTCCCACCAGATATACCTTCAACTAAACCACCATCAAATATTGAAAACTGGGTGAAAGATAGCAAAGCAGATCAGGATAAAAGACGTACACAGTTTGAGATAGATGAAGTGAAAAGTAATGCTGAAGAGTCATTGAAAAATTTGAGATCAAGTAGAGATAATATTGATAAGATCACAAAAAAAATGAGTGAAGTACCTCCTCTTGTATTGTTGATAAACCCATCTACTTTTAGTCATGATATGTCTAAGTTGATTATAGATGGGTCTTTTACACGGTCAGGGTATGTTCGTGAGCATTGGGGGGAGAATCTTGATACTGTGAGTTGTGATGGTACAATAGGTGGTTTTTATGGTATTCAAATGCAAGGGGGGAACCTTAAGCATCAAGTAATGATTACTCGTTCACATAAGAAAGCATCACTTTCATTTCAGAATTTAATGTCTCTAATTATGATATACGAGAATAATGGTCGAGTGTATTCTGACCTTTACGACCGTAGGAGGGTTGTTTTGGTTGGTTCTGTTATGATGTTTTGGGATGGGAATGTGTATATTGGGAATTTCAATAATTTTACTGTTTCTGATCGTGAAGAAAATCCATATAATACTCCATACTCGTTTGAATTTGCTGTGAGTTCAATAATTGACGCTTATGGGCGAGGTAACTAATGGGTGTAGGATGGGAAAGACCCCCTTTATTTAAGGGGACATATAGATCAAAGAAGATAGTTAGGGTAGCTCCAGATGCTTTTGTACGCATCAATGGTAAAATAGATCTTGCTCAATGTGTCAAATGTGAACGTAGCTTTGATATAAATCCATATGTGAATAGTATTTCTATTGATCTCAATATTGATTCAGTTCCAGGTAGTGCTTCGATATCCCTTTCTATACCAAGGCATGACATTAATAATTTCTACGGTGATGGTCATTTCTTGATTACAGAAATGATGGAAGTTGAAATTTTTATGAAAGGATACTTCAACGTATATGGGGTGCCTCAATACTACCCTGTTTTTTGGGGTCTTATCACTCAGGTATCTGAAAGTTACAGTTCTGGTGAACATTCTATTAGTTTGTCTTGTGCAGATATTTTGAAATGGTGGGAAAAGACAAGGTTGAATGTGACTCCTCATCTTTTTGAAGCTGGTATGACTAGAGCAGGGTACATACCATTGCTTGGTAATATCTTTGCTGGTGCTAATCCATATGATATCATTTTTTCATTGTCTCGAAATGTGACTGGGGATTTGTTTTTAGGTCAAAGGTCATTGCAATCTGGTCCTATTGATGCTTTCTCTCAGAAAGGTCAAATGGCAGTAGCTTCTATTATGAAGTATTGGAGAGAAAGGTTTGCTCGGTTTAAGAAATCTCTTGTTTTATATGGTATTAATGGTGCTAATTTGAGACCTTCAGCTTTATATGAAGCTGCTGACAAGTTAGAACAAAAGATGGCTACGACTAAGAATAAAAGGTTGAGATCAAAACTCAGTAAAGAATATCGTAGATTAGCTAGTGATGCATTACATAAGTTGAAAAACGAAGATACCAACAAAAATTTCTTGGACCCTACTAGTCCTGAAATAGTTGGTTGGAAAAATATGTTCACACAGGCTGGGCAAGTGAACCTGTGGGAATCTGAATATATGAGTAAGTTAGAAATAGCAAATCATATCAAAGATGTGATAAACTATGAATTCTTTATGGATACTACTGGAGATATCGTATTCAAGCCACCTTTTTGGAATCTTGATGTTCGAGGAAATTACCCTATAAGTTGGATTCAAGATATTGACGTGATTGATTGGGATTTTACTTCGTCTGAATCTGAAGTATATACAATGCTAACTATGAAAGGGTCTTATAGTTCCAGATCAGAATATGGTATTGCTTCAGAGATTTGTCCTTCGTGTACTGTGACTGATTATAAGTTACTATCCAAATATGGTTTAAGGGCACATGATTACACTTCAGAATGGATCACAAGTCCAAAAGCATTATTCTTTCATGGCTTAGATGTTTTAGATCATGCCAATGCAAGAAGGTGTACTGGTTCTGTTACAATCCCACTTAGACCTGAGCTGCGAATGGGGTTCCCTATCTATATTGAGTCACGAGATGAGTTTTGGTACGTATCTGGTATTTCTCACACCATATCATTTGGTGGTAGAGCTACAACTACATTGTCTCTTATGCAAAAAAGAGGTAAATTCATAGCTCCAAAAGATTTTGCTACTAGTGTTCCAGAACTTGAGAAAGCAAAGACCACTACTTATCAAAATAGAAGTTCTGATACTCCTAGAGATTCAAAGACTGGTCGTATTGAAGGGCATAAAAACATTGTGATGGTATATCATAAAGGTGCTCATGAAATTCCAGATAAAGAATTTGAGGCTATGCTAGGAGGCCAGACTAAAACAAAAAAAGGAAAGAAAGTATCATCATCGGTATTTGCTAAGCATGCAAAAGCAATATACAACCTTAGCTTAGAAGATATGTCTAAAGAAGATGCTATGGAGTTTTTGCATTCCTGGGGTAATCCAGGTTTAGGACAATATGTTTATGCTCAGGTAAAGTCTGATTTAGCAAAACAAGCTGGTACTGTGAATATTGATTTGGCTCTTGATGGTCGTGAAACAGATGGGAAGCCACGTAAAAATGTGAAAGCTAAGAATGAACTTCCGGCAAGAAAGAAAGCTGTTCGACTTGTATTTCCTGTGTCAGATAATTATGGGTATGAACATATTGGTAATTACTCCTATGGAAGAGGATTGACTTTGAGTGGTGGTGGGATACGAGAGCCTTCTGGAGGTATTTCTTTGGGGCAAACAGAAACACCAGATCTGTCAAGATTTTCTGATGTCATCAATTCAAGGGGGCTTGAGAATTTTCTCACTATGTCCCCTAGTAGTGATACTGATTTGGAAAGTAAACAAGCTTCAAGGAGAGATGTTGGGACTCAGGGTGTGTCTACTTATACTATTGATGATCCACTCACTGTTGAAGTGGATTCTGTGTCTAAGGGTGTGGCATATACCAATTTGAATCCAATACAAGAAAAAGAAACTCTTTGTGATTGCACCTTAAGTAGAATGGAACTTGATTTCATATCTCTTCTATCAAATCGTGAAGGAGAGGGGGATTGGCAAAAAGTACGTGGAAGAGCTTCTACTAAAAGAGGTATGTCCGAATTATTAAGAGACATTTTTGCAGAAGATGATGCTCATTGGGATGAGCATGCTAAGTACGAAAAAGATATACGGAGTAGTGATAAATGAGTGTTCAGCCACGATCTTCTAAATTTCTTACCGATGCAAGATCCAAATATGAGTTCTTACGTATTGGTCAGATCGTTAGAGTAGATTATGAGACATTACTGGCTGACATTGAATTTGTAGATGCCTCTGGTACTCGTTCTGAAGTGCCATTGTCTCAACCTATGGCTGGAGCCCGTTCTTTCTTGGGTGGTATCCCCGAAGTAGGGAGTATTGTAGTAGTTGGATTTAAACGATTCGTAAGTGGTCATGGTACTCCTATGATACTTGGGTATTTACCTAAGGGGTACTTGTCACAATTGAATTATGATCCTGTGGCTGTAGCCAATCCTAACGAAGCTCCCCTAGAAGACTTTCCAGCATTGTTTGGTACTACTAGATATAAACTCAGGAAAATATATCCTGGAAACATACTAGCTAGTTCCAGTCAAGGATCTGACCTTGTGCTAGATCGGAATGTGAGGCTTTATTCTGCTGCTGGTGATGAGGTATTTCTTCGAGCTGATGATCACACATTCCATGTTAATACTCTTAATTTCAATGAAGCTTTAGCATCAGGTAGAAGATATAGTGGGCTTATTTCTCGTAGTAAGTTATTACTTCCTGCTGATATATTTGATGAAGATGGTATGGTAAATACATCACATCCTGCATTTGATATACTAGATGATTGGGATTGGTTTGATGATGATTACAATCTTCTTCCAGAGGTGAATTTCAAAGAATTCCCCACCTGTGTTCTTCCAAATGGTAAACGGTACTATGTGGTTCCAGCGTCTACAGACTACAATTCACCTTATGACAAACAGACTTTTTCTTATGTGGAAGATCGTCTTGAAATAAATCATACTTCTGACGGAATACTCCAAGTTTCAGAAGGGGTAGATGGTATAGAAGTTGACTACGATTATCCTCTCATCGAAAGAGTATATGGTACATATGTAGGGAACAGTATCTATACAGATAAAGATCGAGTCAATTATGGAAAGGTCCTAAGACCAATTCTGTTTGGTGGTAAAGATTCTGTTCCTGGTGATATCACTCCTTCTCTTGTGCCATGTGCAAGAGGTACAGATAATGAAGATGAGAGACTAGCAGCAGCATTCGTATATCGTCTTATTCGTCCTGACCAAAGAGGTGAAATCTTTATTGCTCATGATAAGGGTGGGCATGCCTTCTATCACTATCCTGCAACCACAAGTGCTCATCCATTAGGTGAGGGAAAGTCTGTTTCTTTTAACACTCATGGTAATGTGAAGGCTGTCATAGGCAAGGATGGTGAGGGTGCAAAGAGCCTTGATATAACTACAGGTGGGTCAATTGACCTGAATCTTGGTAAAGATGCTGCTGGGTATAGTTTCAATCAAACCCTGACTGGATCAGCAAATATTGAGATTCGAGGTAAGGACAATGATGGTAACGGGTACCGATTTGTCTGTGAAGGTACCTGCGTTGAAAGTTTGAGAGGTGGGAAGTTTTCCACTGTGTTTGGGAACTTCAAGGAAGAAGTCAGTGGTACGAAAGATGAGCGTTACAATAAAATAACCCAAAAAGTGATAGGTGAGCATTCAACTTTTGTGGGTGAAAAGAAAAGTGTTACTGTTAAAGGTAATGTGGAAGCTACATATGCTGAAGGCATAAAGGAAACTATAATAGAAGGAGATTTTGAACGAGAAAATCTGATTGGGAATTCAAAATTAACCCTAGTCGCTGGAGACCAAATAGCACTCCTCACCTTAGGGAACCTTAAAGAGACTTTGACTGCTGGGGATCGAGTCACAGAAATTGTAGCTGGTAATTGGAAAGTAAGTGTCACAACAGGAAGTGTTGCTATTAATGTCACTTCAGGTAATATAGATATCAAGACATTAGCTGGTAATGTGACATTGGATGGTTTACAAGTGAATGTGGTAGGAAAAGTAAAAGTAGTGATAGATGCCCCACTGGTCGATATTGGTAAGGTATTAGCAGGTGGTGTGGTTTCTGGTACAGGCCCACCCAACCCAGGAGGTCATCTTGATTATATGACGGGTATGCCACTTATGGGCTCCCCAACTGTAAAGGTGTGATATGCCCCTGACTCCTCCAGGACTTATGGGGCTATTGTCCCCTCTTATGAGTGGTGCTGGGTTTGCTGGCACAATGGCTCAACCTATGGCATTGGCTATTTCCAATGCTGTCACAACTTATCTTCTATCTCTTCAAGTGAAAACAACTGATGTTGGTACTTTTGGGACTGGTGTTGGTACAGGGAAAGTGATAATCACTCCACCTCAACTTGTGGGTCCCCTTCTTGGTGCTGCTACAGCAAACAATTTGAAGGGTACATCAACTCCTGGGCTCATGACAGCTATCGGGAATGCTGTGGCTTCTTTCATAGCTTCAATGGCTATTGTGCAGACACAACATCCTACTGTAGCTGTGGGGTCAGGGATAGGGCAGTTATTGATTATAGGAGGACCAGCCCCTTTACAGGGGCAGCTAATGGGTATGCTTTCAGCAGGGGGTTTTGCGGGACAATCTACACCCTCTTTTGCAACTGCCGTGGCTCAAGGATTGACACAAGGGTTAGCTACTGCTCAGATAATTCAGGTGATTGCTGGATCTCCAGTTGTACCTCCACCAGTACCATCATCTGGAGTTGGAATTGGGAAAATGTTATGAGTGCTATTGAATTAAATCTTTCAGGATGGGTGCTAAGAAAACCCAAGGTGGCAGAATCGAATTCTCCAAATACCTCTGCACCTGATACACAGGAACTTTCAGGGTTCAGTCCTACGGAACGAGCTGATTATATGGTAGCAGCTCTTAACAATGGCTGGATGCATGAAATAGAGTTTGCTTGGGTAGCAAACAAGGACCGTGGTCAGTTTGGTTTTTCTGATGCAGATCAGAGATGGACACCTTTACCTGGACGTTCCCCTCTTTCGTTGGGATCATTGTCAAATACTGAAAGGTTGGTTGCAGCTCCTATCCCTACTGATACTTATCCGTATCGATTTTACATTTCAGATCCTAGCAGTTCAGATTTGACTACTTTCAATGTAGTTTCCTCTTTCACATCTCCAGCTTCTCTTGCAGCAGGGACTGTTGAGATCCATGATACTTCAGGTGAGTTGAATTTTTCTCAGGATGATGTAGATGATTTTGAAGGGGATGCAGTTTATTATCAGACTGAAGGATTTGTGAACTATGGGGATGAGAGTAAATACCGTTTAGGGGCTTTAGAAGACCCTCTAGACGCTTATCGTCTTGCTCTTAATCCCATTCCTTCCCCTACACAGTTTCCAATCATTAGAATTGGAAATAGACTTCCTCTTACCCCTGTAGCTGTGAACACAGAGGCTAATTTTACTAGTCCTAGTGCTGGTACTGTGCAATGGGCAAAAGACAAGGGAACTTTGAATTTTAGTTCTACAGATATCACTAATTACGAAGGTGATATGGTGTATTACTGGGGGGCTTATGATTCTTTTGATAGTCCTGGATCACCTGGATTGAGTGCTAAAACGTATAGTCTTGGTACTATTGACATTTCAAATCCCGCTAATCCTACTACTACTGGTTCTATGCCTCCTAGTGCTGTGCCTTCCAGTGGTGGAGATGTCATAATTTATTTCACTTTTGCCACAGCTTATCGTCGAGTCACAGAGACTAATATTGTGTCAAGTTTTTCTACTACGGTGAAATATGGAGAAGTAGAACTCAAAACTGATGGTACTATCAAGTTCAATTATGCTGAGGCAAGACGATATAAGATTCCTTTATCCTGGAATGTTTATGCTGTGGTCTGTGATTATGATTTGAGTAGTGAAGATGTTGGGGTGCGGTATTTCCGTAGTTTAGTCAATAAGGATGGTTCTGATTCTGATGTTACAGATCTTAATTGTCTAGTCACTGTAGAAGATCAGACTCTGATTTCAGGTCTTATTGCATCTCCTATTCAAGCATTGCCAGTATCCCCTATAGAACCACCTCTTTCAGCTCCATACAAAAACCCTTCATTTAGAATTGAGGGAAAGGGGATCACAACATTACAGGACCTCAAAACTAGTTCTAGTGCTGGTGTGGGTTTTTTGCTTGATTATGAGACAAAAGAATTGACTCTTGCTTACAGGAGGAAGTTTGATATCAGTCTTGACACAGATGCTTCATTTTACAACTTTGAGGATGTTGGGATTGTTCAGTACGGTTTTGTGTTAAGAGATGGTCCTGAGGCTGGTCCAAATACGGACATGTCAGAAGGAGATGATTATCTCTTAGAATCTAATGGTGGAGCAATATTCTTTATCAATCGATTTGGTAAGACTCTTGACACTGGAACAAAGGGTCAAGTCACATCGGCAACAACATTTAGAGATACTACGGCTGATTTCACAGGGTTTGCTGGGAAACAATTAGTGATCTTATCAGGTCCAAATAAGGCTTCCTACCTTATTGATTCAATTACTAGTAGTGTTGAATTAGAAATCGAAAGTAGTATTCCATTTCCTTCTACAGGTACTCGTATCGCTTATGAGATATGGGATGAACCAGAGATATTGGGAGATAGAGTCTGGGAAGAGCTTCAATTGCCTGAAGATTATTTCAAGTTGAAGAAACTTTTTCCTATTGGCACAATATCAAATAGTCCTAGAAGAACAATTCCTATTGTAGACATTTCAGCTCGTGTTGAATTTCAGCTAGATGCTGATACTATTGATATTTCCTGGGTTGAAACAAATGGTGATTTTGGAACTCCCAGTGCTGGTACTGCTGAAGTCTCAAAAGAAACTGGGGATGTAAATTTCTCAGCAGCAGACCTCACTACTTATAGTGGTCAGACAGTATGGATCTCATGGTGGTTATATCCTTCAGATTACATGGTAAATTCTGGTAATGGAGGTATATATCTCAACACACCTCTATTGAATTGGGAAAGACTGAAGGCTTTTTACTACACAGAAGAGGGTGGCGATTTACAAGAGGAACACCTTGTAGTTCGTATTTGGGATGAGATTTGTGTGATCACCCCTGGTTCTGTGGATGTGCCATTTAATCCTGATGATCGAGAAACAGATTCCAGTTTTGGCATTTTGGTGTACCGAGGTGATGTTACCAGTGGTGTTGGGAGATTCTACAAGTTATCTGATACTGAAACCAGTGAAAAAGTATCTGTTGATTGGGATACGAATACCCTAACATTCATAGATCCTTTGGCAGGAGATGATGAAGTCACTGTAGAATACTATATCATTGATCCTGTTGGGGGTGAAAAGTCATTCACTTTATCTACCTACCCAATATTTTTCCCAAGCTATGATTTCGAGGTAGGTACAAATGAATTCATAGCCTGGGGAGATGTGTCTTCAGTTTTTGTAGCAGATCAGTTTGTGTTTCTGGGTGGGAACGACATTTATAGAGTTTCAAGCTCATCATATGCATCAGGTAAGACCACAGTGACTTTGGCTTCTTATCTTCGTAAAACATACAAAGTACCAACATTTTTGGTATCAAGCCAACCCCTGGATTCAAATTACTTTGAGCCTGTAACTGAGCGTTTTGAGAAAACTCAGAAAGGAAGCTATGCTCTAAATTTCAAAACTATTGTGACTGGTATCAGTGTTGGTACTATCCTGACTCTGGGTGGCGATGACTATTTGGTTTTGGGTGTAGCTATTGAAGATAACCGTACTGTAGTTCAAGTTGGTTCCAAGTTCCCTTCAGAATATTACTACACACCAGGAGCTTTGGAGCGATCTATCCGACCTGTGTTTCCAGATCAGACAACAGAATTTGTGACAAGTCTCCCATTGGTTACCACAGAGCCATTTACTCTTCGTCTCAGGAATAAAAATGCCGGTACTGTTGAGGAACTAGTTTTGGATACTGATTTGAGTGTATCTGAATCAGGTGCCCTTTTACTACTAACCAAGGCATTAGGTTCCAATGATATTCTTGAATTCAATTACGCTGGTAGAGAAACGTATGATGAAGACCATGAATTCTCAGGAGAGTATATTTACAGATATGTGCCTGATGATTCAAATCAGTTCTTGGGGGCTTCTATTATTGCCTCTTATACCGTCTATAACCCAGATACACTGTATTTCAGGGTAGAGCCTTTCAATACCATTGCTCTTGAAGTTTCATCTGCCCTGGGGGAAGCTGCGGCTTCTCAAGCACCTTCTTCAGGTCCTCCTGGCCCACCACCCCCACCACCAGCTCTAAATGAGAAAGGGAAGAGCACTTTCTACTGGGATTATGGTGATACTGTAGACAGTGATGCCGTGGCAAGAAGGTATTTGTTATATTACAATGATGTCTGCAATTTGATAGAAGACCTTTTGGCATATTTTGATGGTAGAGTTGTGGGGGATATTCACGGGAAGTTCCTTTTTACAGACAGTCTTTACACAACTCCTGTTGAACCAAGTGCTGCTGTGAATCATATCGATAGCATTATCTATATTTCACCAGCTTGGCCTGCATTCCCATCCCCTCCTTTCCCACCTGGATTCCCACCACGTCGTTCACAGGCAATGTGGAAGGGTTCAAGATATAGTCGTCTATATCCTGAATATGGTAAATTCTTTGGTGCTAGCTCTCCTACAGAAGGGGCTGGTCCTGGTTATTCATTCCCTGATGAATTTTTGAAAGAGATTTATGAAATTGGTCGTGAGAATTTAGCAAGTATTTCAGGTGTGAAAGACCGTCCAGCTCGAACCAAACTTCTCAATTCAATAGCTTCAGGAGAAAGTTCAGCTACATTAGAAGTAGAGAGTGCTTCTGAAGATGGTGAGGAATTCATGGTTCCTGGGTTTGCTGTTGATGATGAGGTGATGATAGGACGTACCTCAAATCCATATCTTGTGGCTGGGATAGTTACAGCAGTAGATACAGGGTCCACTCCGAATACAATCACTGTTGATTTCGTTTCATATAGCCTTACCCCCACATTACCACCCCCCAGTGGTACTACATGCCCTGCTCTTTTACCTAATGACACGGTATATCATAATCCATTTTGGTGGGAAGATGATGGTGGCGGGAACCCAATTGGTCATTTCCAAACATATAAGACAGGGCTTGATTTTGCAGTGGATATGAAAGCTGGGAATCTTATCAATATGGGGTTCCCATTCCCACTTCCAGGTCAGACTCCAATTCAACCATTGTCTTACCTAGAAGGTAAGATTAGTTACGGCAATGCCCTTACAGAACCATACCGATTCCCAGCTTTGGATGGGCAAGTATACAATGATTGGAATGACAGAGAAATTCCATTCAAGATCAATGCAACAGCAAACTTTGATTTTGTATTTGAGGGTGAAGAAGATCTTATAGATGCTATTACGGCAAATACTCTTGAGGGTGTTCGAGATACTGATGGTGATATTTTGTCAGATCGTCAGACTTTTGAGGGAGATATTGCTGGATACAATCTTGAAGTTAATGATGAGCTGATTCTTCTTACAGGTTCAAATACAGGTCGTTATCTTATCACATCTTTTCCAACTTCTGTGCAAGCTAAGGTAGCAGCATTTAAACATCGTCAAGATGGTACTGTTGATTATGAGATCTGGGATTCTACTGAAACAACTCTTAGGACCAGTGGGACTACAGCTAATATCCAAACTGACCTTCTGACACTTCAAGACACGGGTAAAAATTTCCCCGTAGCTGGAGTTATTGTTGGGGATAAACTTATCGTTAATTCAACTTCTGGGTACTACAATAACGGGACATATTGGATACAGACGGTTGCTACTACCACAGTTTCGGTGCGAGCCTTTAGTACCTCAGAGACTGGTGTTTCATTCGATATCAAACGAGGTACAAGCACTACTGGTCGGGCTTCTGGTGATACAGGGTATTTTGACACCACTACGGTTTTCATTGATCCTAATGCTACATGGGAAACAGATGAATTGGTGAAGGGAGATACTCTGGTAATCCCTGAAGGGAAGAATCGGGGGAACTGGAGAATCAATAGTATTGATAGTGAAACTCAAATGACTCTTCAGGATGCTGTCCGAGTTGCTGAGGATGGGACAGGTGGTAGTCTAACTGACACAGGGGCAAATGATCGTCTTGATGTTTCTGGCACAGTATTTCAAAGTAGTGATGTGGGTCGTAAAATAACCATCACAGGTACTTCTAACGGAAATGATGGGACATATACTATTCTATCTTTTATTGATAGCAACAGTATCACAATTAGTGGAAGTTTCCCAGGGACCCTCCCTGATACAGGGAATTGGGCTCTATGCGTTGATTACAAAGTTGATGATGTGAGACGTGAATCTCAATATATAGCAGATTGGAGAACAAAACTTCTAGAAGAACAGTCTGAACTTCAAGATGTTACTTTCCAAGGTATTTTGGATGACCTTTTTGATACTCTATATGATACATCAGCCTTTGTTTCTGGGACTTCCGGTGCGGTGACTGGGGCTCAAACTTTCCAAGACACTTCAAAAGATTTTGAAGTTCTAGGTGTAGTGAAGGGAGATATTCTAGAAATATCTTCAGGTGTAAATGCTGGTATGTGGTGGGTAGAAGAAGTCAGTGGAGATACCATTACTATTCCAAGTACAGATGCTTTTCCAAGTACAGATACTGGTCTATCGTATGATGTCTGGCAAGGAAATACTCGATTTTCAGAGGATATGCGTAGAACTCTTATGGACTTTTTGAACCTTATCAATGGGGCTCTTAATGACATCACTGCTACTCTGCCATACTCTCAAATCGATACCAACCCTGATTATGGAGATCCCACAGACACGTTTTTAGGTAATCGTCAGGATGATGTCCAAGATTTCAGAACAGAACTTGCTGAATTCCCAGAGAGATTTGAGACAGCTTTACAATATATAGATAAATTGTATGACAAGAGATTTTCTTGGATTGATTATAGAGTAAATCTAGAACAAGGGACTTTACCCACCAAAGAACGGTTATTGAATGAAAAAGAGAAGAATGAACGGGATTTAATTAAGAAATTATTAATGGTCCAGGGGTAGTAGAGGTGATTCATGAATGAACAGGAAGAGAACATTGCTGAAGAGGTAGAAGAACCAAAGAAGGAGCCTTTCAAGTGGAAGCATAACAATGACATTATGCAGAATATGGCTAGTAAGTTCATAGGTCCTTTGGGAATGCTCAAAGATGCTTTGGTAGAGGAAAGAAACAAGCTAGTAAAGAATCGTAACGAATGCAGGAAGCGTAATTTAAATGGCTGAGTGGAAAAGCACATTAAACTTGATGCCCGAGGTTGTGCTCGAATCGGCAGATCAAGTATCAAAGGTTCTGAAGAAATTTAGAACCGTGCTCAATATCATTCTGACAATATTAGAGACTGCCAAGATGTTCCTTATTGACCTTGGAAATCCTTTAAAGGTCATTCTGGAAGGTATTGTGGAGTTTATTGTTGGTATTTTGAATGATTTGAATCAGAGTGTTGGTATCTATATATTGTTGGTAGGACCTGTTATTCAAGGTCAAAAATTTCTTGATATCAAAGGTGGTATAGCCAATTTCAATCAGAAGTTTGCAGCAGCTCTTTATGATTCAGCAGATGGTAACCGACCACAATTCACAGATACCTCTGAGGTGCATTCTTTCGTTATAGTTCTAGATTCTGGTAATCTTGCTGGTATTGTTGAGCAGTTTGTTAAGTTGATAATAGCGATTGGGGAGAGTATCACTCAAAACCTCCCACCCCCAGACAATGTTCGAGCTACCCCTATTGACAAGGATGATGGGTTATTAGTGAGTAACCTATCAGTAATGAAACGAGAGGCTGTTGGAGTCCAGATTGATTGGACTCTTGGTGGTGCTGGGGGTACAAATATAGCTGATTCGTTTGTACCTTCAAAATGGAGGATTGAACGGTCTAAGACTAGGGCTGGAGAACCTTTTCTGATTGATGAGGAGGTTTACAATGCGGCTGGAGAGAAGACCACTATAAAGAAACATGTCTTTGATACCTTTGGTCGTCCCGTATATATTTGGGAGCATGTAGAAGATATCACAGCTAGTGATGCTACGTTCTGGGGTGGTGTATTTGCTGGGTCTTATACCTACAAAGACAAAACAGTAAATCCAGGGGAAACTTGGTTTTATCGTATCAGGTCAATGATTGGGGACCCTCCCACTACGGTTAGTGAAAGTGATGTTAAGGATGGTGTTCTGACTACAAAGGGTCTTCTTGGGACTCCTTGTTCCCCTGTTGAGGTTTACGTGCCAAAGAAAGCAGATGGTATGGGAGCTACTGATGATCCAGTAGCTGCTTTAAGTGATACCATTTATGCTGCTCTTATATTGGGATTCCATGTCCCATATAAAGGGACTCCAGCATTTCCTGGTCATGGTAGTTTGTATAAGTCCTATCCATGGGTATATCAATATCTGTCAGCACCTGTTGGTATGTACTTTTATGAACTTCGTCTACTCTATGCTATAAAGTTGGCTGATGTGATTGCAATGTCAATCACCAGATCAAAAGAAATGTTTCAGAGTTTTTGGGATACATACCAAGATAAAAAAGGTTCTGTGAAGACAGTCCTAAATTATCAGGGTTCCACTGTTTCTCATCCTTATTTATCTGAAGCTTCTTCATTAGATACATTACAGAATGATGTCTATGCTATAATCATTTCATTCATGGGAGCCCTAGCTACCAGAGGAGACCCACCCAACTGGATAGCATTCAGAGTGTCCAATCTGATTCCTGCCCCTGTATTTGGTGTAATTCGTAAGATAGAGGCTGAGATTCGAGGTCTTCTCGAAGCTTATGAAGGTATTGTGAAGGATATCATTTCTTTCATAGAACTGTTAGAGGCTAGGATTGTAGCATTGAATGACCTTATAGGCTTTGTTGAAGAGATAATTGAAGTTCTGAAGAACTTAACATTCCCTTCTGCGAGTACAGTTTTGGTTCATGGTTCAGGTCTTGGTGGTATGTTAAATGAGTATCTTGCAGCAACGGGTGGGCCAGAACCTAACGATGATAATTATACCGTAGGTGCTGTGCTGTTGTTTGCAATTCCAGGTCTTGCACCTCTTTTTGAATTATTGCAAGGAGGGGATTGATATGGCTTTTGATTTTCTAGGTACATTTACATCTGGTCAATATATGCGACTAGAGGAATTCCTTGAACTTCAACAAGGAGACATACAAGGTCGCATAAATTATCTTCAAGGTGAAATTCGTCGCACAGGTGTCTTAGTGGTTACTTTTGATATCAACACTGGATATATAGAATCTATAGAAGCTAGTCCTGACAAGAGTCTCATAGGGAAATTGTTTTCAGCTTACATTCTTCAGGGAGGTGAGCCTGAAAAAGAACTACCAATACGATCTTTTAATGATCCTATATATTTACCACAGGGATCTGCTCAGGCAATGCCAACAGAATTCAGTAATAAGAGACAGATTCGAGAATCATATAGATATGATTCTTATATGTCTTTAATTATTCATTCTTTAAAGGAATGGGTATTGGAGAGCATAAAGTTCAAAAGAGAAGATTTAGAGTTCAAAATGAAGAAGTTAATGGATTGGTCAGATCAGTGTGCATTTGAAGCGATCACATTAGGTGTTGTTGGAGATATCAAGGTAGAAGAGCAGAGTGAGGAAGAAATAGATAAGAAGGTTCCAGATGGAGCCCAGGATTATTATATGGAGAAATATGCTCAGATAGCTCAGGCTGAATCAGAAGATCCAATGAAGAAAATGGTGGTTCTGTCATCCTTGACTGCAATGATAGAAGAGGCCAATACAGAAGTTTATTCTGGAGACCATGGTAGTGTAACGATAGAAGATGGTGATGTATTTGGGTTGACGGCTGGTAAGATTAGGAAGACCATGGAATCTGATAAGGATGTAGAGGATGATATCCCAATAGTAGGTGCATAATGAGTTATGATTTCAGATTAGATGCTATTTGCCCACACCAGGTTGTGTTTGAGGAACTTGGTCTTGTGGACTATCAGTATCTTCATCCTATTAGTCCTATATCTACATCGAAAGTAAAGGTGTTTGTAAATGAAATGGAAGTGCCTAAAGAAGGTCTCCATTCTAGGGCACATTCATTTTTCACCCATACCGGATTTTCATCTATTGTGTCTGGCACTAATGATGTAATCAAATTGGCTGTAGATTCTGGGTCTGAGCAAACAATTATTCTTGAATCTGGGGTGTTGACAATAGAACAAATAGCTCAAGATTTGAAAAACAAAGTTAGTAATGTAGATATAGAGGTGAGTAAAGGTTATTTGAGTATTACTTCAAAAACATATGGTTCAGGGTCAAAACTTATATGGGGGGATGGAACAGCACATTCAACTTTGGGTGTGCCTGTTGATAGAATTTATACAGGTAAAGAATTGTATCCTGGATGGGACTTAGTTGTTGATGAGAACTCTGTAGGGTTACGAATGGTGTCATTCAATAGTCCTTTCATGAGTTCAGATAATATCATTGAGATGACATATTTCACTTCATCTCAATATTGTCGTCGATGCCAGGGTTTGAAAATTGAAAATGACTTCAGGTTTGATACTCTGGGAAGAAAAATTAAGGTCAGAGATGAGAATCTACTACAACAAGAAATAAACAAGATTCTTCTTACCATCAAAAAATCAAATCTTTTCCATCCTTGGTACGGAACAAGATTGAGTTCTTTGCCTGGATCTAAGTATATTGATTTTATAAAATCTGAGATTCTATCTGAAGTAAAAAGTGCTTTGGATAATATGCGAGATATAAAGTTGCAGCAGGCTCGGTTGCAAGAAGTGACTCCTGGGGAATTTCCAGAATCGTTATCTGTGACAAAGTTTTCACAGCCTGATAATGACCCTACAATACTAGATCTAGAAATAGATGTTTTGAGTAGGCAGGGAAGGAAAGTAACAATCAATCAGTTGATACGACTACCCAAACCTGAAGTGATTAATCAATTACCTCAAGGTTTTTCTAGAAGAGGTTAGATATGGCTATAAGTGCTCCAGAGATATATTTACCAGATGGGTCAGAAACCTCGACCTATATTGTATTTTCTTCTAATGTGAGAGAGCATTTTTTTGAAGGTTTTGTTGATCCCAACACAATTGATGTTCAGGTGCAGATAAGAGGTGGTGGTTTTGTTTCTGATCCTACTTTAGTCTATTTGGATCTTCCTAATTTTACAATCCCAAATCCTGCTAGTTATCCAGATGGTCTTTCTTTACTACCTGGTGAAAATCGTATTGATATTCGAGCTATTGATGTTGGTGGTAATACTAGTTCTGTGTCTTCAATTCTTGTCACGTATGTTACTGATAAAGAACTTTCTCTTCAAGTCACAGCTCCTACGGGTATCACTGTATTCCGACACAAAGATAAGGTCACATTAGCTACTACTCAGAACCCAGAATCAGAAGTGGTAGGGTATAACTTTTATGCTTCTAGGGAGAGTGGTGGTACTGTTACAGGTTATTTCAAACTTAATGATGAGTTAGTCACAGATAGTTATCTTGAGACTGAGGATGTAGATACTCATGATGAGGAAATTTCCTTCACACATGAAAATAATTTCCTCAGGATAACGGTGCAAGAAGAAGATGAAGATGGTGTCTTGGTACGAGAAATTTCAGATTCTGTTGTTGATATGGCAGATGCTATTCCAGACCAGATTCTTTCTCTTGACCTCACTGGTAAGAAATCTGCCCAGCATTTCTATTTTGACCATGACCGGTTGGCTGAAGAAGCAGATGGCACAATAAATAATGATCAGTTCCTCGATATCCCTGATGATCAACCTCTGTATTATGTTATTACGGCAGTTGGTTATGATTCGAGATATCGTGAGTATGTAGAGAGTAAGTATAGTTCTGAATTGGTAGGGTTACCTCTGATCATTGACACTACTATCAAGGATATGACCCCCAGGACAAGTCAGGACATTATCCTTTCTGAGATAGAGCAAATCCAGAAGCATGATCCTTCTGTTAGCTTGATACCTGGTTCATCTACTAGAGATATACACTTAGATCCACCTGCTACTGAGATAGAACGTGTGAGTTTCATAGCAGACTTCATTCATAGGTCACAGAGCTTCTTAACATTGATGGCTCTTGATGATGCTGATGGGGATGGTATCAGTGATGATGTGAGTGTCTCACCATATAAGAGAGCTTTGAAGAGTGCTCTTCTTTTGGATCGTGATGAGGATGTTCAGATCATCATTGATGATGCATTTGATAAAAAAGCTGGTGACTATTACGTCACTAGACAAGGGGCTATTAGATCTATAGGACAGGCTGTTTTTTACCTTACCACTAAACCCACTAGAGACCTGGTGGTTGAACGTGGTGCTATTATAGCAACTACTCCTGATGAGGAATTAGGTATCCCAGCTTTCTCATATGAAGTGACAAGTCAAGTCACTATGGCTATTGATAATGTAGATTCCTATTATAATGCTTCAAGAAGACGCTGGGAAATTGTTGCTAATATCAGGGCTCTAGATTCAGGTTCAGATGGCAACCGTCCCGCTAACCAGATCAACAAGGTAGTATCAGGAGCTTCTGGCTTCTCTGTGATCAACCTTGAGCCGACCCAATGGGGTTCTGATATTGAGAGTAATAGTTCTCTTGCAGAACGATCTATGTTAGCTCTTGTGTCTGTGGACTCTGGTACAACAGGTGGTTATTTGGCTACTGCTAACAAAACTCCTGGTGTGCAAGAGGCTTTGATAATCGAAGCTGACAATGATCTGATGATGCGTGATTGGGATGATGTTAGAGACAAGCATATTGGTGGCAAGGTTGATATTTGGATCAAAGGTCTAAATGAACAGGAAGTTACAGATACATTTGCATTCCTGTTTGATATAAAAGAGAATCAGGCTTTTGATATTATTGATGCTGTGAACCTTGTTTTCAGATCTACTGATAGCAATTTGTCTGAAGATAATCCAATATCTGAAATGCTTGATGACCCTTCAAAAGGATGGGGTTTCAGAAATATCACTAAAGGGACTGACTTTGATTTGGCTGGAGTAACCATCCAGGATTATAGAACCATCCAATTGGATAATGGTATCAGCCAACCAACATTCGATGTAGATGATGTGATTGTTGGTGATTATCGATTCCAGTCTACAAATACCTTCACACCGACTCGACAACCTGTGAGAAGAATTGTGAGTGTTGTGGGTGAGGTATCAGGGACTTTGGATGCTACAAATGGGTATGAATTGTATAAGTTAGATGACCCTCTTCTTTATGGTGAGAGTACCAAGGCAAATGATTATGTTAAGGTTATCCCATATGGTGGACTTCCATCAGGTGCTGTTATTTCAGTGAATGATGAATCTCATATCTTGGTTGGTACTAGACATGAGCCGTTAGATTCAATTGGTGTGGACATCACATCTATTCGGGTATTCAACGTAGCCAGAACTATTGAGTATGATGGTCCTGAATCTTCGAGTCCAGATTATTTGATTTCACCAGGGTCTTCAACTGAGCCAACAACTATTGTGAGGGTGTCTTCTGGAACTATTGCTAATGGTCAGGAAGTAAGTGTTGACTATCAACATGACGAGAATTTTGAGGTTCGTTATGTAGTGAATGACCTGATTCGTCAGGTGCAAGAAAACATATCTGTGAAGAAACATACTACAGCAGATGCTTTGGTAAAACAGGCTATAGAGAATTCCATCAATATTGAAAACACAGTTATTCTTGAGTACGGTGTGGATCGACCACAAACAGATTCAAAGATAAGAACCAGGGTTGCTCAAGAAATTAATAGTCGTCCAATTGGTGGTGGTATCAGGCAAAGTGATGTGATCCATGTTGAGGAGGCTGTTTCAGGAGTTGATTATGTGATCGTTCCATTTTCTCAAATGGTTTGGGCTGACGGTTCTCAGATTCTCAGGAATCCATTGCTGAGTAACTATGTAGAACTTTCTTCCCTGCATGCTGGTACAAATAAAGCTTATATTCTTATCACAGCTCTGAATGCATCAACAACAGATGGTGGTGGAGCAACTTCACGGCATAGAGGTGTTTTCCAAGATGATCAGCCAATGGAGTTGGTGACTACTTTAGCTAATGTGACAACTTCTCCCGATCAATCCTTTATAATTGGTAAGGATGGGGCTTCAATCACAGGGTATTCAGACGATGCCACTCTTATCAGTGAAGGGTATACTGATGCAGATGAGATTGAGGAAGAAAGAAAGAACCGAACAGGTAATAGAGTGGTTGTTTCTTTGACCTCCATACCTGAAGATGACTTACCAACAGACCATACATACACTTGCTCATATGTTGTGAGTGGTGACTCTGGAGCAAGAGATTTGACAGCCAATAAGCTGGAATCTATTACGGTAGGTAACTTCAATATTATCTACAGTGAGGAATCATTATAATGACAAATATGCTCCAAAGTCCATATCCATTGGTAGATGATGGGAAGCAGTATCGTACCAGATTGAAAGCTGAGGCAGACCAGATTTTATCAAATCTGTTAGCTATGCTTCCTTCATATTACATGTCGGAGACTCCATCTACAAATTATGCTTTGGAACTTCGAGCTTTTGCAATAGAGCTAGCGAAAATCAAAATTACATTGGATGACATTTCAACAGATGGTAATTTTATAAATACACGTTCAGAGTTTCTATATCAAATCATTGGGTACTTGATTTTCTTGAATGGTCAACTTCCCACTACTGAATTTAATGACCATGAATTCAAAGAGTTTCTATTAGCTATCATCAAGATCTATTTTCAAGGTTCTACCACTCAATCTATTCAAGATGGTATCCAGTTATTTACTGATCGTGTTGTGACTATTGTGGAGAATTACTTAGAAGTGGAAGCTGGTGCTGAAGGATATGATATCAGTGACCAGTTCACGTTTGGTGTGAATTTTGAAATAGAGGGTGAAGAGATCCCTCAAGACTTTGTGACTCTTGATGCAAATATTAACTTGATACTTAGGATCATAAAACCTGCACACACACTGTTTCGGATCAGATATATATTTTCTGATGATTTTGACACTACAGATCCCGTTGATGGGGTCTCTGATGAGTATCGGTTTGAATTGAGCGATTATCATTATGATGATGTAAGGAAGAACTGGTTTGGTCTCAAAGATAAAGACCGACTAGGAGCAAAGGAAGAAGAGAGTGTGATTGGGGAAGATGTTTCGTACCAATTTTAATGAGTGAGATATGACTACTTATGACACAACTGGGAACCCTATTTTACCTGCTGGGGTAGAAGAATTTTTAGATGGGAACCCCTCTACTTTCATAGACCGATTCATTCGCACTAGGTTTGGACCTATTGTTAAGGGTGATGGCGAGGGGAAGATTGCAGATGATCCTTCAGATGTGACTGTCCTGGTGAATAGTACCCCAGCTACTGTAAAGGCTGTACTAGGTCTTATCGGTATTGTGGTTTTGGAGGATGCACCATTACCAACTGATACAGTAAAGATTTGGTATGATCATTTAAGTCGTCCACGAGTTGAGTTTAGGCGTTTGAATTCAGTTGAGTTTGTCTTAAATGCAGATGGTAATAGAGCTTGGGGTTATCAGCGATATCTTTATGAGAATGTGTTGATAGATCCTTCTATTGACAATCCTCTTGGTTTCCAAGGAGGTGCTGTAGGTACTGATCCAGAGCTTTTTGGATACTTCTATCGAGCCTATGAAAGAGCATATTCCATAGCTCTGAATGACCCAAATCTGTTGTTGTTGAATTCACCACACCATCGTATCGCATATCCTCCATTTTCGAGAGGTCTTTACGAGACTTTGGTGAGCTATGATGGTAATGTTCTTCCAGAGAATCATGTCACTTATCCATGGGATTCTGCTGGTTCAGGGATATCTTCTGTAGATGGTCGTTTGACCATTGAAGATAACAGTAGTGGAGCTTTTCCCACAGGGAAAGGTTACTATTACTATCGTCCAGAAGACCTTTCATTTCAGTATACAATGTCGTTTTCATATCGTTCAAAAGTGACATCTTATACTTTGACAGGTTGTTTTTCAGGGGTGGCTTCTGGGTTCATTGATGGTAGGAATCTTTGTCTCATAGCATGTATAGAAGATTCTGGTACAAAATATATTGGCATACTGAAAAAAGGTGGCGATGAAACAATATTTTCATCTTATGAAAGTTATGAGTTGGATTGGAGTGAGTATCATATCTTCAGACTATATCGTACCATTGATCAGGTGCGTCTTTATGTAGATGGTGGTGCTGCACCAATACTTACTGTTTCCACTTCTGACTTAGCTGATCCCAATGAATTAGAACTCCAGATTGACTTTATAACGGGAACATTTTTTGGGAGTATGAGCCGGAATTCAGTCAATGTTTCTGAATGGGATTATCTAAGATATCTGATTACTCCTATCTCTCCAAGTGAGTCGGCTCATTATGTTAATGTCTTGTATGAGGCAAATTCTCTTCCTACTGAGGCAGGTTCACCTTGGTTTAAGATAGGGGCATTTGGAACTGAGAGATTACTTGGTATCGAAACTCTTTTGTTGAACAAGATATCAGCTTCTGAAGAGCCATATTCTTCTGAGGGAGGTTTAATTTCGGGGGAAGTGTTTGGGTATCATCGACCCGAACCATTCCTCTCATCTCAATCTGTGCTCGCTTTAGACTGGAAAGTGAGAGGGTATAGTTGGACTCATGGTGTTTCTGAGAGATCTCTAGGTGTATTTGCAAATGATTATGATAGGCTATTAGCTATATCATTCTTCTCAGATGTTGAATTACCATTGTTATCATATAATGGGCAAGTTACTCCTGATACTGATCCAGAAACTCCTTGGACACCAACTGGAACAGCTACAATTGAGGTGGTAGATAATATCCTCAATATAGATGATAGTTCTGATACTGGAGGTATCTTATATGGCAGAGAAGATGTAGCTAATAATATTCTGGGGCATGATCAGAATTATATCTATGAATTCAGAGCAAAGGTAAATTCATATTCAGCAGATCCTTCTGGGTTTATAGGTGTCTTGACTGAAATTTTTGATGGTGTGCCTGGTACTGACTCTGGTCCTTTGATTGCTAGTCTCACAGATCTTCCTGTATCAGATAGTTTGACAGTTACAGGGCTGTTTAGTCCTGATGATGTAGATAAATATGTTACAGTCACCAATTCGACTCAAGGTAATAATGGTACTTATCAAATTGTAAGTTATATTTCAGCAGATCAGGTTCAGGTATCACCTTCATTCCCAGGTACAATTCCTGAGACAGGAACTGGTGTTCGAGCAAATATGTTAGGGGGGTATCCTGGTCGTAACATACAAGTGATGTTGAGAGAAGAAGGTGGTGGGACCAAGGTAATTTCATTCGCTTCTGAAGGCACTGTTTTATCTTCTATAGCTTTTACTTGGAACGATAGTGAATTTCATACCTATCGAGTCATTGTCAATCAAGATAGTGACCTAGTAATGCTTATGGTTGACGGTCTTTCAAAGGGAACATTGGCCTATACTTCTTTCACTGAGAGTGCTGGTGATACTGCTTATTTTGAGTTTGGATCTTCTGGTCCTTCATCTGATGAGTCCATTTCTAATGTTGATTGGGATTATTTCAATTCATATCCCATAAGAAGTTCGAGTAATGAATATGTTGGTATTTACAAGGGTGGTGATGTCACCGATATAGATAATTATGAGAAAGTATCTGTAGATTTCTCTTCTTATCATGAATATAGAGTAGTCAGAGATCCTAATGGCTCAGTTAGTCTTTTCATTGATGGGGCTTTAGCTATTTCATTTTCTTATCTGGATTTGCCGGATGCTTATGGCACATTCTTTGATATTGAAGGTGGGGCTGGATCTGGGGTGTATTGGGGTTCTTTTGACGAGTCAGCTCTTGTTTTAAGTGAGTGGGATTATCTCAGATTCACTATTGCTGGTGCTAAGGGATTTGATGTCATAGCACCTCACCATGAAATCTTGAATCAACAGAATGTCATTGCAAGTCCAGATCATATTTATGGTGATGTGGCAGATCATAGCCATACCAATTTCTTGTCTTCTTCTACTGGTATCCCCACTCCTATAGAAGATTATTATGATAAAAAAGAAGTGATTGATGCTTACACTCAGTTGAATCAAGACACACCTCCTGTGCCATTGACAGAAGAGGCGTTTCTTACAAAAGTTGAGTCTTTTATTGTAGTTCTTAATGACCCATTGTTTGTACTTAATGACTTTAAGTTCTTAATCAATGATGCTTCTAAATCAGTTGAACTGCAAGTCAACGAACGAGGGCTTTACAATGCTCTTGATCTTAGGTCAAAGACTACAGGAAATATTGACGACCATATCTACCCAGCTTTTGACAAGGGTTTGGGAGAGATGGAAATTGATTTCACTGGCACTCTTTGTTTTGAGTATGATGGTACTGTTGTACCTGAAGATACAGTTTATCCAAGTGGAGTTCCAGATTGGGGGTTAGAAGGGACTAGTGACTACCAATCATATGCTTCTGATGGTAAATTGACATTTTCAAGTTGGGGTTCTGGAACAAAGAGTTACGTAAATTACAACCCTATATTTGGAGCTAGGTTCCCAGTTGACCTTGAATTTTCATTAAAGGTTACACAAGATATTTCTTCTGGAGCTGGGGACACTCTGATTAGATTTGAGCTGCGAAACGATGTGTTTCCGATTCGATTTGGTTTGGCAACATCTCCATTAGGAGAGAAACTTGTAAAACTGTTTAGTGTGTCTCTTCCAAGTGAAGAGGAATCTATCATCGGTAATATTAGTTTCAATTGGGATGATGGTAGTGCTCATATCTTCAAACTTCACATTAATCCTTATTATGAAATGATAAAGATCTTTATTGATAATGGTGAAAGATCTTATATGGACATACCATTTTCAAGGCTAGAAGAGTTCCCATCAAGCATTACAGACACTACTTCTTTGAGATTTACACCAAAAGTAGATGTTGCAAATCTGAATCTTTCAGAAATTGAGATTGACTATATCAATTTCTGTGTGGCTAGAAATGATAGTTATGAAATACCAGTTCCTATAGATCCACGATTCTTTTATCTCAATGCCTATGATGATTTCACATATTCAGGTGGTTCTGGATATACTGTCTTGGCTAAGAGTCTCATGAATTCTACTGATTCAATTATGTACCCAGGTTCTAAATTCAGTGAGGCTTTTCCATCGACTAGTATTGATGGTCAGATAGAAGAGATTTATGATGCTATTGATGACTTTGTGGTTCAAGATGAAGTCGTTTTGACATATCCCTTTGGTGGCAACCGTATGAATGACCCAGATAGCACTATGGAATTAGATATGGTTACTGGGTTCTTGTTGAATGATGCTACACCAGGGTATTCTGAATATCCTCTTGTTTTAAATCCTTTGATTGATGATGTTTGGTTTGATTCTATAACAATTGATGGATCTGGTTTGATATATGGTTCTCCCAATGGTGATCATGGGACTCATAGTGTAATCATCACTGGAGATGGGGCTCGGACCTTGACTGGCCCAGATATCATATCTGGTGGTGGTACATGGACAGACACTCAGATTTACATACCAAATTCATTGGTTCCAGGGATTAATATTGGATCTACTGATGTGAAAGTTATCATTGGTAGTTATGAGAGTAATGTTGAAGTATTGAAATCAAGGATTGTTCCCGCTGCTGATCCAACTTCAGATGTCTCCAGTGGATCGTATGACTCAGCTCAAAGTGTCACCTTATCAACTACAACTCCTGGAGTAGATATTTGGTACACTCTTGATGGTAGTGATCCTGTTCCTACTACCAATGGTATTCAATACACAACACCTATTGATTTGCCTGGTGACTATAACCCAGGTGAAAGTTACGTCTTAAAGGCTATCACAGCGGGTGATGGTGTTGATTATTCTGATAGTAATATCGTTACTTGGAATATTGATATCCTTCTCCCTGAATATGTGGAATTCAGTGCTTCATATAATGACACTGGAGGTGAGCTAGAATCCTTTGAAGAAACAGCAGATGATACTGGTGATGCTTGGTATTGTCCTTATCTACGGATTCCTGGACTATATACCAGCGATGACCCGCCTGGAGCTTGGGATTTTGCTACAGTGACTCAGGGTGATGTTGAAGACTTTGAGACTGGTTGGAGTTTGTAATATGGCAAAGGCAGATTGGTCTCATTTTTGGACCCCCGGATTTATAGGTACTGGTTCTCAAAACTATACTTTTGCAGGTAGAACCAATCTTATAGCACCTGGAGCAGGGTCTTCTAATATAGCTTTTTCAACTGGTAAAGGAGCCTCCCCAGCAATAGCTGGTTTTCTATATGATGGACCTACAATATCAAAATTCCCAGTTCAGGATGGTATTATCAGTTTTGCTGTCCGTAATGGTGAAAGTGACTATATAGTAGGTACAAGCATTATTGGTGGATTGTGTAGATTCCAAGGTCTTTATTCTGGGCAATACTCTGGGACAGATCAAGTGTTGGGGTATATTGTTGGAACCAAAATGGCTCAGACTGTCTTCCGTAGCACAACAGCAACAGCAATTTACAAGCTAGTTGGTAGCTCGTCGGCAACACTTGTTGCCGATGCTTTAGCTGTTTCTACCATTGATGATGGTACTACATATTACATCCAAACAGAGTTTGCATTGAAAAATAATGGGGGTAATGTTGAATTTTACCAACGAAATAATAATACAAATACAGGTGTTTTAGGTCCAGAGGATGCTGGATGGTCGTCTTGGAATTTGGTTGCTACTGACACTTCTCCAGGAGCGTTGATAAATCCTGGTTATTGGGGTTTTGGAGTGTATATGCATACTGGATCAATGACTAGTAGCTCTCGGAATTTTGATAATATCAGGTTTGATGATGTTAGAATAAAGATTGATAATTTAGGTGATATTGGTGGAGATTAATAGCAATGTCTCAAAGTGATTGGATATGGGTAGCTTGTGAACCAAGCGGTACTTTTGAGCAAAGTATTGTTGCAAGTAGTCCTCCTAACTATAGTGGTGGGACAGATTATGGTGCTAATACATTAAGATTCCATGCTGACTTGGCTTCTGCAAGTGCTAATCAATTTTATGGTTATCGTTATAATGGGTCTGAAAGTGGTAGACATCATATAGCTCTTTGTGATTTTGCTGTCCGAAAAGAAGGTTTGATGGGTCAGCATGTGTTTCCTGGGTTTTTAATCACATATGAGGCTCTATCTGGTAGTGTGGCTCGTGCTGATGTAAAAGGTATTTGGGCAGGTTTGGGGTATTCAGGTAGTGATAATAGATGGATGATGGATATCATTGACAATTGTTATCCATCATCTACATCAATAGCTTGGACAGAACGGTGGGCTTACAATTCAACTGATAATGGTTGGTTTCAAGGGCAGTTTTTGTTCAGTGCCCATCCAAATGCTTATGGTAAGGTTGGTGGAATACAAGTATTGTTTCGGTATAATGATGCTGCTGGTGGCCCAATCACAGAGCCTGGTAGTGCAGGTTGGGAAGTGTGGAGAAGATTTGGGTATATTGATTTCTCTCTTTCTAATTTCAGTTCGTTCTATGATTCAGTAGCAAATCTATTGAATAGTGGGTTTTATGTGTATTTTGGTGCAATTCGTTATGGCTCATATAGCAATACTGGGAGTCATTACATCCAATTTGATCGAGTTCGTATACAATTCCCTTCATTCTCTTAAAGGTACGTCATGGAAGCAAAGCAGTTATATAATGGTGAGTGGATTAATTTGGTGAGTTGGAACAACTATGAGTTTGTCGATGAAGCTTCAATCGTGTTAGTTGTTCTGATCCGTAAGGATTCAGAAGAAGTTTTATATGGGATTCGAGAAGAGTATTGCCCACCATATTTCTATGATTCAGAATCTCCTGACAGTGCAACAGAAGAACTTTACTATACCCTCATCACTGGAGGTATCGAAGAAGGAGAGGATGCAGAGGATGCTCTTTATAGAGAAATTGAAGAAGAGGCTGGTATCCAAATTGTACCTGGACAATCTCAGATAATTGCTCTGAGTGGTTCTATTCCAATGGTGAAATTTGCTTCCACACAAGTCTATCCTTTTGTAGTAAATCTAGAACCAGGATCTTTCAAGGTTGTAGAAGCTATTGGTGATGGTACAGAAAATGAAAAGAAGAGCAAAACTTCATGGGTCACTGCTGAGGAAGTAAATCACATCATAGAAGAAGGTAGAAATTTTGATTTTTTCTTTCTTTTTTTGAAATATCTTATAGAATATCCAAGATGATGCTTCATTGATCTTTTTGTATATAGGGGATACTGATATGATCGTAAGAGAATTTTATAGAGGACCAATCGAGGGTGCAAAAATGAGACTTCAAACCAATGACCAGACTAATGGCCCCACAGGAGATTTCTGGGGGTTTATGGGTCCTGATTTAGGAGCTGATGCTTCTTTAAAGAATTTTCTAGAAAGTCCTGACCATAAGTTGGTATACGAGAAGAGGAATCTTATTGTCAAAGACATGTCAATTCTTTTGGCTCGTTTGGTGAAGGACAATCAGGAACCACCTCAGGGAGCCTATGTCCTTGCTGTAGGGACTGGAGATACTGGTTGGGACCCTATGAACCCCCCAGCAGCTACAGATGAGCAAAGGGCTCTAGAAAATGAGATTGAACGTAAGACATTTGCTGACACTCAATTCATTGATTCTGGTGGTTCTCCAGTAGCGTATCCAACAAAAATTGTAGACTTTATCACTACATTTTCAGAATCAGAAGCTGTAGGACCTCTGGTAGAAATGGGTCTTCTTGGTGGGAACATTTCGACTAACTTGTCTATCAAGAATCCTGTTCCTGCTGGAGCTTATGATGATACTGTTGACCTGACTAGCTACGAAACCATGTTAAATTATTTAACATTTCCGGTAATAAACAAACCTGCGACAGCTACGTTGACTTGGGTTTGGAGGCTTACTTTTTAATAAGGATGCGTCATGGATAAGAATTTTGATGGTTCTGTTTCGGGTTATCTAGATCCTGAAGAAAGAGCCTGGGAAACAATAGTTTACCAAAGCTCAAAGCCAATCTTGGATGTGGAGCAAAACTTACTTCAAGATGCAAATTTTGAAGCTGCTCTTCGTAGGGTATCAGTTCCCAGTGGTTGGTTAAAGGGTGATTTCCTTGGTGGGAATATTGATTTTGAATACAGTAGCTCTACAGCTAATGAATTCAAGTTGGTCAATAAACCAGTAGCTTTGGTGAATGGTTGGAAAGTAGTTGTCGAGTATACTGGCACTGATACAGCAAAAGAAAATATACTTTCATTGTCAGCACCTCCAGCTACAGGTTGGAGAACAGACTTCGTGTTTTTAGAGGTCTGGAGGGCTTTGTTGAGTGCTAGTCCAGACACAACCAATAAATCTGCTGGTGGTCGTGTCTATAGACATGGTAATGTAGGTATTGATCCAGCTCATGACGCTACTTTGAACTTTACAGATGATATTTTGCAGACTCCTCCTGGAGCTGAAACTTCTAAGAGAGTTCAGATTCAATATCGAATCAGAGTTGTAGATGGGATCAATATTAGTAGTTTCCCAATGGGTATGAACGATCCAAATGTTGAGGCTCAGGGCACACAAGGATCTCCTGTAGGCACCTATACTTTTACTAACATGGGAGCTACTGCTGGTGATTATGGTCTATGGAGAGCCGGTGCTGGTGATACAGCGTCTCAGACAGCTCTTGGGACTGTGGATGGGTATAGTTATGCTATCCCCATTGCTGCTGTGTTTAGACGGAATACAACTGCTTTCTCACAGTCTACTAATCATAATGGTGGTGTCCTGATAAGTGCTGGTACAAGTGACCGTCCAGATGATTTGTTTTCTGATGAGATTTCAAATGGTGATGTCCTTGATATGAGACAGGGTACATCTCTTGTGGGTTGGGACCTTGATGAAATCTTGGAAACAAGCTTTTCAGCTTTGCTTGATAATACTTTATCTCAGGTAGAACAGAACACTAATAGTGTTCCTGGTTACACCTATGGGATGGTAGGGACTACTGTTCTACATGCTGATGAGATTGGTCCTGCTGGTACAGGTGGTTTGGGAGGTATGAATATAGGGGAGCAGGATGCTGTCAGAAGGCGTTTCTCTGATAGAGCTATAGTAGAGCATCCCATAGTCATAAAAACCCCTACAGGAGCAACCTGGGTGAGTGACGAGGTTGTTACAATCAATCTTGGTAACTTCAATCCATATCCATTTGATGAGGGTTCAGGGTTTGACCTTGCATCAATGAGCCCTGCAAATACGGTCATTACCGATATTCGATCTGCCTATTTTGATCATCCAAATACAACTACTGGTAAGGTCAAGGCATTTTTCAGTGAGATAAAGGGTATTGGTTCAAATATTGTCACATTGACTCTTGCGGATGGGGTGTGGACAGGTAATAGTCCTGATCTATGGCTCGAAGTTGAAATATCCTACCCACCTGGGAATGGTTTGACTGCAACTCCATCCAATGATTTTGGAGATACTTGGAATTCTGGTGCAGGTGGACCATTTACTTTGGAAGATGACCCCGCTGGTAGTCGTCCCGCTGACTTCAATGACTTTGTAAATCTTGAAGTGGTGAAAAATAACCGTGAAGTTCAGGTTTTGTATGAGACAACAGATAAGACACTAGATGTATATGCTAAGGATGTGAACACTATAGTCCTTCCAGATCGTGTTGGTTCTGTGACAAGTGTAACAGAAGATCCATTGGGCACACCTGTTGGTCATTCATTTACTTTTACAGCAAATGATCCAGATAGGGAGATTTCAACATCTGTTGATCCACTTTCAGATCCAGATGCTTTAGTCAGAGTGGTCTATAAAGCTCTTAGACCTATTCCAAATACAGTAGGGTACTATCAAACAGTTTTTTATCAATCCAGAGCATTACAGCCTGTGAAAGATAGTATGCTGCCGAATAGTTTATTGTATCGTACCTTGTATGTGAGCCCATATATATACGCTTTGACTGGTGGGACGGGATCATTTGGAGCTACTTATCCATATGAAGTTCCTCATGTCCACATCCCTGTATATATCAATGGAGCAGCTCCATATGTATTCAATGGGGAACATGAATTAGACTCTCCTCTTGACACCTTTACTGATGACTTTGATGCTGCTTCGGGATTTTTAAGAGTTTCTCAGAATATACCTCTTGTTCCGATGGCTTCAGCAGAATTACAACGGACTGCTGTGACTGATGTTGATCCTGAACAACGGGCTTTTTACCCAGAAGTACCAACATCAGAATATCGACCCGCAGCATTTGGTAAGAACCTTTCTTTCCCACAGCGGCATAAAGTGTTCTTTCCAATTATAGCAGAACTTTTAGATGACTATGATTTCGGTAACAAAGGCACATTGGTAATGATTGTCTTTATCCGATGGGCTGAAAATGACAATGAGAACAATGTCAGATTCGTAGATACTCCTGCTGATGATACTAGTTGTGCTGCTGTTTACCGACTCAAGGGGAATCTGTTACTGAATAGACGGAGTGTCTAATGCCGACTAAAGTAGACCCAGGCACATTAGCCATTGGGAATGGTAAAGCAGCACAGGATTCTGTGTCTGTATCTTCCCTTGACTTTGCTCATGTAGTGGATTTCCAGGCTGCTCTATCAGGGCATCTCAATGATCCAATAGGTGCTCATCCAGCCACAGCTATTTCAACTCAGGATACCTATGGTAAATTCGATTGGACCCATGTCGAAGGGTCTTTGAATGAATTATCAGATCTCATGCCAGATCTGATCAATACTTTGGGACAAGAGCAAGAGGGAGTCCCAAATAGTGGTGTGCCTTATTGGGGTACATTGGAAGATACTTACGATAGAATTGGAACCACTCAATCAGGTGGTTTTACTTGTACTACAGCAAATCATGCTCATGCTTCATGGAGTGGTGGGAATCAGGGGGGTACTCCTGGTAATTGGTTAGTAGAGACTCATTGTTTACTTCAAAGTTCTATCACTACCTTTGATCTTTCTGGTATTTTGTACCCTGCTGACAGAGGGTATTTAGTATTGCTATATGCAAAGAATGGTGTCTTTGATAATACTGTGAATACAATTGAAGTTGGGGAACTTGATCTAGAAGCTAATTTCAGTGAGTCTTATAGACGTGTTCCCAATTATCAACAACCTAATTATGTGGGTGTAGATACACATGATTCTGGGCCTGATATTTTCACACTAACATATCGACTCCCAGCTCTTAAGGAGTACAGTGCAGGAACACCTTATGAGCCATATGATTTCAATTATCTGCAATTTCAGTTGGCTTATTTCAGTGTATCTATTGATCTCACATTATCACCATTCAATATTGGGGTTGATGTAGATTTTGGTTCTTTGAAACTGTTTCATTTCAAGACCTACAGTAATGTTGCTACAGCAGACTATAGTGCTTCAAATCTGTATGGGTCTCATGGTAAGTATGATATCTATAGTGAAGTCGATCCTGGACTGCCTGTTATTGGGACTCCTGGGACTGATTATATAGTTGAACCTACTTTTCCAGTTGGTACTGAAACACCTCCTGGTGGTAGTTATAACTGCGATTTGGCATCTCCAAATGATTTCACAAGTGCTTCAGCAGTCTTTGCAGGAGATGCTACTGATAGAGGGAAGATACTTACAGTCACAGGATCAGTGAATGGTAACAATGGGGACTACCAAATATTAGTCGAAGATACGACTACTCATGTCAAGGTATATCCTGATTTTCCGGGGTCTCTTCCAGAAACCACATTGAATTTTAGTATTTCTGCTCCAAATATTTTCAGATTGTCTGGTATATATCACTATGGTTCTGATAATGGATTTTGGTTGAAGTCAAGTATTGCAGGAGCAGTTTCTGGACTATGGAATCTCTCATATCTTACTGGGGTAGAATCAGATAGTAAGGTTTCTTCTGGATATCTTAGTGATAAATCTCCTTTGAAATATGACCTTACAGATTTTGGTGCTGGGACTAGAGAAATCCCATATCATTTGTTAGATAATAATGATGCTATCAATCCTACTGATGGGTGGGATTTGAGTAAGGGAAATGGTCCAGGGCAGAGTGATGATGCAGAATACATAGGGGTTCTCATCAGCGGATCATCAGGTGGTGGTGTGAGTGACGATGCAAAAGTAAAAAATACAATACGCACACCTTTTGCTTTGACAGAACTCGATGCAATCACTCAAACTGGTAATAAAATTCTGACAAATGCTTATGAACAGATTATAACTGGTAGATCACAGATCGAAGATTTCACTACAGAGTTATTCAGGTATCATTTTGATGTGGCTCAAGATGAAAACACAGATTTGTTTGAACATGAGAGATACCCTTTAGTTCCTTATACTAGAGCTACTCCCAATATTGGTAATGATGGGGTGGTTTCTTCTACCAACACACTTACTTCTGCTACTGCAAATTTCACCAGTGGTGATACTGGGCGCACAATATTGATTTCTAGTGTGAAACTTTATTGGTCTGATAGTACAGCAAACAAAATACAAAGGTCCAACATTGATGGTTCGAGTGTTGAGGATGTTGTCACTGGTATTGGAGATGCTGCTGGTTTAGCACTCGATATTAATGGTGGGAAAATATATTGGGCCAATGCAACGGATCAGAAAGTACAACGAGCTAATTTTGATGGTTCAAGCATTGAAGATTTGGTGACTGGTCTTGGCACTAAGGTGTTTGCTGTTGCTTTAGATTTAGCTGTTGGGAAAATGTACTGGGCAGATTCGGATGCTGATAAAATACAACGATCTAATTTAGATGGGTCTGATGTTGAAGATGTTGTTTTAACGGGGGTAGGTAATCTTCAAAGCCTCGCTTTAAATCACAATCTCCAAAAAGTATACTGGTCTGATCAAGGGACTTCAAAAATACAACGAGCCAATTTTGATGGTTCTGATGTTGAAGATGTTATCACAGGTGCTTCAGGTCCTAATAATATTGCTTTTGATTATACTGAAGGGAAGATGTACTGGACTGAGACAGCAGGTAACTCTATACGGAAAGCGAATTTTGATGGTTCAAGTGCAGTAAATGTCCTTACAGGATTGTCATGGCCAAGAGGTATGGCAATAAATGTTGAAGAAAGGAAGATTTATTGGTTTGACGGGAGCACCAACAATTTAAGGCAAACAGATTTCGATGGTAGCTACCTTTTGACTTTGAATTCAGGGATTTCGAATATGCCTCATATAGCATATTATGATAATCCTGTGTACGATGGTAGTTACAAAGCTACATATGTTAGTTCTACTCAAATTACAGTGGAACCTGATTGGCCTACTCATATAGAAACTTCTGTGTCTTGGTACTTCCCAACAGTCTGGGATTCTGATCTTGCTTTAGGATCACATATCCAGAACGAGCTTCAAGTTTTGGATGGTAAACTTGTTTACCCACAGACTAATTTCACTGCTGGGTATTACCCTAGTAATGGTCAGCAAAATTACGCTACGTTGTTTGCTGCTGATGTTGCTAATACAATTCGATGGTATACTCGACTTATTGACACACAATCTCCAGCAAATAGTGGTAAAATTCGTATCAAAGGTATTTCTGATTCTGCTTTTGCTGCTGGTGTTTACACAGGGGATTTGGTAGCAGACCATTCAGGTGGGGCTGTGGTTTTGATGAAAGTTCCTGGTGTGACAGGGTGGCTTGATTTGGGTCGTTATGATGGAGATCCAAATTCTGATAAGACTCAAGATTACTATGGTTGTTTAACATTTGCTTTTTACACTCAGGATATACAAACAGGGGTAGGTACCACATATGGTATAGCTCTTGATACTGATTCTGAAAAGATATATTGGGCTGATAGTAGTAGTGGGGATATTAAACGATCTGATTTTGATGGTAGTAACATTGAAACCATTCATACAGGACTTGGATCTCTTCGAGGTATTGCCATTGATGCAAATGGTGGAAAACTCTATTGGGTTGATTTCACTGGTTTCATCTATCGTTCAAATATAGATGGATCAAATATTGAGACAATAATCTCAGGGTTGTCTTTTCCCAGATGTCTTGCTCTAGATATAGATGCAGGTAAGTTGTATTATGGGGGTAATGGTGGGATAAAACGATCCAATCTGGATGGCTCTGATATTGAAGATATTATCATTATAGGGACTGTAGGTGGGTTGTCTCTAGATACAAATGCCGAGAAAGTGTATTGGTTTGATATTCTTGGCACAAAGAAAATCCTACGAGCCAATCTTGATGGTAGTTCGGTGGAGGTTCTTGTAGATTATGGGATTGACCCTACTGGTATTGCTGTTGATGCTGCTGGAGGGAAAATATATTGGGTTGATACTACAGGCACAGATTATGTTAAACGTGCTAACCTAGATGGTTCTGATATTGAAGATGTTATAGGTCTAGGGAGTCAGAACCCTACTGCTATAGTTTTAGATGTTTCTGATAATATTATGTATTGGGCAGAGGATTCCAGTAGTAAGATCCGAAGAGCCAACATGGATGGTTCAGGTATTTATAGTTATAACACTGAATTCTACACTCAAGATAATGGTGATGGGGGATGCCCTATTGCTATTAGGATAGGTTTCATCAAAGATGGTACGGGTGAAAACCATGAGGTTGAATCCATTGAATGGTTACCATAATGAGGTATTTCGATGCCAACTAAAGTAGATCCAGGTACTCTTGCCATAGGTAGTGGTAAGGCTGCTCAAGATAGTATTTCAGTATCTTCTCTTGATTTTGCTCATTTGATTGATTTTCAAGCAGCTTTGTCAGCTCACGTCAATGACCCTGATGGGGCTCATCCAGCTTCTGCTATTTCGGTGCAGGATGTTTACGCAAAATATGATGGTGTGAATGCTGAAATCGTGTTTGATGAAATTTCTGATCTTGTTCCAGATTACCCTAATGCTATTGGTGAAAGTCGATCAGTTCCAAATTCGGGAGTGCCTGATTGGGGTGATTTGGATACATACTCTAAGACAGGTGGTTTCACTTGTGATACAGCAAATCATGGTCATACATCGTGGGGTGGTGGGAATCAAGGAGGCACCCCAGGGGATTGGATAGCAGAGACTCATTGTTTGATTCCTGATACAGTCACAGGCTGTGTAATTACAGGTACACTGTACCCTGCTGATAGAGGATACCTTGTGCTATTGTATGCTACAAAGGGTGTGTTTGATAATAGTGGGGATACAATAGAAGTTGGAAAGCTGAATCTAGCTTCTAATTTTGATGAGCTTCGTAGACGAAACCCTGCTGTGGGATACCAACAACTTGATTACACAGCTTCTGAAAATCATTGGGACCCTGGCACAGATATATTTTCACTAACGTATCGTCTTCCAATGCTAAAGGAATATGATGCTGGAGTACCTTATACTACATATGATTTCAATTATCTTCAGTTCCAATTAGCTCGATACACAGCCACATTGGATTTGACGGCTACTCCATTTGATATTGGTACTGATGTAGATTTTGGATCTCTTAAATTGTTCCATTTCAAGTCATATACAAATGTGGCTGGAGCTAATTACAGTGCTTCAAATCTGTATGGGTCACATGGGAAATTGGATATTTATTCTGACACTTCACCAGCAGCTCCAACTTTAAATGAAGCTGGTGGTGAGGTATTAATCAATGCTGCATATCCTTTGGGTACAGAAACAACGTCAGTAGTAGCAAATGCTGACCTCACAACTCCGAACAATCTGGCTGCTGGTACAGCAATCTTTGCTGGAGATTCTACAGACCGTGGCAAGATACTTACCATTACAGGTTCTAGTCAGGGGAACAATGGTACTTACCAAGTTTTGAATGAGGTAGACGCCTCGAATGTCAAGGTATACCCTAATTTCCCTGGCACATTGCCTGATACAGTGACACCACAAGTGCAGATAGAAGGTGCTAATGTAGTACGTCTTTCAGGAATAGCACATTATGGTCCTGATAATGGTTTTTATGTAGACCAGACTTTTATCACCACTCCAGATTTTTGGAATAATTCATACCTAACCAGTGATGTGGCTGATCCAAAAGTGTCTTCGGAGTATTTAAGTGATAAGTCACCTCTGAGTTATGACTTTAGTGATTTCGGAGTTGTTGTAAAAGACATACCTTACCATTTGGATCTTTCTTCTGTTAGTTTGAGTAAAGGAGATGGACCAGCAATAGATACTTCTGCTAGTCATCGAGCTACATTCATAAGTCAAGAATCTTTAGTAGTAAGAAAGGGTGGTAGTTCCTATTTGTCTAGAGTATCACATATAGTACGTTCTCCTTTCACCACAATGCAAGATTACAGCTCAAATCCAGTTGGTATCCTTTTGGTAGACGTTTATGGGCAAGAAATATCTAGTAAAATGAAAGAAGAATTTTACACAGAGCAGTATAGATATGATCTTGGTACAGATCTCTTAGAGTTCATCAAGTATCCAATAATTCCTTATGATCGTAGTGCTCCAAATTTTGGGGATGATGGTGTTGTTTCAGGGTCAAATACCTTTACTTCAGCTACAGCTAGTTTTACTTCAGCAGATACTGGTAGAATAATAAATATTGCTAAAAGGCCAAAATTATATTGGACTGACCGTCAGGATGACCAAATTCAAAGATCTAATCTTGATGGAGCATTTGTCGAGACCGTGTATTCATGGGGACAGAATCCAAATGGTATAGCTTTAGATACTGTTAATGGTAAAATTTACTGGGCTGATTTTAATTACCAAGAAGTAAAGAGAATGAATTTTGATGGTAGTGGTTTTGAGACAGTATGGTCGGGACAGCAAGTATATAAAATAGCACTTGATGTAGATGCTGGTAAAATTTATTACTCAGACAGAGGAGACCATTGGATAAAACGAGCAAATATGTCAGATGGTTCTAGTAAAGAAAGTCTTATTAATTATGATGATGTCGATTGTGTGTTTCTTGATATCGATGCAGGTAAAATATACTATACTACAGGAAGCCCAGGATTAAATACCATCTCTAGAGCTAATATGTCTGATGGTTCTAGTATTGAAGTTTTGTATACTGTAACCAGTCCTGAATGGATACCTGATTTTGCTTTTGACTTAATACATGGATATATTTATTTTACAGTTATTGGTCCTTCAGGTAGAATTATGCGGTGTGATTTGGATGGTTCAAATGATGTCACAATAACACCATCAGTAATGGCTTACAATATTGAAATTGATGTTGATGGTGGTAAGTTATATTGGAGTGATGTGACTTCCAATGTCATTAAATGGAGTGACTTGGATGGTTCTAATATTGAAAGTATTATTTCAGTGACATCAGGGTCCGAATCTGTGAGGGATATGGCTCTGATGTTGGAATCTTCTTTTGAGAGTTATACTGCTACTTATGTCAATGGTACTGAAATAAGTGTGAGTCCCGATTGGCCTTCAGTAGATGGTGTTATGCGGGAATGGAGATTTCCAGTGCAATTTGATTCAGATGCAGATCTTTCAACATTCACACAAAAAGAACTTCAAGTTGCATCTGGGCAATTAGTAGTGCCAGAAAATGATTACACCGCAGGTTGGGCTTTACCAAGTGCTGGTCAGTTTGATTATAGTGGTTTAGCAGGTGGGGACCCTGCTGATACAATTCGATGGTATACAAGACTTTTTGACACTGGAGGACCTACTAATGTAGGTAGATTCCGAATTAAAGGTATACATCAAAAAGATTTTGGAGTGACTGGGCCTTTCACTGGTGATTTACCTACAGATCATGAAGGTGACACTATATCTGGTGAGGGTGGATCAGTAGGGGGTGGTGTAGTTGTTTTGGTGAAAATACCTGGTGTGACAGGTTGGTTGGATCTAGGTCGTAGTAATGGTGATCCTAACATTGATAAGACAAAAGATTACTATGGATGTCTGGTTCAGTCTAACCAAATTGAGAATCTGGTAGATGGTCTTACAGATTCAAATGCCATAGCTCTTGATATAAATGCTAGTAAGATGTATTGGACTGACACAGTAACTTCAAAAATACAACGATCTGACCTTGATGGATCGAATGTTGAAGATATTTACACAGCATCAGATGCTTGGGGTATTGCTCTGGATACTAATGCTGATAAAATGTACTTCACTAGTCCAGGCGCAAATAAGATTAGAAAAGCAGACCTAGATGGTAGTAATGTAGAAGATTTAGTAGATACTGGGTCAGGATTGCCTACAAGTATTGCTTTGGATATCAATGCTGGTAAAATGTATTGGATCAGTTTTGGACCTCCAAATCATATCTATCGAGCAAATTTAGATGGCTCAATGGTAGAAACTCTTGTATCAAATATTGGTGCTAATCCTTATGGTATAGCATTAGATGTGGATGCTGGATATATGTATTGGTCTGATACAGCAGAGAGTTATATTAGACGAGCTGATTTGGATGGTTCTTTTGTAGATATCGTGGTGGAAGATGCTTTGAGTCCAAATGGAATAGCTCTTGATCTAGAAGAAGGGAAGATTTATTGGCAAGGTCTGAGTCAAATCAATAGATGTGACCTTGATGGTTCTAATAGGGAAGATTCTATAACACCCAGAGGATTGACTAAAGGGAAAGGTTTGGCTTTGGATACGGATTCTCGTAAGATATACTGGACCAATTATAATCACCATAAGATACAAAAGACAAGTATGGATGGTATGAGCATATATACTTACACTACAGATTATTACACTCAAGATAACGGTTTGGGAGAGTATCCCATTGCTATTAGGATAGGTTTAATAAAAGATGGTTATGGTTACTGGAATGACGTGGTAACTATCGAATGGCTACCGTATACATAAGGATGTTTAGGCATGGCAACATTCAACGACCATTTCAAAGATCTCTTAAATCTTGTTGCCAAGAGAGTTTTGGGTCGGGAGCACACTTCTGATATTCCTATTGACTTGGAAGGAGCCTATCGTCCCTACAATCAAATAACTCCATTTGATAAGATTGAAGATACAGGTCTTAGTGAATTTAAGTATACTTCTGGTATCAGGAAGTCAAACGCTACTCAGCCAGAAGTTAATCTTTTCAGTTTTTCTGATAATATTTCTGATAATGCTCAAGGACGTATTGCTACTATTTACGGTATTAAAGAAGTAAGCTATTCAGATACTGATGGTAGTGACGTTGGGTATGTAGCTGATAACTACAGATTCATTCACAGGACGTTTGATTTCCCTGACCAGGGGGTCAGTGCTGGGGATGTTATGTTTGTGCCTCTGACAGGTAGATTCTACGTCTCAGATGCAGTTATTACAGGAGATCCACCTAATACTGGACTTCAATTTCCTGTAGATACTTTTTCAGAGCCTACATTCACATTTGGTTCAGATATTGATGTTCTGATTCTTCAGAGAAATGCTGTTCAACTTTTCACTGTATCTGGACCCAATGTAGAAGTAGGTCGAGAACAAACCTTTTTTATGGTTACTCCTGATGTGGTTCAAAACCCAAGTCCTTATCTTGCTGACTTAAATTTGCTATCTCCAAAACGTCTACGTCCCTTGATGCCTCATAGGAAGAGTACCAAGATTGATTCAATCTTCACAAAAGGAGTGTTGGGTCTCAAATCAGATTGGGATTTTATGCTGGTTCTTTATCCAGATGATGGTGCTGGAAATCCAGATTACACAAAACCAATCATAGGACCGAGACCTATAATCGATAGCTCTATCTCTGATGAACAGGAAATGATTATTGACCATATGAATGGTTCTGTTCATTTTACAGTGCCTCCACGTCCAGGAGATGAAATCAATCCAAATGCTGTGACCGGAGCACCCCTGAAACTGTGGGCTATCTTTGCTACCATAACAATGGGCACTAGTGTATCTCAGACAAATTCAAATAGTCTTGTTCGAGGTGTCAGTGATTTCAACCCAGTATTGGTTGATGATAAAACAAGCATCCCTTCATATTTCAGATATGACCAGAATAGAAAGATTTGGTCGTTATTTTCAGGAGAAAAATATCTAGAAACAGATCCAGCAAATCAACCAGCTCAAGGGTTTGAGGTTGGTGAGCTAGGAGTAGAGAAAACCAACAGAGCAGGTTTCAGATTAAATCCAGAGAATGAAACTTGGGAAGTGTGTTCTATCCCTTCTGATTCTGATTTCATACCGTTACGACTCACTTCAGGAGAAGTTGGGGGTACTCATCCTGGTATCAGTGTGGACGCTCCAGGATATACAGGTGGTTTCTTTTATAACAGTGGTGAAGATAGATGGGGTTTGGATAAAGACCTATACATGGTTACTGCTGTTGAGGAATTAGGTTCTGATTCTTTACCTAATAGTTCGAATGTGAAAGTGGCTGTGTCTGGTAATTTTGCATATATTATCAGGAATGTGTCTGGTGATGGGTTCCTTTATGTATATGATATATCAGATCCTAATGCTATTGTTATGAGAGATTCTGAAGTTGTTGCAGGTCGTGAATTTCTAGACATAGATATATCTGGAACCAATGTTTTTGTCCTTATAACAAATGAAATTCAAGTCTACAATGTTTCAAATCCAGATAGTATCTCATTGACAGATGGGTACCCTGCTGGTTCAGATGTGTATTTCCAAAGATTAAAAGTAATTGGTGATTATGTTTATGTTGTTGTACTATCATACTTTACAGAATTATTCAATTGGGGATCTAGTCTATGGGTTCTTGATTTTAATGTGACAACGGCAGATGAACTCACTTATAGAGATGATGCTAATGTTCTTGGTCCACATGATCCACCTGGTCCTGGTTATGTGTCAGTGACAACAACTGATGTTTCTATAATAGCTACTATGATGTATAAAGAAGTTTTGTATACAATTGATGTCACAGATCCAGATTCTGTATCTGTTCTTGATAGCGTTGTTGTTACAGATGGAACAGAAGTTGATGTTGAAAGAGACATAGTTGCAGTGTTATGTCCTGATGAATCTATAGATACTTTGAGGTTGTTTGATATTTCCAATCCGTCTTCCATACAAGTTAGAGATACTACAACATCTGGTTTGGATTCACCTGTTGATGTGATTGTTTCTCGTGGATATGTTTGGGTAGCTAATAGTGGTGATATGACACTTCTCAAATTTAGTGCTGTGAATCCTCTTAATATTGTGTTAGATAATTCATATATCCAAACAGGTAATGGATTACTAGATCTAGATCTTAATAATAGTAAATTAGCTGTGTTAACAAGTAGTCCAACTACTGATATTCTGAAAATTTATAATGAAATAAATACACAAGTACAGTTCCATCAAATAATATCTTCTTCAATTGATACTGATTATCTTGATTCTGAAACGGCAGTCATTGAAGATTTGACTGCAACAATAGTCAGGACAAATACTATTGATGGTGGCAGTTCTTTATTGTCTGTAGATGCTAATACTGAAATAACAGGTTCACTAATAACTAATGGTGTGACCAATTCTGGTATTGTGCGGAGTTCTGATTCTAATATACCAATCCAAGGAAGTGCTACTGGGTCATATTCATCTAGTCAGATAGTAGGTTCTCAGCTCGCTCCTTGGGGTGTTGATATCGATTACACTACTGGTAAAGTCTATTGGGCCAGTTATGGTAGATCTTCTGGGCAAGATATCATTCAAAGAGCTAATCTAGATGGGACGAATGTTGAAACAATAATTGGTGGCTTGCAGCAACCATATGCTTTAGAGTTAGATGTTCCTGGAGGAAAAGTCTATTGGTCTGATATGTTTACCAATGGTATTCATAGAGCTGATCTTGATGGGTCAAATACTGAACAAATAATAACAGGACAAGATGAACCTCGTGATATAGCTCTTGATTTAGTTGGGGGAAAGGTGTATTGGACAGAATCTGCTGGGAATGTAGTGAGAAGAGCTAATCTTAATGGTTCTTCTGTTGAAACTCTTGTCTCAGGTCTTTCGCAACCACAAGGGATAGCGGTAGATCCAGCAAATGGTAAGATGTATTATTCTGATGAAACTCTTGCAAAGATAGTGCAGGCCAATTTGGATGGTTCTTCACCTGTAGATATTTTAACAACTATAGATGCTCGTAATCTTGTTGTTAGGCATAATAAATTATTTATTTCGGAGTATGTTTCTGATCGTATTAGAATGTCTAATTTAGATGGTTCTAATCTTGTATATATTAAATCAGGTGTGAATCTGACTCCATGTGGTATTGGTGTGAGAGACCATTTATTGGTTTGGACATCAACATATAATGATAATGTAAGTAAAATACCATTAGTTGTGTCAGGTATTTTAGGTGAGGCAGAAGATGGTTATGGTGGATACTTTTTTGGGACAAGTACCAGAGCACCTATCCATGTTGAAGGTATGAGTGCTTTACCATCAAGTGCAATGCAAGGTGATATTGCAGTTAGAGATAGTGATAACACCGTACATATATACCTGAATAGTGCTTGGAGACAGTTCACTGTCACATAGGAATAGATTTATGGTAGATTTCAATGAACATCTTAAAGATCTGTTAGACCTAACCTCAAAGAAGGTTTTGGGTCGTGAGCATACTTCAGGAGATCTTTCTCCTGAACTTGAACAGATCCGTCGCCCATATAATCAAATCACACCATATGATTATGTTAAAAATACAGGTCTTGAGAACCTTAGCTACACAAGAGGTATTAGGAAACCATCTGGTCAAAATCCACAAAAGAATTTGTTTAACTTTTTGAAAAACTCCGGTTCAGATGCCATTGGTCGAATTGCTACCATAGTTGGGATAGAAGAACTAGGTTCTTCAGATGTGGATGGAGCTAGCAAAGCTCAATTCTTGAGTGGTCCTGATAGATTGGTGCATGACACTGCAAGTTATTTCTCAAACCAAGGAGTGACGGCAGGAGACTATTGTTACTTCCCATGGAATAGGAAGTTTTATCGTATCTTCAGTGTGGCTGCCGATACAATTCAGTTTGATGGTACTCCTCTTAGTGATAGTGGGTTTGTTGCTTCTACATATTATGATGCCCTGATCCTTACATTACAGCCTGAAAAATTATATACGGTTCCTGGCATCCTTGGACAAGAACAGACATACTTCATGATGAGACCTGATAGTCCTCCAATCATTAATTCAGGAGATTATGCTTCAGATCCTCACGAGTTGGAAGAATATCGGTTACGACCATTGATGCCATATCGAAAGCCTGTTCGAATTGATGCTATCTTCAATGAGGCTTTAGGAAGTGAAGATTTAAAAGAGAATTGGGATTTCCAGATTGTACTATTTCCCGATGATGGATCAGGTTCTCCTGATCTTACAAAGCCTATTGTAGAGGGTCCTGTTGTTATAGACAGTGAGAAATCACTAGATGAACAGGCTATGATTGTGGATCATGCTAATGGTTCTGTTCGGTTTACAGTACCCCCTCAACCTGGAGATGCTATAAATCCAACTTCTATCACTGGTCAATCTTTGAAGCTTTGGGCTGTATATGCTGTTATCACACCAGATCCAACTCATTTTTCAAATGGTGATGTGTCTGGATATAGTAATATAGCAAGAGGTCTGACAGATTATCCTGCAATTGATGTTGAGTCAGGTCTATATGATTACCCTTCATATTTTCAATATGATCGTAATCGTAAAATCTGGTCACTATTTTCTGGATCTAAATATCTAGACCCAAATTCTGAGGACCAACCAGTCCAAGGTTTTGAGATTGGTGAAATGGGTAGGGGAAAAGATAATAGTCCTGGATTCAAGTTAGACCATGTGAATGGTAGGTGGGAAGTTAGATCAAAAGCATTAGATGCTTCTGAGGACATTACTCTATTTCTAAGTTCTGGTGAAGATGGTGTATCACAACTTGGGATTGGTGCTCTTCAAAATGGATCAAAGTTAAGTGACTTTGGATATGATGAGTCTGATGATAGATGGTCTTTAACAAGTAATTTGAGATTGAAAAAATCTCTTGATGCATTCACTCTACAGACATTGGGATCAGATAATTTGGATACATTTGCTGATCCTGATATGATTCGTATTTATAACAGTAATTGCATTTTAGCATTGAGAAACAAAGGTACTTATACAGCAGAAATTGGTTTGTTTCATGCCGCAGACCTTGATACAAATTCAGTGACTCTTAAGGATACCATTACAGTTCCGAATGCAGTGAGTTTTGTATTTGCGAATTGGAATGGTTATAGACTGTATGTTGCTTTAAGCAATGGTGATATTGCTAGATATAATATTCTTCCAACTATATATGATGCTGGAGCTACGTTTAGTTATGTTACCACATATACAACAATACCTTATGGATATACAGTTGTTGAGGTGAAAGATATTCAGTATGAAGGGACACCTAGACCTCCAAGTGATCCAGATCCTTTTGGAGAATCATTTCATAGAGTATTGGTTTCTGTTATTATAGATGATGCAGGGGATCATAAACTTACTTTTGGTGGTGTTGAGCTTCAAGTTGGTGGTGGTGATTACATACCAACCACTGTTTTCCGTACCTTTGGTGCTGTCCTAACTTCAGATACTGATCCAGTTGGACAATATATATTTGTAGATGGGCTTTCAAATGATTATTCACATGAAGACAATGACCATATCTATGCTATAACAAATAATGGTGTTGATTGGTATACATCCACAGATTTCCCTGATTCTACAGATTTTATTGTTGGGTATCGTGATTTTGAATCTATATCAAATGTAATAGCTCAATGCTATTATGACCGAGTTTTGTATGTAGTTTCATCTACAGCATTACGTGTCGTTGATGTTCCTGATGATGAGACATACACTTTTATAACCAGGGGATCAACTACAGATGGTATTGAGACTCCAATAGATATTACTATTGATGGGCCAAATTCTATTGTTTACATTTTGAATTCAGATTCAACAGTGTCTATCTATGATGTGTCAGATCCTGATACACCTACATTCCTTAGGACTCGTCCAGTTAATTTCTCCTCAACTCCACGTCAGATAGAGTTCTTTGATTACACTGGTAATGCTTTAGCATTAGAGCAAGGTGATGATAATGGTGGTGTGGTTTCTTTGATTGGTGATGAGACGTATCTATCAACTATCGATAATTTACGTTCCAGCTCTATAAATACAGATGTTATAAGTACAGACTTATTAGAGTCAAATGACCCTACTGATATTTTGAAATTGAATGTAGCAAAAATTATGTCAGGGGAGTTTGTAACTATCGGAGATGGTACCAATACATTTGGGCATTACAATGGTACTGATGAAACTCCATTTTCAGATGCTGTGACAAAACTCCCAAATGGTGGGACTATATTTGTTTTTCCTGGGACATATACTTTTGGTAGTAATGTCAATTTACCCAATGGTGTAAATTTGATTGGATCTGATCCAAACAATTGTGTTATAGAAATTGGTTATAATGGTTCTTGTTTCACAGGGCTAGGTGACCAATCATTTAAAAATCTAACCTTCGATTTGAATTATGCATTGACTTCTATAGTTTCAATTTTACAATGTTCTGGAGACACTATAATAGAAAACTGTGTTTTCAAAACAACTGTAACTTCCATCACTGGGGCTTGTCGTCATGTGGAATTTTCTAGTGTTTGGAACATAGTTATTCGAGATTGTAAGTTTATTGATTCTTCAAGTTATGTCAGAGATATTTATGTGTATTATTGCAATAATGTCATGATTGATAATTGCACTTTTGCATATAGTACAGGTAATCCAAGTCAACAGGGGATTTATTTAGAAAACTCTAATAATGTTGATGTTCGTAATTGTTACATTGATGCAGAGTATGCTAGTGGTGGTGACTGGATATTCATTTATAATTGTACTATGGTTAATGTGCTGCACAACCATGCTCATACAGATTTCAGTGACTGTTTTGTTGAATTAGCTGGTACTTGTAGTGATGTGAATATAATTGGTAATAGATGTCAATATACAGCATCTTCTACGGCTATCAATACATTGTTCTCACAGGCTAATTTGACCAGAGTAAACATTAGTGACAATTCTTTTGTGACTATTACATTCTGGGGTGGTACTCTTTCTAAAGTACACATTAAAAGTAATGATTTAAGAGGTTTGTATGACACCTCCAATATTTATGTCAGTGCTTCTGTAACTTCAGCACAAGAGGTTTTTATTCTAGATAATGACATATATAGTGCTCAGGATGGGAGTTTTGGTGCTCTCTCTCTTCGTGGTACAGGGGTCAGAGACAAGTTCTTCATAGTAGGTAACCGTGTGCAGACTACACATTATTATGCTCATGGTATAGAAATAGGGTATGATTTTGATAATACTGTGATTCGAGGAAATGATATACGATTTGTTATTTCAAATACGAGTTCTTTTGGTGGTTCCGGTATTTATATTAAACCTGAGAGTTCATCAGCTACTACAACTATGATTATTGAAAACAATGTAGTTGCTGGTAATTATCGATACGGTATGTTTTTGAGTAGTCTTAGATATGGTTCTGTTAAAGATAATGAGGTGTCTGGTTGGAAAGAGAAAGGTATATACTGGGAAAATTCTAGTGCTGAGGGTTTTGTGATCGGTAACAATGTGCATAGTAATGTGGGTTCAGTAACATCCGGTGACTTAGTGGCAGGATTAGATATTTTGTATCAAGAAAGAATGATAGTTTCTGATAACCAAGTACATAATTTATCTCATATTGGTGGTGGTGGAAGTCTATATGGTATTCGAGCATATTTTACAGAATTTACATGTGAAGTGAAAAGGAACCGTCTTTATGATTTTACTATGAGTGGTACTGGTGAAACTAGATGTATTGATGTTGATAGTGGGGTGGTAAGTTCTAATCATGTTTCAAAAATAACATCCACGGGTGGGGGGTCTGTTTATGGGTTGAATGTTTTTCCCACAGGGGATACTACACATATTACTGATAATTTCATATCCCAATTATCTACAGCAAGTGATGGGTATGGTATCACTATTGGTATCAGTTTTGGTTCTGTAGGTATGATTGTTTCTGGTAATAAGGTGCAAATTACAGAAACAGGGAGTGGTACAGCTCGTGGTATAGCTATATCATTTTTAGCTTCTACTACACTTTTAGCTATAACCAATAATGTATGTAGTGCTGGTCCTACTGGAAGAGCATTGGAATTTTTTGGCACTTTAACCAATATTTCAGATTCTATTTGCAATAGTAACATTTTCAATGGTTCTACTTCAGTGTATAAAGGCACAGGAGTTGTAGATATGTTGTTTATTGGTAATTGGGCTCAAACTATATCTGGTGGTGGATCATTTGCAGACTTTGCCGCTGGTGATGGTGGTCACTACCATAGGGAATCATAGAGGATTGTCATGGAATCATATTATCAGAATTTACTCTTGAAGGCTCTTAAAGCTACTCAGGGAAAGATTCAAATATCTAGTGGAGCTTTGATAGGTCAAGAAGGTCTTACGATTCCTGTGAGCCAATCTGTGCCTTTTGGGAATGAGTTTGGACATGCCTTAACGGATCTCGAAGTTCAAGCTACGTTCAGAAAACCATGTAGTACACAAGCTCTCAAAAATCTGTTTACTACCTTTGAGGGAGAGTCTTCATATGGTTATAAAGGTCGGTTAGGAACTTACTATGGTATCCAGGAATTGTCTTATTCAGATCGTGATACAGCCGATTATGCTACGATTACAGCTACCAATCAGTTGACTCATCAGACCTTTAGTTGGGGTGATGATGTTACTGCTGGTGATATGCTTATTGTTTCTGATCTCAATCCCGTATCAGGTACAAAAACTGGTGTGAGACGTATTTCTGGAGGTGCTGCAACTGTTATCAGCACATATTCAGGACTTGGAGTCTCCACTAATCAAGTAGATGCTTCTGTACTTAGACTTAAGCCAGTGCAACTTTTCACAGTACCTAGTCCAAATGGAGCAGGCACTGAACAGTTGTTTTTGACTGTTGATCCTAATAGTGATGCTGTGTCCAACCCTGAATATTTATCCAATTTGGGGCTGGTCAATGAACATCGTGTCTATCCTTTAATACCACCTAGAACTGGGGAAGAACGGGCTGATGGTATTTTCTATAGGATTTCGGATTTAAAAGGTATGGGGGAGAATGACCTCAGGGCTGATGAGTGGGGTTTTAGGATAATTCTGTATCCTTCCAATAGTGGTGGGACCAGTCCAGATCTCACAAAACCAATTGCTTCTCTTAATCCTGTTATAGATAGCACTAAACCATCTGATGAGCAAGATATGCTCATTGATTATGCTACTGGTTCGGTGTATTTCACTACCCCACCTCGACCTGGAGATGCTATCAACCCAAATAGCTATACAGATGGTCCTATCAAGTTATGGGCTGTATTTGCTGCATTTAGTCTTGAATCAGAAACAGGGGATTCTACGGTTCATAATACAGCTCGTATGATTATGGATCTACCATCTGGTGCTGATGCTGTATATGACCATCCTTCGTTCTTGAAATATAACAAGACCAAAAAGTTGTGGGGATTCTATTCAGGAAAAGGGGCTTTGAAAACAGCAGCAGGAGACCAACCTGTCCAGGGGTTCGAGTTTGGGGATGATGTTGCTACTGAAGAAACAGTTCGTATGATATTGGACCAAGTAAATGGTAGGTGGGAAATTTGTTCAGTTCCTACAACATCAGCAAATTATCAAGGTCTGTTCCTTTATTCAGGTGTTAATGGTGGTCAAAACCCTGGTTTAGGTTTCAATATTGGTGGTACAGAATATGGCCTACGGATTGATAATTCTACTTTGGGTTGGACTTTTGATGGGGCAAGTTTTGTCTTCAATCAAGGTGCTTCTGGTAACATTGCCATTTCAATAAAGGGTGATGGTATAGCTCATGGTATGACTGGGCATGTGCCAACTGATGTGTTTGGGATCATTACTCGACAGCATTCAACAGAAGGTGGGTTGATGGTAGCAGCATGGTCCAGTGGCACACGATCATTGGAGTTAACTGGTTCTTCTACCACTGCTGATACATCAACATCAATTTCAGCAGCAGCTCCAATCCAACTTTCAGGCCAAAAAAGAGACACTACTACTATCCAAGCATTAGCAGACACTGAAAATGTAGTGGTAATGCAGAATTTCTTCTCTTCCAAATGGATTCTAAAAGGCAATGGAGATCAATATATTACTGGGGCTTATGCTAATTACGATTCTGAATCAGATGCTTTAGCCTGTCAAGATCTTGCTTATGAATTGTCTGGCTTGACAGATAAGGTGATTCAATATAATCGTAAGAAGTTGGAGAAAATCGGTGTGATGAAAAATGGTTTCATTCACCTTAACAATATGCTAGGATTGCAACTTGGAGCTATTGGTGAAGTATTCCAGATAGTTGAGATTTTATGTGACAAAATGGGTCTAAGTTATGAAGAACTACGACAAATGATTCGTGGTCAGGAGATGTGATGGGAATTTCTAGAGTTCTAGATTTTACTAGTCAGGAAGCAGGAGAATTTTTAGAGAATTTACTTGAAGGACCTGCACCGGATAATTTTTCAGAGGTAGAAATTGATGCTCTAAACAGCATCAAACAGGTTCGAGTCAAGTCTGACAAGATAAAACAGAGTATATTACAACACAAAAAAGAGATTGGAAATCTAGAAAAAGAGATCCAATTTCTCGAAGGTCAGTTCAATGCCTACTTTAATCTATTAGTATCTGCTGAGAATAGGCGTAGAAATGAAATAACGGAGAGCTAAGATGCGATTTGTTGTGGATAGATTTGATAAGAGAATAAAGGGAGCATATCCTGAGGTGGATTTCCCTATCAATGGGAATTTCATCGTCAAGATACCTTCTACAGTAAGTGTTGACATTGAGCCAGATATGGACCTCGATGATCTTCAAGATAAGAAATCAATCGGAATCTTAGCTTACTACCCCAGTTTTTCTGATATCATTTTTGAGGATTTCCTTAACAGTTCTGGTGTTGAAGTACCTGGAAGTCCAGACCCAACTGTGTTATTTGCTGGTATAGGAGACACCTCTCCTGTAGGTTTTTCCCCTCATTCCAATATTCTACTACCTTATGATGGGACCAATTATGGTCTCCTCACTTCTACTGGTGTAGATATGGGTGGTATGCCAGCCAATAATGATGTGATTGTGATTTGGGAATGCTTTGAAATCACCAGTGCTGAATCAGATGTTGATGGGGTGTCTACAATATTTTTCAATGAGTTAGATCCTGATGTTGTGAAATGTGAACTCTCATTTGATGATAACGTAACTCCTAGTTGGGAACAGGTATATCATAATTCTTTTCATCAGATGACTCCTACAGGTCAGTGGGCTCGTATTAGGTTCACAAATAATCTTACATACTCAGACAAAAAAGTATGGCTAGGATCATACTCTATTTTGCATAATTAAGAGGTGAATAGCTATGTCAGAAAATTTTGGAAGTGGTGTTTCTAGGACCCTTGAAGCTAAAGATCGTCAGTATAGTACCGTTGTGTGGCAGAAAGGAAAGCCACCTCTCGATAGTGAGTTGAATCTGATTAGCCAGATCATCCAAGAGACATATGATAAGCTCTCTGAGGCTTCAACTCCATCTGGATGGGTTGGAGATCCTATTCGTATCACAGAAGACTTTATCACTAATTCTTCATGGTCAAACCGATTCAGATTTGGTACTCAGAGAAACAGTGAAAAGAGAGGTTTTCCAATCGCTGTGGTGAATGGTTGGGTAGTCCCTGTTGTAGCTACCAGGGTAGGTGACCCACCGACTTCTCCAAATGATACTGATTTCTTCAATCAAATTGATCTTGATCCACCTCCCAGTGGTGTAGGTGACTTCAGAACTGATTTTGTTTTCTTGGAGGTTTGGAGAGCACAGTTGAGTCCTGGAGGGACAACTTCCAAACCTACAGCAACTGAAATATACAAGTTTGGTAACACTGAACATGGTGGGACAAACCTATCAGATGACATTCAAGACCCAGCAATTGGTTTTGAGACCACAGAACGAGTCCAGGTTCAATATCGTATACGAGTTGTTTCTGGTGTGAGTCTTTCAGGTCATAATGATGGGTTTGATGATTCTGCTGTGTTTGCTCGTGGGGCATCTAGCACCAACACAGCTTTCACTTTTGAAAATATGCGTGAAGAACTTGGTGATCCAGGTTTGTGGAGAGCAGGGGATGGTGATTACACCAACTCATTAGGTGCTGTAGATGGATATAGTTTTGCTATTCCTATTTGCAGTGTTTTCAGACGTAACTCTCAAGCATATGCTGCTGATTCAAATCAGAATGGTGGGGTTAATAGAAATCTTGCTGCTACAACAAGGGATGATGCTACTGAATTCATCAACACACCTACTCTAGATACAGCAATTGATGATGATGATGTGAGTTTGGATCTTGTGACTATCACCAGCACTGGTTTGCCAAATGTGCAAAGTGTGATTCGTATTGATGATGAAATCCTTACCTATGCTGGTATCACAAGTAATACCCTGACTGGTCTTGTGAGAGAGGCTTACAACTCTGCACCGCAGGAACATAAAGCAGGGGCTACAGTCACATTGCTCCCAATGCGTCCTGATGGTTTGTTTTCAGATCAGGTGGCCAATAAGGACATTTTTGATCTGAGACATGTTGTGTCTCTTGAGTCAATGGACTTTCAACGTTTGTTATCTCACAATTTCACCAAGCTGTTAAGAGGTGAGTTGAAATCTACTTGGAAGAGATCCGGTGCTTCTGGTATTCGAGGTCCTGAGATTCTTTTCGTAGATAGATTAACTTCTACCTCCCCACCAGCAGGTGTCTCTGAACTAGATGATACAGATAATCATCGTATTATCTTTTCTGATGCAGCTTTGATGCAACCTGGGAATATTTGCATGGTAGCACCCCCTGCCACAGATGGTAGTGAGCAATCAGCTACTTTAGCAGGTTTTGGTCTAGAGGTTACAGCTACTGCTCAGGTTGCTACAGCTAGTACCTGGACTGCGGGAGATTGGATCAGAATCCCTATATCTCAGTTCAAAAATGGGTTCCAGGGTGGGCATGATGACAGTGTTCGATTCCTTGCTGATTCTGAATTAGAGACTACTGTTAGAATCTACATTGATGGGGCAGAGACTGAATACACAGCAAATGGTGGTGGTAATGATTACTTCACTGCTGAAGCTTACACTGGTGGTGGTGTGCCTGATCCTGATGATGATTTAAAGATTACCTTTGGGGGTGATTGGCCTACTACCGCAGATACTAATCTGATCATTTCATTTGTGCTTCAATATGGTCCAGGAAGAGGGTTGAGTAGGACTCCTAATTTCATGCACGAGATTAACTTCTCAACCTCTACTACTGATATTCTGACTAGATACTTCAACAAATTGCATATGGAACCTATCCATCTTTGGGGTCGTATCAATCCTGAGGGGTATAGAGAAGAGCCAGTTAAGAACAGTGAAGCCTATATTGACCTTGGTTCTAAGACAGCAATCATTAGTCCTTGGCGTAGGTTGGGAGTACCTGACATCAAGGTTATTGACGGTTCTGGTTTCAACGGTGGTAGTGGTCTTATGCCTGTAGGGGCAGCTCCTAAGGATGAGGTAGATCCATTGGATCTGTTCAAGGGTAGTGATAATGGTGCTACTCAGCATTGTGTGAGTTTCCCTCATGATTGGATCTGTTTCCCTCGGACAGGAGATGTGTATGTACCCATTCTTCATGAGACAGTAGGCAACTTCTATCGAGGTATCAACTTCTTCATGTCATGTTCTGAAGGTGCTCATGCTACGTTAGACGACAGTGAAAAGAATTATGTCAACACCTCATATGCTGACTCACAGCAGTTCTTCAGCACCTCAACTGATGGTTCTACCCCAGCAGCTTACAACCGTAAGATCACAACAGGTACTGGTGAAATTGCTGCCCATAGTGTAGCTGGGATGAGAAAATATAGTAGTGGAGATAGAGAAGGTTTAGAACTTCCACCATTCTATGGTGTAGCTCGTCTATTTGCTGTGTATGAAGGGGTTGATTTTGAAGCTAATGGTTCTGCATTTGATACCACGACAAGAGCACCTCTTGCTGGTGGTGCTGTAAATCTTCTCCGACCAGAGTTTGATGGACCACCTATTTTCATCATAGAAGATGATGATGGGGATTGCACCTTTGTATTGAATGCAGAAGCCATTGACTTGAATCAGCTTGCTTCACCACCAGCATCTTTTGCTGATGGTGAGTATGTACTTGAAGCTTCTGTGTTTGGTTTTGACCGTGGGTTCTTGACCGACAATTGTCGGTTGGTGCTCAGTCGAAGTGTGGCTCATGTGGTAGGGGACGATATTGATTCTCCAAATTACATTCTTCAATCACCAGTATCGTCAACAGTAGATATTGACATTGCCTACTCAAGGACTCCATACCAAGGAGACCCATTTGGTAGTCAAGAAAATCATCTAGATCGTCTTTATAGACCTGGGTGCATGTCTAGTGCTGATGTTCGGAATATTCTGGATAACCCACTGGATTATGATACTTTGACTCTTGACAATCAAAAGTCGTTTGAGGTGTTAGAAGGTCTTTCGTTTGCCACCACTTTGGGATCTGGTACCCTTTCATTCCCAAAGACATTCTATAGCAATAGTGATGTTTTGGTGGGGTACGAGGAACCAACATCTTGGCCTCCTACATTACCCACTGATCCAAGACCTTTGGTTCAAATCAATGCTACAACCACTGGTTTTGAGATTTCAAAACCATCTGATACAAACATCATTGAACGGTTGCCATTAGGGTCTCTGTTTAGAGACAAAGATTTCCTTGGTATGCTGATGGAATCTCTCAATGGTTCTATATCTAGTAACTTCCGTCTCTGGCATTTCATGCCTGAACATAGAGTTTTGGTGGAACTTCCTCGTTCAAGTCAGTTTTTGAATGATGGAGAGAATGTTACTGGTCATGAGTATAACAATTTTGATGGTGTTGGTTCTTATCTCACCTTGGTTGATGGGATCATTGATGACCTATCAAGCACCACAAAATTCAAGACAGAACGAGGTGGTTCTGCTTATGTTTCCTCTCGACCAATTCCAGGTGGGCCTATTGAGAATTATCTGGGTATTTTGGATCTCACAGCGGCAAAAAGTAGTGTCATGATAGGTCATGCCTTGTTGGTGAGGTCTTATCCTGAAGAGGTATCTGGGAATGAAGTAACTGCTGGAGATGAGCTTCAGATGGTGGTAATGACACATTGCTACAAGCCTTCACAGATCTCTTCTTCAGCAGAAGTTTCTATTATGAACTCTCCTACAGGTACTGGTGAAGGATACTCAGCAGTGGACAGGTTCCGATTGGAAGGACACCCATTGATTCTGAATAGGACTCGTTACGAGCCTGATACCAGTGCCGTGACATTAGCTAAGAAGGTGTGATATGGGACAAAGAACTCTTTCTAAAACAGCTCTGCCAAAAGAGGCTCGTCTTAGTGGTCTGAGCATTGAAGTAAATCGAATCAAGAATCTTCTCTTGAATCCAGCCTTAGGTTCTACTGAACGAGATAGTCTTCAGACCAAGCTGGAATCGTTGCTTCAAGAAAAACGTGATGTTGAACAGGAGTAGATCCTTGTGCTACAGATCAGAAAAATAGCCTACTCTGTAGCGTCACGTATCCCTATATATGAAGACCTCCAACCAATCAAATTAGACAAGTCGTATACTGAAGAAGAATTGATCCGTATGGATACTGAAGACCTCGATATGATGGCTTTTGGGTTCCATTCAGGTGATTTGCTTGAGGTACATCCAGAAAGTCTTACTGTAATCTATGATGATGACCTTGAAAACGCTAGGGACCAAGCTGAAAGGGAAGGATGGGAATTATGGGCTAAAAAAGTTGACCTTTCAGATCCAATTGAAGTAAAGTTGAAGCACGGAAGATTGCAAATAGAGGATGGTCATCATAGGTATTTGGCAGCCAAGATTTTGGGATCTTCACTCTTAGCTATCGTAGAGATATGGGATAATCCCATAGAGAAAATACTTATGTAGGAGACTATTATGTGGTGGGACAAAGTAAAGACGTTCTTCTGGGCTTTTGTAGCCGGTGTTGGGGCTGTGTTGGTGTTTCTTTTCATTCGTCATACCCAAAAAGAAACAAAGGTTGTGAATGACATTCCAGATGATCGAGTAGATGATAATGGTAACCCAATTCCTATTGGTGAAGAAGATGATAAAGGTTTCACCCAATGGGAAGTGAAAGAGTTTGATGTTGGTATCACTAAAGGTCAGGCTTCTTCTGTTACCGTTAAAGGAGATGATGGTAAAAAAGAACGTATTAACCTTCCAAAGGGTGTGAAGGCAAAGGATGTGAAACATGTGATTCAAGTAGAACCAAACACTCTTGTTGTATCCGTAAAGGATAAAACAGGTGTGGATGCTGGTTCAATCCTTGATGTGTTGGAAGGTAAAAAAGATGCTTAATATCATATTGATTTCAATGCTTCTTACCGTAGATGGTAATACGGATCAAAAGTGCATCCCAAAAAAGACTTTTGATGAAATAGTTACGGTAGTGAAGAACTATAAATGTCTGCAAGAGAACAAACCCAGTATCAAGATAGATGAATGGGTGGTACTTGTAGATGAAGAGGGTCGTATCTTCAGCGGTCCAAGTGATGGGAGCACAGACATTGGTGGGAAGATAACCTGGTGCCCATTCGAAGTGGACTTCAAATTCAAGCCTAAACTCCAAATGCACACCAAAAAGAAACCAAAAGGTGGGTTTCGGTTCCGATTCAAAGCTTATGTATACGGAAAATTTATCTATATAAAAACCCCCAAAGAAATTCTAGATGCTGGGATAGGTATAGATTTTCTGTATTACAAGAGATTCAATGTCCAAGTTATTACGGGTATCTTGTCTGTGGGTATTGCTATAGGCTGGGATATCACTAAGAACTTTGGGGCAGTTGTGGGGATGACAAATCCTTGGTGGGAATTCCGACTATCTCCGATGGCTGGTCTATATTTTGGTTTCTGATCTTTGTAACAAAAATAAATCATGGTAAAGTATCGTTACTTACTTCGGAGGGGGTATTAGTCTACTGATCTGATTAAAACCCTCCAGACAGGATTGGATATGGCTTTGCAAATACCTAAGGTTTACAATCATTTAAAGGATATTAGAGGTAGATCCAAAGTTGAGTTGAAGCCAACTTCATTACTAAAAAGTGAAATTGTAAATGAATCTGGGGACACTGTAGAATTTAAACTCCGTAATTACCAATCAATTGGAGTTTACAACCTTTTGACCATGAAAAGGTTTATCCTTGGTGATGATACTGGCTTGGGGAAAACTATTGAGACATTGACGACTCTTTCATATCTCTGGGAAAAGGAAAAGGGTTTCAAGACCATTATCGTCGCACCTAAAAGTGCATTGATGCAATGGCAAAAAGAGATGTCTCGTTTCTTGGTGGGCCTCAAAGGTATAGTAGTGAAAGGTTCTGCAAAGAACCGCTACAAGATATATGAATCTTTCTTTTTGAAACAAGATCATTTCGCTCTCATAATGAATTACCACATCTTAGCTAGAGACTGGGATGCAATTCGATATTGGATCGTTGATGAAGAAGAAATAAAAGAAAAAGGAAAGAAAAAGAAGGTCTATAAAGTCAAGATGCGTATGGCTACTATCTTTGATGAAGCTACGGCTTTCAAAAATACTCGCACCAAGACTCATGATGTGTGCTACCAATTATCAAAGCTCTCAGATCGAGTCTATGGTTTAACTGCTACATTGCTCAAGAACAATCTTATGGAAGGTTTTGGGATATTCCGAGTCATTGTTCCAGGGCTCTTCAGGACCAAGACAGGGTTCATGAAAGAGTTTTGCCATACCCAGTTACAACATGTGGGGAGAGGTAGAAAAATACCTATTGTGGTGGGATACAAGAACTTGAAGAAATTTAGATCTGACATAGACCCATATTTCCTGGGACGACCAAAGACAGAAGTTTCAGAAGAGTTACCTGAAGTCATTACAAAGAAGGTGCATCTAGAGTTCACGAAGATCCAGAGGGACAAGTATGCAGAGGCATTATCTGGATTACTCCTTCTGGAAGATGACGAGAAAGAAACCACCAAGCTCACATCTATGATTTATTGTCAACAGATCGTAGACAGCCCACATCTTATAGAAATACCTGGTCCATCTAACAAAGAAGAGGAACTGTTCCGTATCTTAGAGGATGAGCTGGACAAAGAAAAAGTGATTATTTACTCCAACTTTAGGAAAATGGTGGATCGTCTGGGGGTACTTCTAGAGGAAAAAGGTATCCCTTATACAAGAATCACAGGTGCTGAGAATAAAGATGTGGTGAGGGAGCAGAACCGAAGTCGATTCCAAGATCCAGAAAGTGGTGTAAATATAATGCTGATCACGAATGCAGGATCAGCAGCCATTAATCTTCAGGCAGCTTCAGCTCTGATTTTCTATGATTCTCCCTGGAGCTATGGTGATTATAAGCAATTATTGGGTCGTATGGTACGTATAGGGTCCAAGCATACAACGGTCTTGGCTCTTCATTTGGTAGTTGAGGGGTCGATTGATATGCACGTTTTAAAGACGTTGAAGAAAAAGAAAGGGCTGATTGATCCTATCTTGGGTGGCTCAGAAGAGACCTTGAGTTTTGACAGTGAGTCCGAGATCGATGATGTGTTTAGAGCACTAAAAGAAGATGCTAGGAGAAGACGGTAGATGGAGAGAAACAGACATGCTAACCCAAATTGTCCAAAATGTAAGGGCAAAGGAAGCATTTATCAGTATGACGCTGATACGAATACTGAAGAATTCAAAGAGTGTGTCTGTGTGTATCGTAGTATGATAGTGTCCAAACTGAAACGTATACATCCAGATCTATTATCATGTGGCTCTGATATTGATAGAACCTCTCTTTTTGATATGCGGGACGATGACGGTAATATAAAAAATTTGGTGGTGATGGGAGATTACAATCAAGTTCTTAGACACATCAGGAAATTCTTGATCCAAACGTATACTAACATAGACATAGAGTTTAATTGCAGATTTATAGATGATTTGGATGTTACAAATAAACGATTTTCTCATAATCGTGCAGAAGGTGAGGATGAGTTTCTAGACTCTCTAAAAATACCAGACCTATTAGTTATTCTTGCTGACCGAGTACACCATAAAAACTCATTGCTTCCAGATTATTTTTTGGAGGCACTCAAAAAAAGACCACGAATGCATGGTACTTGGGTTTATTTGCCACGACCTCTTAGTAACAGAAATCATTTTTTCAGTACAGAATTAAGAGAGCATCTATACAAATATTTTGAAGAATATAAGATTACTTCCACTATGGCTGTAGTAAAAAATGAAGAAACTGGTGAAGTTATGGAAACTAACAGTGGAAGTGCTAATGTGAAGAAGGTTATATCTAAATCTAGTATTCTGGATGGATGTCCAGATGTTTGACGGTTAGTATATGAAACGTATTGTAAGATCCATAATTAACGTACCCGATAAGAATGGGTATGCTTCAATTCCTGAAGAGGAATTAATACGTAACTATGCTGTGTTACGTGATTCAGGTTTTGAGTTCAATACTGAAGAAGATCAGAAAATTTTAGAGTGGGTTACTTCATACTTTTATCGATACACCGAGATACCAAATCTTAATAGCACATTAGATTTTTTCGAGGCAAATCAAGAACAAGCAGTTGTAGATCGTGTTGAAGATGTAAAACATACTAATCCTTATATGAAGGCTGACTTTGAGAATCTTCTCAGAGATTTGGTATCTAAACAGAAAGATCTCAAGTGTAGGGACATATTACATACCGCTGCTGAAATTCTACACCAGGGAGTGACAATATCAGCAGGGAAAAGCAAGACATTCAAGAAAGGTATGCGAGATGCTCTTACCTTTGTGATGAGCGAATCTGATAAACTACTCAGCCCAGAATTGGGTAATACTAGGTTGAGGGGTGATGTCAGGGATGATAGGCAAGAGCTAGAGCAGAACTATAACAGGATCAAGACAGATCCTACCTATGGATATGGTCGGTTGTGTGGTCTTACGGGAGTTGATGTTGCTTGTAGGGGGAACAAACGTGGTCATCTGTGGATACATGCTGCATGGACTGGAGAGCTAAAGACTACATTTGCAATCAATTGGGCCTACAACAATTGCACTAGATACGGATGGAACTCTTATTACCTTTCATTGGAAATGCCCTATGAGCAGATCCGTAACATGATTTGGTGTCTTCATTCAGCTAATAGAAAATTCCTCAATGAAGGTCATGAACCTATTTCATATACCAGATTGAGGGATGGTGAACTTACCCCTAGAGAAGAAGATTACTTCTTTAATGTGGTTTGTCCTGATTTTGAGAATAATCCAGAGTATGGGTCTTTCTACGTTGAAAGACCTGTGGATGATATTACAGTACCAGAAATAAAGAGTCGGATGGAGATGCTTCATCAACAGATGCCTATTCATCTAGCTTTTATTGATCACGCTGGTCTTGTCACTCCCACTATCAGGAATTCAGATTACACCATTGCTCTCAATTCAGTGGTGAGAGATACAAAAAAGATGGCTCTGAATTTCAATCGAGGTGAAGGCATCCCATTAGTCCTTCTCTTCCAGGTCAACCGAAAAGGAAAACTCGATGCTGATAAGAATGAGGGTCGGTATAAGATGCAAGACCTTTCATATGCTAATGAAGCTGAACGATCTGCTGATGTAATTACCACAACCTATCTCAATGATGAATATAAAGAGAATGCTGAAGTCCTATTTGGATGTTTGAAGACTCGTGACAATGAACCATTTAAGAGTTTCAGAGCCAAAATCATGTGGTCATGTAGAAGGCTGTATCATCTCAATATCCAGGATCTCAAAGAACATTCTGATGAGATTCAAATGGATCTGTCAGAATTTTTGGGGTGAAAGATGGCTGACTGGGAAGATTGGATCGAATACATTAAAAATGAAGTGACTCTTCATGATGTATTGGACCATTACAACATTGAAAGAAATGCTCCTGGAGCTGAAATCACTCAATATAAATGTCCTTTTCATTCCATGGGAGGTGATGCCAAACCTTCAGCTCGTGTCTATGAAGAAGGGTCAGGGTATTGTTGGGGCTGTGGAAAGCCTTATGATAGCATCTCTTTTGTGCGACAGTACGAGGGTCTAGGGTTTGCTGAGACTCTTCGATATATGGAGAAAACCTTTGGGTTGAATCCATTTCAGATTCAGGTTCAAGAAAAGAAGGAAGTAACCCCACCTGCTAAGATGATGGAGCAGGTTTTTGAATCTGAAACTAAAGCAGATCCTACAAATTATCTAGAGTCTATAAATAGACTTCTGATTACCAATCGGGATGAGTTGGATCTAAACTATTACCTGAAGATGTGTATCCTTCTAGATCGTTTGGAATTTGACCATGGAAAGAAATCTATTTCGGACCAAGATATGATTAATATTTTATCCCAGGTAAAGGGTAAGATAATACAGAGAGTTCATTATGCCTCTAACAATGACTCTTAAAGGTGAGCCCCTGTTAGAGGTAAATCTATACGTGATATTTTCAAAACAAGGGATTTGGCAAGGAAAATGGGGAAAACTACAAGATCACGAAGAGACCAAACCTGTAGTGGACCTGTTTTCTTACACTGGCATAGAAGAATATCATCATGCTGTGTATGGGTATCCTGTACCTATGATGCAGAGTTTAGGGGTTCCTCCTCTGTTTTGCCTCGAAAAACTCCAACATTATTGGGACGGTTGCAATGAGAAAAATTATTGTCTCATGTATAGTGATATGTGTTACTTGCGTCTTGGGATGCCTAGATGCTTTGAACCAGGCATTCAAGACTTAGAGGTGATAGGGCTAGTGCGAAGAATTTTGTTGGGATGGGCAGATAACTATTATTGGACAGTAGTAAAGGAAGATTAATGTCAGACCTAATGCTATTTGATCTCGGTGGAGTCGATGTGACGATTCCCGAGTGGATAAAGACTAAGAATTTTCGTTTAGCAGAATCAATTGATGATGTTAAAGAGTACGTAGATAAATGTATCACCAATAAACTGTGTGCTCTTGACCTTGAAACACAGGGGTTAGACAACCGAGTCTATGAAAATCCAGAAACAGGACGTTTAGAGACGGTCCATAAGATAGTGGGCTTCTGTATTTGTGCTGATGAGAACAGTGCTATCTATGTTCCAGTAAGACATAAGAATGGAAACAATCTTGATGTAGAGTTGGTGGAGAAAGAAATTGCCAGGATGATCAATCATCCTGACACCATCATAATTTTCCACAACGCTAAGTTTGATTGTGAGTTCTTGGAGTTCATGACTAGTCCATGTCCTATGGATGACCACAACAAGTTTGAAGATACTCTGATTGCTGATTTCATCAAAGATCCTAATTCAAAAAGACATGGCTTGAAGACATTATCAAAGCTCTATCTTGATTTAGTGATGATCGAGCTTAAAGAACTATTTCCACCTAAGACCAAGAATCTAGACTTTTCAGAACTCAATCCAAGTAATAGGGGTGTGACAGAATATGGCTGTTCTGATGCTTATTGTACCTATATGATTTGGAAAAATGTGCTCTATGAGATTCCTGAAAAGTATACTGCTGTCTATAAGGTAGAGAAAAGAGTAGTGCCAGCACTCAGACGTATGGAACGACCACGAGTGAAAATCAATAGGAAGCTCATCATTGAGTTGCAACGAGGGGCTGAGCAAGAAAGGATGCGTCTTGCATCTAAATTTGAAGAGGAAAGTAAGCCATTATTGAAGGAAGGTGAGACAAGGATTGATATACTGTCTCCCAAGCAGCTTTCAGAGCTATTCTATAGTCGTATCGGTATCCAGGCTCCCCAAGAAGCTGCTACTGCTGGTAAGACTTCTCAAATCTCTACCAGCCAAGATATCCTCGACAAGATTCAGAAACGACATCCTGATAAGTACCCTATCTTGAAGACAGTGACTGATTATAGAACTATTGATGGGGTGATTTCAAAGTACCTGAGCAATCTGGCAGTGAATATAGATGATAATGACGAGGCTCGTCTTGGATTCAATGGGTGGAATGCTGATACTGCAAGACTATCGAGTTCAGGAGGACCCCCAGATCATGGGTACACTGGAGTCAATTGGCATTCTCTCCCTAAGCCAAACGATGTAACCAAGCCTATATTTTCCCGTAGAATCAGAGAAGCAGTTGAGGCCCGAATGGGTTATGCTCTAGTCAAAATTGACTTCAGTGGTGAAGAGCTACGAATCGCTGCCAATGTTTCTAAAGAGCCTAAGTGGATCAAAGAATTCCTTGAAGGTGAGGGTGACCTCCATAGTCTCATGGCTATCGAGATTTTTGGTTCAAAAGAAGGGAATAATCGGTCCTATGCCAAGAACACAAATTTTGCTCTTCTCTATGGTGGGGGTGTTTCTGCTGTTCAGAGAAATACCAAACTACCAAGTCATGAGGCAAAGAGGATTGTAGAGAAGTTTTTTTCCAAATTACCTGTGCTCAGAAAATGGAGAGATGGGCAGAAAGAGAAAGCTCGTAGAGACAAATTGGTTTTTACTGATCTAGGTAGACCATTACCTCTTCCACAAATGGATTCTGATGATCCTAAGATTCGAGCCTATGGTGAACGTAAGTCAATCAATAGTCCTATCCAAGGAGCTGGTGCTGACATCATCAAATTTGCCATGGGAGAGATTGACAAGACGTTTCGTGAAAAAGGGTGGTATCCAGACATTGCTCGAATGCTTATCAATGTTCACGATGAAATTGTATTTGAAATAAAACTTGAACATCTAGAGGAGGTGGTGCCGGTATGTTGTGAATGTATGGTGAAATATTACAAGGTCAGAAATTGGAAAGTCCCATTAGTTGTGGAGCCACTTATTGGTCTTGATTGGTCTGCTAAACATGATTGGTTGGAGATGAAAGCTGGTGAGGAGCCAGTACCTGATTGGTTAGCACCATATTTCAAGACTGATAAAGATTTTGTGGGGGATGAACCTGAAGTAAAAATGTCTGAGAAAAAACCTCAAAAGGTCATCAGTTCTACTGATTTGTTGGTACGTGAAGCTGATGAGATGATGACATATATATTGAAAGCTCCATTAAATGATGTGACTCTCACGACTCTAAAGAATGTATGTAGATGGTCAAGAGTTCCGTTAGTAGCTCCTGCCAAGACACTGTTAATTGTAACAGACCCAAAAGACAAGGAAGAAATAATTGGAGGGGACCTGGATATTAGGGTCGATGCGTACAAATTCCGTGTATTAGCGGATTTATTCGGCTTGTAGAAAGGTCTGGAATGAATAGGAAGTTAAAGGAGAGGGTCCAGCAGTTAGAAGAGATTCTTCTAGGTATTCAAGAAGAATCTACAGATCCCAAAATCAATAATCGGTTGGATAAAGCTATTGATTTCATGCAAACAATGGCTGAGGAAGTGAGTAAAACACAAACATTTCTAGAAAACTTGTTGAAAGAACTTAGGGATAATAATATAATATCGGAGACGAAAGCTAGTCATTTAAAGATGATCTCGGATCTAGAGTTTGAGGTTCAGCATTTAAAATCTAGACTGGCTGATGTGATCCGAAGGGAAAATGAGCTAGAGCATCATGAAGAAATTCCTGAGGCTTTGAAAGAGAACACAAGAAAGGCAAAAGAGTCATTATGTCAAAGGATCAAAGAACTCGAAGTTCAGTTGGAGGATATGCGTAGTTATGAACGCTCCCACACTGAAAATAGCGTGTGCAGTGACTCGATCCTTCCCCCCAATGTCAGTCCTGAAGGGGATCAAGCCTGATCCTGTAAAAGACCGTACAGAATTTGAATTGAGACAAAAATGGCAACGAATCTGTGGTAAGGTTCGTATGGGGAAAGGTTGTGAAAAGTGCATCAATTTCCAATTACTATGGGATACGATAAGTGAATGACTATGTAAAAGAATGTAACCAGTTCGAGTTGTCTCCCAGAGATTTCGAGAGAGTCTGGTGTGTACGTTGTCAGAACGAGTCATGTCAGAGATCCAAACGGTCTTCTTGGGCTTTGCGTATGGAAACTCAGATGGATGTTCTCTTTAATCCTGAGCGAGCTGATCCAGATGATCCTCAATATGAAGGGATAAGAAGACAGGAATTCAAGTGTTTGAATCCTCAAGAAGGTCATCCCACTGTGACTTATCCTATTGTTGATATAAGAAGTGTCCCAGCTCAATTTGAAGGAGAGGAAAAACCACAGATACATGTCACTGAAGATGAAGAGCATTATATTCTGAGAAACACAAACACTCCTAAGACGATACTGAAAGTGGGTGAGTCAGAACCAGAGCCAGTGAAGAAGCCTGTATCAGAGCCAGTGAAGAAGCCTGTATCAGAACCAGAACCTAAAAAGGTGATCATGGAGTCTGAAACTACTGAGCCCAGAATGCAAGAAATGTTTATACAGCCTGGAGCGGTTGTAAAGATGGGAGGTTAATAATGCCTACGTATGAGTACGAATGTCTGAAGTGTAAAGAGAAGTTTGAAGCTACACAAAGTATCCATGATGAACCTTTGAAAGAGCATGATTGTGGGGGGGAAGTCCGTAGATTGATTTCTCTCACCTCTTTTCATCTCAAAGGTACTGGGTGGTACAAAACCGATTATGGTGATAGCTGTAATCTAGAATCATAAGCTTAATATATATTTACAAGTCAGTACCCAATAGTATAGAATATAGAAAATTTTTTGTCTGGAGGGTACTATGAAGTCTTTGACATTACAAGTTCTTGATCCTGATGGAGAGCATAAAGATTGCTCTTGTTCATTCTGCCAAAACAAAGAAGCCTTTAAAGTAGGGTTCCTTGAGATGCCTGCAAAGTCGTTTCATCTCTGTGACGGGTGTTGGGAATTTCTCGAAGAAATGGCAGACCAGTTCAGGGAAGTAAAAACCCTCTCGGATTCGGTTCTGGTATAATTCAATTATTGATTATTTCTATATATGAACACAGATTATATGTATAGAAATATACGATTTATTAGGTGTGAACTTCTAGAAGATATGAACTTAGGGTAAAACTTTGACAGTCACCCTCACGTTCTTTTCTCCTATTTCTTCAGGTACATCCAAAGCCTTACACACCTCTTTTAAGGTGCTCTTGTCAGCCCAGGGATGGATGAAATCTCTGGTGTAGATCCCTTCTTCTTGATCTTGAGTTGATTCTGAAACCACATTTATTGGTTTTGCATCTCCTGTCTTTTTCATCGTAGTGTCTCCTAGATGTTTTATATCTATAGTACAGTAGAGATAAATTATTGAGGAGTTGGTAATGGACAGAATATTGTTAGATTTTGATGGGGTCTTCAATCTTTATGAAGGGTGGGTACCAGGAGAAATACCTCCTCCCAGACCTGGTATCAAAGAATTTTTGGAAGCTCTGAAAGACCAAGGTTACTCTTTGGTGGTTTTTACGGCTCGAACCCCTCTTGAGGATGTAGAGAATTGGTTGTTAAAAAACGATCTTATGCTGTATATTGAAGATGTGACGAATATCAAGATACCAGCAAAGCTGTATATTGATGATAATGCCATTACCTTTAAGGGGGATTATGATACGGTACTGGAGCAGGTCAGTAATTTCAAACCATATTGGGAAGTGTCCAGTGGTTTGAGAGGGATAGCGAAACGGATATGGGCAAAGTAAAGACCAAGAAAATCTGGAATCCAAAATATAAAGAGGCAAGGGACCTTTTGGACCCCTATATTGACCTTGATAGAATGAAGTGGGACAAGTCTCTCAATAGTGGGACTCATTTTGTCCGTGACATGGCTGCTGGAGGGTATCCGTTGGTTTTGAAGAAGGGTCGTACTTCGTATTTCTACAGTTTTGATTCGATGTTTGAACATCTGGTAGGTAAAGCAGGAGAACCAGCCTTAGAAAGAATCTTACCTCAAATTGGAAGAACTTGGGCTGATGTTTATAAGATAGTGGATGAGAATAGGATATCTGGGCTGATTTGCACACATAACCCTTCTCAGGATGAAATTGAAAAGGTTGTGGAAATTATGAAATCAGGTGCAGATCAGAAACCAAGTGAGATTTTATCGGGGATTAGGGATCAGGAAAAGGGACTATCTTCATAATCCTCATCTAGGTACTCTTCACTTTCGTTTTCTTCTTCCCAGTATTCGGTTTGCCTAGCATATGCATAAGGATCTACTGAGACATTAAAAGCACTTTGCATACCTGATAAGATACCTAAGGGATCATCTTTGAATTCTTCTATAGCATCTTCTGTGGTGTAATCCATAGATCGATAACCACTACCAGACATATATTCATGTATATCTTGTGGATTCATCATGATCTTAGTCTTAGAATCACCAATCTTGAAGTCTCCAACTAGTTGTTCTAGAGTCACATCGAGAAGGTCTCTACCATCAATTGATGCTATCCCTTCATCATGCTCAAAGAACAATCCATTCCTGTAGAAATATCGTATGTCACCGATCAAGTAGTCGAGAAGGTCTTGAGTTTTAACCATGACCGTCACTTCTTTTTCAGCCGCTACCCTAGCATTTTTAACGGCTCGTTTTACAGAGCTAGTTACCCCAGCTTCTTCTTCCATAGCTTTGAGTCTGGTATAATAATCAGGCACTTCTTCGAGGTGATCTTTGGCTATGGATTTTGCTATAGATCTATTGTCAGTATGTTCCAGTTCAACTTCGATACCCATAGCTAACTCATTAGCATCAAATTCCTCATCAGTCATATGATCATGCTTACCAACATCATTGATGTAAGATGAGAGTAAGTTGTAGATTTCATTCTCTAGAATGTGGGGGTCTAATCCCAATTGAGTGGCAAGACCATGCACCATATCATCATTAGGGCTAGGGGTTTCAGTGAAAAATGTGATGATGCTATCTTGAACATCTGTCATTTGATTTGGCATTTTTGAACTCCTTTCATACTAACATGCTAAGATATAAAAAGGATATCGTCACCTCAACTTTTTTATTTTTTTAATTTAAAAAACTGGATCTCTTCAGTATATAGAGATGGAACGAGAAACTAACACCAGGAGGTGACAACATGACCCCGAGAGAAGCAAACGAAGTTATCAGAGCAGCCCAGGCCCAGCAGCAAGGTGGCAAGCACCTCGGAGATATAGTCTTCCCGAGGTTTCGTAACGCAACTACGAAGCATGCTGATCTGGTCAACATGGCCAATGCCAATCAGTTCCCAGAGAAGCTCCTGCCTGACGGTATGAACCCGGACCAGGCATGGCAGTATGCTTGCCGTCGTGCCACAGGGATGGAAGATCATCTCCTGCGGCAAATCTCCAAAACCAAGGGAGAGATTACCTGGGGGCTCGTCAGGGAAGAGAAGGATGAGCACAACAACATCCTCCACTACAACCAGGTATCCAGGCTGACCCTCAACAGGGATACTGGTAACCCCACCTACTCCGATCCCTACAATCCCCATGTCCGTAAGGTGGATGCAAAGTTCAACGAGCTTGTGGGCTCGGTGACAACGGATGATGTTCGTAAGATGGTCGTGGATGTCTGCAAAGACAAGTCGGGAGTTCCTGTGGGGACTGCCTGGTTCGTGCCTGCTGCCCATGCTGACCTGATGCGGTCCATGAGGGCAGTGGTGGAACAGCTTGGTGAGTCTGAGATGTGGCTTCTGCCCATCTACGACTCCGAAGAAGCCCGTGACAGCATTGGTAAGGCCACTCGTGCCGATCTGCAAGAGCAGATCAACGAGATCAAGGCTGAGATCGAGGAGTTCAGTGCTGAGCAGACTCGTCCCTCGACCCTCAAGCGTCGGCTGGCTCGGTTCGAGGAACTGAGGAAGGTGGCAAAACTCTATGCTGGCATGGTCCAGATGGTCCACACCGACCTCGAAGAGCAGATCGGTAAGATGGAGAAGACCGTGGCTGATATGCTCGGTCTGAAGCAGGGCTCTGATTCTGAGTAATTTCCCGGTAAATACCTCCCCTCATTTTCTTCAGAAAAAATCTCAAAAAAGTTACTTTTCTAATTTAAAAATCCAGAAAGTCTCAGTATAGAATAGTAGGAGGTGACACAATGACCACAAAGACCAACAGCAAGATTCAGCAGCTTCGTGACAGTCTCAAGAAGTCCTTTTACGAGCGGGATGAGGAGATTGATGGCTCCTTGACTGCTCTTCTGGCTGGTGAGCACACCCTGCTCTTCGGCCCTCCAGGGACTGGTAAATCAGCCCTGGCAAACACGCTCTGTCAGAGCATTGACGGTAGCAGCTTCTTCCAGTGGCTGCTCACCAAGTTCAGCACCCCGGAAGAGGTCTTCGGACCTGTCTCTCTGAAAGGTCTGGAGAATGACCAGTTCAGTCGTGTGACCACTGGTAAGCTCCCTGAGTGCAACATTGCTTTCCTGGACGAAATCTTCAAGGCCAATTCGTCCATCCTGAACAGTCTCCTGACCCTGGTCAATGAGAGAAAGTTCCATAACAACGGTACTCCCATGGACTGTCCTCTCCTGACCGTGTTCGGTGCCAGCAACGAGATGCCTGAGAGTGACAACCTCGAAGCCCTGTTCGACCGCTTCCTGGTTCGTTACTGGGTCAGCTACGTCAAGGACCAGGGCTCTCTGAAGTCCCTCCTGACCGATAGTTCTGACCCTGCTCCTACTGTTACCATCACTCTCGATGATGTGAAAGAGGCTCAGAAGGAAGCTGCTAACGTGACCTTCCCAGATGCTGAGATCGACAACCTGCTGGGTATCAAGCACACCTTGGAGCAGAAGGGTATCAAGGTGTCGGATCGTAGGTGGAAGCGGATCGTGAAGGCTCTCAAGGCTTTTGCTTACCTGGAGGGTGATTCCGAGGTGTCTCAGGACCACTTTGAGATGCTCATCCACATGTTGTGGAGGGAGCCTAAAGAGATCAACGTGGTGGCTGATGAGATCAGGAACATCACCAACCCCTGGCTGGCCAAGGCTGTTGAGTTGTTTGACTCTGCCAAGGAGATCTGTGAGAATCTGCCTTCCCCCACTGGGGACAAGATTGGTTTCATCACTGCTGCTGCTGATGCCAATGCCCAGTTGGAGAAGATTGAAGATAAGGTAAAGGAGCTGGCAGGAAAGAAGCAGAGTGCTTCCAAGAAGGCTCGGATTCAGAAGATTCTCGACCAGGTGTCCGACCTCTACAAGGAGAACATGAGGAAGACTGCCATTGCTTCCGGTATCAAGCTGTAATCCTCTCCCTCCTAATTTCCCGAAAAATTCAAATTCCTAGAAAAAATAATTTAAAAAGCCAAAAAGATTCAGTATAGAATAATAGGAGGAATGACATGAGCAATGACCCTACCGACCTCGTTTTCAAAGGCAGTAAATGGCATAACTATCTGTTCAAAAACCAGGACATGGATGTGAATGAGGGAGTCCGGGGTGGGTTCAATGAATGGCCTGATTTCGTGAGAGAGACTTTTAGTCGTTGTTATTCCGACCGTACCGAGAAGCTTGATGAGGTGTCTCCTGAGCATCAATGGGCTGAGAAGGCACATGCTTGTGCAGATGAGATCCCTGAGTTCAAGAACCTTCAGAAACGGTGTCGGGGAGATGAACTGTGGTCTTCGATTGCTGCCTCTGGGGTGTCCTCCCAAGTCCTCAAAGCTCTTCCTAAGCCTGACAATACCCTAAAGCAGCTTCCCAAGATGCAGCAGAGGGTTCAGGGTCTTGAGAACTTCCAAAAAGCCAATATTCCAGTCGAAGGTGAACTTGAAAAGGCCCGTGAGCAGCTCCAGGCTCTTCAGGAATCCATGGAAGAGTACATGGGCAGCATAGACCCCTCAAAGGTTCGTCAAGCCATCAGGAAGGGCATTGAGAAGGCCAGTGAGGAAATCGAGGAATATGTGCAGGTCTGTGACAGCTTCGGTTGGGGTTCTGAGGAAGGTACTGATGGGAAGGGTGGGAGTGTTCAGGAGAAGCGTGAGCTGTATCAGAGGGTTCGTAACAGTCACAAGCTCCGTCAACTCGCTGAGCTGGCTGGTCGGATGAGGTTCACAGCAGCCCAGAAGCAGCGTTCCAAGACAGACTATGCCAGGGATGAGGTCAGTGATATCGTGGTTGGTGATGACCTCTCCAGGTTTCTTCCCTCTGAGATGGTGAAATTGGGCAATCCAATGCTCAAGAAGCTCTTTTACAAGGGTTTGATCGAGAAGTCCCTGCTCTGCTACGAGCTGAAAGGTAATGAGCCACAGAACAAGGGTCCAATCATTGTGGCTATTGACAACAGCAGCTCAATGAGTGGAGAACGTGAAGTATGGAGCAAGGCAGTGGCTCTGGGGCTGTTGGAGATTGCTGTGAAGCAGAATCGTAGCTTTGTGCTGCATCATTTTAACACCAAGGTCCAGAAGAGCTTCCGATGGGAGAAGGGTTCCAGCAAGCCTGATATCAACACTCTGATGGATGTTATGGATTTTTTCAGTGGTGGTGGTACTCGGTTCCAGCCCGTGTTGGAGCAAGCTCTGACCGATCTCGAAGAGTCTGAATTCAATAAGGCCGATGTGGTTCTCATCACTGATGGTGAGGCTGACACTGATTTTGCAGAAGAGTACAAGTGTAGGACTGCGGAGAAGGAAGCCAACACTTACGGTATCTTGATTGGCTACGGTGAGGCTGCTCTGAAGTCGTACTGTGATGAGACTGTGGCAATCCAGAACATAAGCAGCCCTAATGAAGCTACTGACCTGGTGTTCAGCATATAGGAGATAGTAAATGGAATGGTCAGATATATGTTTGATAGAAGAATCTGTAATTGCAACAATTGAGACTCTCGGTTTTCAACGGATTGACCCTCTTTCCCATTTTTGGGGGAAAGATGAGGAGTGGGTTCATTTATCGGTCAGACCTGATGATGGGTTCACTATGAAGGTGAATGGTGAAGAGAAATTCCATATTGGAATAAGAGGTTGTCATGGAAAGAATTTCTGACGTTGAAAAGTTATGGGGTACCAAAATTGGTGGGCTGGTGGGGAAATCTGTTGGGGTGGGAAACACAAAAGTTGAGTTTCTGGGTATCCTTAAAGATGAACGAGGGGACCTGAATGCTGTTGTTAGAGTCAATGAAATAATGGTGGAAATGCTACATCCATCAAGAATTTCTGTGGAAGGAAGTTATGATTCCAGCAAAGTATGACATCGTAGATGGGAACCGACTTTCAAATCGTGGTATCAGCTATGGATATGGTGATTCTAATCCTGACCTGATCAAACAAGGAAAGCATTACGCTGTGGTTCGTCAGCGTGGTGTTCAGGATTTTGAGAGTCGGAGTCAGTCTGGATATTACCCTGCTGAATGGTTCCTCGTCAAATACCATATGGAAGGTGAGAAGTTTGTGATCACCAAAGTGGTTGAGCAGGCTGAACCAGGTCGGAAATGGCATGCCTGTAAGAAGGCTATGATCAAGAAAATGGAGGAACTTGATGAATCCAAATGAATTGACAGCAAGTCTTGGTGAATCTCTGGGGAAGATTCAGAGTGACTTGACCAATCAGATGCTCGATGTCTATGAGAGGGCTGAAGAGGCTGATGAAGCTCTTCAAGAGTTCTATCCAGAGCTTGAAAAAACCTTACATCCTGACATTATGGAAAGGCTCAGTGAAGTTTTAGATAAGCTGCAATTTATCCAGAACATAGCTACTGATGCTCTTGGTGGTCCTGATCGGTTGATGAGGCTTCAGTATGAGCGTGGTACTGATGACCCTCTGGAAGTCAACACTGACATGGATACCAGCCCATTTGTAGAGTTTGAAGGAGAATTGTATCCTCTCACAGATAGGTGAGATAATGCTAGTCCATGAGATATGGCATTTTGGGCAGGAAAGAGAAATGGCTACTCCATGTCAGGGTGATCTTTGTTTTTATTGTACCGGAGATGACACCCCTGTTGAAGCCACAGTGACTCCAGACAATCTCTATCCTTATGTCACAATTAACCGTGAACCAGCAGTTGGGGCTCAAGTCTTGGTTCGTTCCAATGAAGATGAACCATTTCAGACAGGATATATGTATGGATTCCAAACCATGGGGAGATCAGAAGAGAAGTTTCCTGTAGTTGTGATGCATCACAACAAAGTGCCTATGCTCTGTATGGGTATTGTTGTTGAGGATAATGAGTATCTTCGATGGGTTCTTGAGAAAATGGACCCTAAGGAACAATGGAATTTTTTGAGTCTTCACTATAAACGATGAGGTGGGAAATGAGTGAGATGGTGCAGAAGGCATATTTAGTAGATATCTATCCCTTCACCCCAGGACTGGTCCGTAAAGTGCTTGTGACAGAGACTCATGTATTCATCCCCACATCTGGTTGGATCAATCGAGGATTCATTGAGGAGAATTACACATTGCATGTTCTCCCCAAGAAGTTCGAGAAGCCAGGGCACTGGAATGATGCTGAGTGGTGGGAGGAAAACTGGAAACTTCCATGTTGGTCCTGGTGCTATATGTACGAGATGCCCAGGTTCGTTGCAAGTCGTATCGTGGATGGTTTTGTGTTTGCAGCTTAGGAGTTTTTATGAAATTATCCAAAGCTCAAAGATACATGCTGATTAAGGCATACCGGTCTATGGTTCCTTTTAATGGTTGGTATTGGAAGACAGCCAATATCTTGATAAAAAAAGGTCTGGTCACAGCAGTTTTCAAGACTGGAAATAAACGAGACTACATCTACGTTGATGTTACTGCTGAAGGAAAGAAGCTGGCTCAGCAGTTGGTAGATGAGAGTCGTGAGAAAAATCTCAATGTCTGGACAGGAAAAAAGTCATGACACTTGCAAATCATACCATTGATTTTTGGCAGCTTCATGGAGTTTTGTTTCTTATCGGGATAGCTATTTTCCCGAGAATTACAATGCTGTTTTTCACCTCGGTCACTACTGTATTTGCTGGACCACTGATTTGGGTAGGGTGGATCTTTGCCCCTCATATCACTGTAGCCATTGTGGGGACATATCTATATTGGGATACCAACCCTGTGTTGTGTGTGATTTCTTGGTTCATTGCCTTGTCAGGAGAGGGTACTGAGAAAAAGGTAGTGAAGGAAACTTCAAATAGATGAAAACCTATTTCAGAAAACGAGAGCTTTTGTCTATGGAAGTGGGTCAATCTATGATTGTGGCTATCCCAGATAATCAGGTTTGCTCCGTTATTTCTAGATATGGGGAAGATAGGAAATTTTCAACAAATAGGGTGATACTTATAGAAAAGAAGTCTATGAGAGTAGATGAAGCGGTGATAGTCACTCGAACAGCATGAGGATAAAATGGGTAGGTATAAAAAGAAGAATTCAGGATGGTCTCCTTTTGAGAGAGCTACAATCCCTGAACTACAGGTGCCTGGATACGTACCTCCTGATGAGGTGTGGCTTAATAATAGATATCAGGTCATGATTCGTCGGTTTGATGCTAATGGGGTTGAAATGACTCATCTCAGTATCAAGAGGATCGATAAGAATCCAATTCGAGACTGGAGAGATCTGCAACGTATCAAAAATGAGCTTCTGGGGCCTGAGATTGAGGCTGTAGAGCTTTATCCATCAGAGTCAAGGCTAGTGGATACCTCGAATCAATATCATCTCTGGGCTCTTCCTGAGGATATGATGTTTCCTTTTGGGTATGGGGATCGTCTTGTGACTGAAGAAGGGATTGAAGGTAGCAAACAACGAGCTTTTGATGAAAAACCAGATGATCTTGCCACAGCTTCTGATCTTGAAGTTAAAAGAAATATTCTAGGTTAATCTTTTTATTTTTTCTATCTATATATAGTTTTGGCATATAGGAGCTTGGAATGCTATCAAATGACTTAAGGAAAATTGCAAAAAGAATTAGTTCAGAACAAGGTAAATTCCTATTGAATCTTTTTGATCCTGGGATGGACACTAAAACACTTTGGTTCCCATGTGATGCTGAAGATCAAGAAGATCAAGAAAAAGTATTCAAAAAAGTTGAAAAGGCTATTAGGGATAACACATCAAATTATACATCTGCCATTGTGACTCTTATAATCCCTGGTGAGAAGAAAATTCCAATTGCTACTTATAAACAACCAGAATCTCAATTAGGTCTTGGCAATTGGATAAGAGATACAAGAAAAATGAATATCCACCCATTATATTACAAATCAACATTCCCTACAGCCTAGAATTTTAGCCATAAATAATTCCACATAGTATTATATATGACCCGGATGTAGCTCAGTTGGATAGAGCACTGGCCTACGAAGTCAGGGGTCGCAGGTTCGAATCCTGCCATTCGGGCCAAAAACTCTAAATATAGAGTTTCTATGTTTGCACATAAAAATAAATGTAGCGTAACATAGAGTGTTTGATGAAGGAGAGAAAAAGACCTGAAGGAGAAAGGGATGTAGGAGAAGACAATGGCACGTTTCAACCAGAGTACGACAGCAGGGCAAAGGCTCCGTAAGGACCCAACCGCAACCAAGAACCACGAGGGTGGACTTGCATTCACTCCCACACCGGAACTGGAGCTATATCTCAGAGCATGTACTTCATTGCTCGAAGATAAGTTCTACACCAAGGGGAGTAAGGAGCGGAAAGACATTCAAGCCCTGCTAGGCAAGGTAGACCGTAAGTATGTGCTTCAACTAGCGGCATATGTCCGTAATGAGATGAAGCTCAGGTCATTGCCTGTCATGCTTCTGGCTGAGGCTGCTCGTATGCCTTCCAAGGAGCTTCAGGCTCAGGTTGTGGAACTTGTGGGAGCATATAAGTCTGATCCAAGCCTGGAGAACTTCAATGCTCTGGTAGAGTTCATGACCAATCATGAGCATAGTAATGGAGTCCTGAGCAAGCTCAGGACTTCAGCTCCAGAGGATACAAGCAAGAACCTGCCACTGATCAAGAAGTATGTTCAGTGGCTGAATGATGGTCGTGAGCCCAAGAAGGATGTCAAGCAGTATGCTCCAAAAATCATCCAAAGGGCTGATGAGCCAGCAGAGGCTCTGGCATATTGGACCAGTGTGTTTGGGTCCAAGGCAAAGCTACCAAATGCTCTCAAGAAGGGTTTGGCTGAAGCTCTGAGCAAGTTTGATGAATATCAGCTTGCAAAGTGGGACAAGGGTGGTCGTGATATGAAGTTGCGAGATGTAATTCGTCTCGTACACCCTCGTCCAAATGATCAAGAGAGAGCAGCTCTTTATAAGAGGGCTATCGAGGGTGAACTGAAGACTCCAGAAACTTGGGAGGTCAAGATCTCTGGTGGTGGTTCAACATCTGAGAACTGGGGTGAGATTGCACCTAAGATGGGGACCATGGCTCTGCTCAGGAATCTCAGGAACTTTGAGCAGAAGGGTGCTCAGAAGGCTCTGGCAGAAGCTAAGCGTCGATTCAGGGACCCTGAAGCTGTTCAGAAGAGTCGTTTGCTACCATTCCGTTGGTACACTGCTTTGAAGCATGTGTCCAATTCTGATGTGGCAGATGCGGTTCGGGAGGCTATGGAGTTGTCTGTGGTAAATCTTCCAAAGTGGAGAGGTTCCACAGCCATCTTCAGTGATAACTCTGGGTCAATGCATAGCCAGCTCTCTAGCAAGAGCACTGTGCAATATATCGAGATTGCTGGTGTGATGTCAGCACTAGCTCTCCATATGACTCAGGATGAATACCTGATCGGTGCTTTTGGTCAGACCTATAAGGATGTCAGCCTATCAAGGCGTGATTCTGTTCTGACTAATGCTGGCAGGGTAGCTAATGCTCATGTTGGTCACAGTACCAATGCATATCTGGCTATCCAGAGTATCAGGAAGAGGAAGAAGAAGTTTGACAGAATCTTTATCTTCTCTGATATGCAGTGCTACGATACTTCTGGTGGTAGCTGGTACTCAGACCAGTCTCTGGCTGAGGAATGGAAGAAGTATCGTCAAGAAGTGAACTCAAAGGCTATGCTCTACTCTGTAGACTTGGCTGGATATGGGTCACTTCAATGGCCAGAGAATGACCGATCTGTGTATTTCCTTGCAGGCTGGTCTGAGAAGGTTCTTGACTTGGTAGAAGCCATCGAGAATCAGCACTCAGCAGTTGACCTGATCAAGGAGAGGTGGTAGAAACAAAGAGTGGCAGCGTAGGGAACGGTTACTTCGCTATAGGAAGCCCCCAGTTCCGTTCCCGACATCTCCTCCACTCTTTAACTAAACAAGGTAAGAGCAGCAGCGTAGGTGACGGATACTTCGACCATTGAAACGAAAAACCCCGTCACTAATATCTTCTCTGCTCAATTAACACACAAAGGAGCAGCAGCGTAGGTAACAGTTACTTCGTTTATTGGTTCAAATCCAATTTTTTCCGAATGGAAAGATAGCCTAATTGGTAAGGCAAGTCCTGTTCAGGCAGGGTTAGAACTGTTATCGACCCTTTCTCTGCTCGTTAAATAAAGGAGAATCAGAAGCAGCAGCGTAGAGGACGGATACTTCGCCTTCCATGCGAGAGGTCACAGGTTCGAGTCCTGTCACCCGCTCCAGTATGCGGGTGTAGCTCAGTTGGCAGAGCACTTAACGTTTCCCGTTTTCGACTTCTTCTCTGCTTCTACTAATTGTCACCTTTTTATTAGGTGAGTAAATAGGGAACTTTGAGTAAAAAGATTGGCAGCAGCGTAGATGACAGATACTTCGTATGAAAACCTTTGGGTCGTAGGTTCAAATCCTACTTCTGCCACCATTTATGGCAGAATAGCTCAGTTGGTAGAGCAAAAGGAGAAAGACTGTTATCGGCACCTTACTCTGCCATAACTTAAGAAAGGATAGGCAGCAGCGTAGAGATCGGATACTTCGCTAAAGGAGCGGGTGGTTGCAGGTTCAAGTCCTGCTGTCCTGACTATGGTCAGGACATAGCTCAATTGGCAGAGCACCTAAACGTAACCCGATTTCGACTTCTTCTCTGCCTTTAACTTTGAAAGGAATGAGCAGCAGCGTAGCCAGCGGATACTTCGCATTTGACTATTAATCAAAAGGTTGCAGGTTCGAGTCCTGTCCGTCCCACCATTTATGGGACGGTAGCTCAATTGGTAGAGAAAAGAATCCCGTTAGCGACCCTTACTCTGCTCATTACTTTCATTTTGGAGATAACAATGGATGGTATCTTCGAAAGTTTTGGGTCCCCAAGACCTGAACCCAAACATAAGCCCGTACCTGTTGATTATGAGACTCAGTACAATCAACTGAAGAATGCAGTTCAGGATCTTTTGTGTGAACTTAGAATCAGACCACAGGATTTAGATGCTATGGTGGGAGGATATAGTCCTGATTATCCTGGTGGTCCTGGTTGGAATACTGGGGGATCTACTTGTAAGGTTCAATTGTCTCAAATCGTAGCTAGAAAATTGTCACCTCATGTTTAGGGTATGAGCAGCAGCGCAGATGACAGTTACTTCGGATAAAGCATTGGTCTCATACACCAAGGATACAGGTTCAAATCCTGTCACTCTGAAAAGAGTAGTAGCTAAATACAATACTGTTATCGTCCCCTCCTCTGCTCTGACTCCATCTATAGATTATGTTAAAATCATGACAGATCGTATAACCAAACAACTTTTGGATGCTAATCGAGAAGATCATAGATTTTTCCTGTCCTTAGAAGAAGACAGGGTGAAAGAGGCTAAAAGGGCTGCACTGTATAAAAGAGCATTAAAGGTGTGGTATCAATATCATATTGATTTGGTGTTGATAGATCCTAATTTATCTCCTAAACATAGAAGTTTTGATACTTTATCCTCAAAATCAGCATTAAAAGCTCTTGAACTTTTGAAACAAGTAGATAAAGATAACTGGGATATCCCAGAAGATATCATGAACAGGGCATTCAAAGAGGTATGGGACGAACAGCTACAATAACTTTTCTAACTCATTTTGAGGGTGGTAGACGAGAACCTCCTAATTTGGGTAAGTATTGCACCATAGTCAAATTTCCAGAACAACAAGATCCTGAGCACCCATATGGTCAATGGTCATTGATCATGAATTTCATAGAAAAATCTGGTCTGGTATTCAAAGCCCAGATTCGTTTCTTAATGGATGAAGCACCACATGAGTTGATTTACACGGGAAATACCTTTGATGTTTATGAAGGTCCATTTTTAGTGGCTCATGGTGTTGTAAACTAACCTCGTTTCAATCAAAAAAAATATATAGATTGTAATATAGATTATGAGATCTGACTGGGAAACATATTTCATGTCAATAGCAACCACTGTAGCAGGTCGTTCAACCTGTGTGAGACGGCAGATTGGGGCTATTATTGTCAAAGATAGAATGATTCTGTCCACAGGATATAATGGGGCTCCTAGAGGTGTGGCTCATTGTATAGACACAGGTTGTATCAGAAATGAGAATAACATTCCTAGTGGTGAAAGGCATGAGTTCTGTAAAGCTGTGCATTCAGAACAAAATGCCATTATTCAAGCGTCACGGCATGGGGTAGAAATTTGTGATGGGGATATGTATGTCACAACATTCCCTTGTGTCATTTATGCAAAAATGATAATCAATGCTGGTCTCAAAACGGTATATTATACTGGAGAATACAGTGATGGTTATGGCAAAGACATGGCTTTAGAATATTTTGGAGAGGCTGGGATAAGTATAAAAAGGCTAAAGGTATGAACTTTTTTGTCAATAATGATACGATACTAAAAACTCTTGTCTGGTTGAGATCATTACCATATGATACAGAAGTGTGTGGTGGGATACAAGCAGGTCTTTTAACAGAGACTCTAGAAGCAGCCCTTCTTCATATAGAAGAGTTAGAGCAACAAGTATTTTCCCTGAAAATGAAAGAAGCAATTGTGGTTCAAATCCACAAGCTCACAGAACATTATCTCCCAGAAGAGGACAGTAATGAGCATCAAAAGAATGGACCTGAATGAATTTGTAGATTTTGGATATCTACAAGAATTGAACAGACAATTCCTCCACCCCTTAGGATTAGCTCTTGAAGTTATCCAAGAAGATGATGGATCAATTTCAGGTTTTGGTGGAGTATGGGATTATAGAGATGACCCTGAGGGAATGATATTTGGTGAGGAAATGATGGATGAGGGATTTACCGAGAAATTCATGCGGGTGGATAGAGAATGGACTAGAATGGGAATAAACAGAAAAGAATCCCTTGGGTATATGGTGCAACCTATGCGTGTGGTAGAACAAATGAGACATGGAGAAAAAAATGATAAATAAACCTGTAGAGATCATGGCTCTAGGTGATAAAATAACAGTAAAAGAAGGCCCAGTTGAAGGTGATGGGTTAGGATACTTTGATCCTGAAACAGGTACTGTGGTTATAGAGCAAGACCAACCAGAATTTGGTAAATTCTCGATTCTTCTCCATGAGCTGTTGCATGTCACTGAAATGATGTTGATGCAAAATAAGGTCATTTCAGAACGTATCGATGGTGCTTTTGTGACAGCAGCTCCATTTGGAATAGCTACAATTCTTGTCCATATGGGTATAATCCAAGGTATTGGTGAGGACCAATGGATGGAGTTTTTGGAGACCGAAGGGGTTACAGAAGATCATCCTGAAGTAACTCAAGAAGATATTGATGGGTTACAGATTGAACATGAAGTCTCTGTATGCCCTCCCCCTATGGATGATGCTATGATCTATCTGAATCGAAATGAGGAGATGGACCATAGTATTAGATTTCAGGTAGCTAAGGTATCAGATCCTGTACTTGAAATAAAAGAAGATGGTGATTTTCTGGTCAGAGGGGAGAAGGTAGAAAATGATCGGGAAATATATGTAGCATTAAAAAATTTCTTAGAAGAGTCAATGAGGGACAAATGATAGAATTAATCGGGAAATTCACTACAGCTAGAGTGTGGATCGATGATGTAGAAACTGAGTGTATCAGACAGATAACTCAGATGATTAACCATCCAGCTTTTTCCAATCCAGTATCAGTTATGCCTGATTGTCATGCCGGAAAAGGTTCAGTAATTGGTTTCACTATGGCTATTGGGGATCAAATAATCCCTAATGTGGTAGGGGTCGATATTGGATGTGGTATGCTCTCATTCAATGTGGGTACAAACCTTTCTGTAGGGTTTGAGAAGCTTGACACATTAATTCGGGAAATCATACCCTTTGGTCATGAGTCAAGAGATCCATACAAAGTAGACCTGACGGCATTTCCCTGGGAAAAGATCAACCGACAGGCAGTCGAATTTGCTGGGAAAATAAAAAAGAGGTGGGGAGTAGATGTCAAGGTCCCTGAGTTTTCCGAGAAATGGTTCTTTAGGAAGTGTGAGAAAATTGACTGTAACTACTCTAGGGCTGTGGGAAGTATAGGGACTCTTGGGGGTGGTAATCATTTTATCGAGATTGGGGAGTCTAAAAAGACGGGAAATTACTGGGTTACTATTCATAGTGGTTCTCGTAACTTTGGGTTAAAGATATGCGAGTATTGGCAAAAATATGCCCGTGACCATCTTGGTAATCTTCGTAAGAATGAATTAAACGAGAAAATAAAGAAAATCCGAGGTTCAGGAATTTCTCGGGATTTAATTTCTCGTGAAATTGAGAAGGCACGGCAAGAGTTGGGTTTGGGTGGTACTTCTACAGCAAAGGGCCTTGAGGCTCTTCCATTAGAGCATATGTGGGGATATCTCTTAGACATGGTATTTGCTCAGATGTATGCCAGTGCTAATCGATATACTATGGCTCATGGTATAGCTACTATTTTGGGAGTACCTATCACAGATGAGATTGAGACGGTGCATAACTATGTTGACTTCTCTGATTTGATCATCCGAAAAGGGGCTATTCGGTCTTATGAAGGTGAGCAAATGATTATCCCATTCAATATGAGGGATGGTATTTTGGTTTGTGAGGGAAAATCAAATCCAGATTGGAACTTCTCAGCACCTCATGGAGCTGGTAGGGTAATGTCTCGAAGTCAGGCTAAGAAGCAATTGTCTTTGTCAGATTTCCAAGATCAGATGAAAAATGTATATTCTACTTCTGTAGTGAAAGAGACATTAGATGAGGCTCCTGAAGCATATAAAGATAGCGAAATTATTGAGCTTTCAATAGAACCAACAGCTACAATTGTTGACAGACTTGTACCTGTTCATAACATGAAATCGACAAAATAATGCTGATTCTACTTTAAAATTTCGAAAAGTTTCGGGATATAAGTATAGGAGGGTTGGAATTTAACGAGACATAAAGTCTCAGGAGGTGTCCAATGAAGTCCCGAATCATTATGTTAAGTATTTTTTGTATCTCATGCACAGGATCGACAGTCACACCACCACCACAGGAAACTGACAAAAGTCGATTCAATTATGATGGTGCATCATGTTCTGTTGAAAATTATGAAGAATATGTAGAAATCATATGCCCAGATGGTACTTTTGTGACCCTACAAAATGGGGAAGACGGACAGGATGGACAGGATGGACAAAACGGCACATCCTGCACAGTAACAGATCATGGAGATTATGCTGAGATATCATGCTCTGATGGTACTTCGGTGTTAGTTCCAGATGGAGATGATGGTACTGATGGGAGAGATGGTCAGGATGGAGATAATGGTACTGATGGGATTGATGGTCAGGATGGGAACTCTTGCTCAGTTTCTGATAATGGTGATGGGACCAAAACCATCTCATGCACTGATGGTACTTCTGTGACAGTAGCAAATGGGTCTGATGGTCAGGATGGTGTGGATGGTGTGGATGGTAATTCTTGTAGCGTCACAGATAATGGAGATAATACCAAGACTATTTCCTGTACTGACGGAACTTCAGTAATTGTGTCAGATGGGGTTAATGGTCAAGATGGTGTTGATGGTACTTCATGTTCTGTGGTAGATAACGGGAATGGTACTAAGACTATCTCTTGCACTGATGGCACTTCAGTAGTTGTATCAGATGGAGCTGATGGATCGTCATGTACTGTCACAGATAATGGAGATGGGACTAAGACTATTTCTTGTACCGATGGTACTTCAGTAATTGTATCAGATGGAGCTGATGGGACAGATGGTCAGGATGGTACTAATGGGGTTGATGGAACCAACGGAACCGATGGGGTCAATGGAGATGATGGTACAGATGGGTACAATTCGTTAGTGAGGCAGGAAACAGAAGATCCTGGGTCCAACTGTACTTATGGAGGTTTGGTCATTCATTCTGGTCTTGATCTAGATCGAGATGGATATTTAGATGAATCAGAGATTGAAGACTCTTCTTATGTCTGTAATCAGCCCATTGATACGGTTTTTGAAGGTGACTATACGGTTGCTACTAACTTGGATCTTCATCTTTTGAGTCAATACGATACTGTGACTGGGGATCTCACTGTAGAAAGTACCGTGATTGAGCAAGCTACTTTCCCTAACCTCAAATTTGTGGGTGGGAAGATAACGGTCCAAAATAGTACCATGACTTCCCTAAATTTCCCAGTTCTTGAGGAAGTTCTTGATGGTATCACGGTTATAGACAATGATTCCGTGACAGATCTTGGATCTTTTGGATCTTTAACCCATATTGCTGGTAATGTTCTTATTGAAAACAATCTGGATTTGACCAGTATTGATGCATTCCATTCTGTTACTCAAGTTACTTCTGGTTCCACAGGGGCAGGGAGTATTCAGATTAGATATAATGAAAATATGGTATCATTCAATGGGTTCAGTGCTTTAACTTCTGTCAATAGCCATATACAGTTCTATAGCAATTATGACCTAGAAGTTCTAGAAGGTTTTGGCATTCTAGAAACTGTTCCTGGTACATTGAGTGTCAGTAGGAGTTATGTGCTGTTGCATATTGACGCTTTTGAATCTGTGACTAGCACAGAAGGGTTGACACTGTGGATGAATACTGTTTTGGTAGACCTTTCTGACTTCCAAAACTTTCAATCAATTGATGGTATTGCAAATATCAGTACCGACCAAGCAATACCATTCTGTAACGTATGTGATTTCTATGAAGGTATTGGATGGTCAAATATCACTAGTCCAAGCCCCACACAGGCTGCATGTTCATCATGCCCATAAAATAAAAGTCATTGTACTATAAATAGAAAGGAGATTTACTATGACAGAACACATTAGATTGACTTCAGCATCGAGTTTTGAAACAACAGTATCTGTGGCCAAAGCAGATATTGTAAAAATTGATGCTGCTGAAAAGGGTTCTCGTATCATTCTGAACAAGAAAAATGAGGATGGTACACCCCACACCCTTCTGGTAAAAGAGACTCCAGAAGAAATCAAATCCTTATAGATCTATAATCTAAACTTTCCGGTATAGTTATATAGCGGTCCAAATTAGGACCTGATTGGAGGAAACCATGATCGAAACACTGCGTACCGGAATCAATCGGGCCAGAGGGTATTTGGATACTATAGAGGCTTATCTGAATCTCTTTGACTCAAAGACTTGGGAACAGGTCCAGAAGCAATCTGAACCAGAGCCAGAGCCAGAATCACAAAAGATGGAAGTACCTTTTGGTGAAGAGGAAGATTTTTCGCTAGGTTGGGCAAAGAGTCAAACTACTAAAGTGTGCCCTCGATGTCAGAAAGAATTTCCTCGAACTGAAGCACATTTTTATATCTCTCCAAAGGGGAGGGTGGCAAGTTATTGCCATACATGTGCTCAAACCTATCATCAGGACTATAATCTCAGTAAAAAGATGCCTGTAAAGAAGGAACCAAAGAAAAGGGGTAGGAAACCAGTTCCCAGGAAAGTGTGTCCTTCTTGCAAGAAGGAATATCCTCTGACTGAAAAGTATTTCCGTAAAAACAGTAGGTCTAAAAGTGGTTTGGGCACATATTGTAAGAAATGCTGCCAAGTCAGAGATAATGAGTATCGGGCTCGAAGAAAACAACCAAAGCAGAAGCAACCAAAGCATTCATTAGATTGGATGATGCACAAACCTGAAAAATCATCTCCAGCATCTCCAGTATCTCCAGGTTTAGTGATTCGTAAGAATGGGAACAAACCTGAGGAATCTCAGAAAGATCAAAATGTCCATCCAGGTCTTCAGCCTATCGTGTAGTTTCTATATTTTTTAATTTAAAATCTCCAAATGTCTCAGTATAGAAGAGTAGTGATGGGTTAAAGGACATAGAGGTCTGGAGCCTGTCGTAGTAGGAGCACTTCGGGGAGATCTGTCTAATAGACCTCATTGCATTTTCTTCATATTTTAATTTAAAAAAATACATTCCTTCAGTATATAATTGTAGGAGGAATGAGATGGAACTCACCTATCGTAACAATCGCTTCGAGTTTGGCTGTACTTTCCATGAAAAAGAGGTTGCCCGAACTGCTGGTTTCCGGTGGGACCCCAAGAAGAAGGTGTGGTACACCGAGAGGGCAGTGGTTGCACAACGTCTCTCCAAGTATGCTGACTCTGATACTATCAAGGAGATGGAGAATACGGACGAGCCGAAGCCCTGCCTGACCTTTGATGAGGGTCGTGAGCGGTTCGAATTCGTCTCTACTATCGAATGGAAAGACATTCCCAAGACTGCTGGTTTTCGGTGGGATGGGAAGGTAGCCTATCGTTGGTGGACCACTTCTCTGCCGGATGCTCGGAAGCTCAATGACTACGCTGATGATTCTGCCAAAGCAAAAATGGCTGAGATGGAAGCTACCATCGAAGCCAGCCGTTCTGCTGATGTTGACATTGAGCTGCCTGTCCCTGAAGGGCTCAATTATTTCCCCTTCCAGAAAGCTGGTATCCAGTTTGCCTCCAGCCGTCCCAACACTTTGATTGCTGATGAGATGGGTTTGGGTAAGACCATCCAAGCCCTGGGTGTGGTAAATACTGACCCTAGCATCAAATCTGTTCTCATCGTTTGTCCTGCTTCCTTGAAGACCAACTGGAAGCGTGAAGCTGAGAAGTGGCTGACCCGTCCCATGACTGTTGGTGTAGCCAACAGCAAGGACGGGGTGCCTGAGACTGATATCGTGGTTATCAACTATGACATCCTCAAGAAGTTTGCCCCCAAGCTGTCCAAGACTTGGGACCTGCTGGTGGCTGATGAGTGCCATTATGCAAAGAACTACAAGGCTCAAAGGTCCAAGGCTCTTTACAGCATCGAGGCAAAGCGTCGGATCTTTCTGACTGGTACTCCGATTCTCAACCGTCCTTCAGAGCTGTTTCCTATCATCAATGCTCTGGATTCTCAGAGCTGGCCCAAGTTCTTCGCTTACGGTATGAAGTATTGTGCTGGTAAGAACACTCGGTATGGATGGGATTTCACTGGTGCTTCCAACCTGGATGACCTTCAGGAACGTCTGCGGAGCACTGTTATGATTCGTCGGCTGAAGAGCCAGGTCCTGAAAGAGCTGCCTCCTAAGACTCGTCAAGTCATCGAGATGCCTACCAACGGTCATATCCGTTTGGTGAAGGCTGAGCAGAAGGCTGTTCTGGCTCAGGAAGAACTTCTGGCTGAGCTGAGGGTGCGTGTGGAACTGGCCAAGGCTTCTGAAGACCCTGAGGTCTACAAGAATGCTGTCCAGGAACTGAAAGATGCCTGTTCAGCTAGTTTCGAGGAAATCTCCAGGCTGCGTCATGAGACTGCTCTGGCTAAAGTGGACCTGGCTATTGACCATCTGAAGAACATGCTGGATAGCACTGATAAGATCGTGGTCTTTGCTCATCATAAAGATGTTGTTTCTTCTCTGATGGATGGTCTGTCTGAGTTCAACCCCGTCAAGCTGACTGGTGATATGGATCAGGATGCTCGTCAAGAGAGTGTGGATCGGTTCCAGAACGATGATTCTTGCCGGATCTTCGTTGGTAGCATCTTGGCAGCCGGTGTTGGTCTGACTCTGACCGCTTCTTCTACGGTGGTTTTCATCGAGCTAGATTGGGTTCCTGCTAACATGTCTCAGGCTGAAGACCGCTGTCATCGTATCGGTCAGACCCACAATGTGTTGGTTCAGCATCTGGTGTTGGAAGGCTCCTTGGACGCTCATCTGGCTCAGACCCTGGTGAGCAAGCAGAATGTGATTGACCAGGCTCTGGACACCAATCATCAGAGCGACGATGTGGAAGCTGTGGATTCCATTTTGGAGGCTATCCGCAACGTACATCTGAAGAGGAAGGAAGAGGCTGAGAAGGAAGAGGGTCTCCGTCAGCAGATCAAGACTGCTGAGACGGTTGCTGCTACCAAGATGGTTCGTCAAGAAGCCATTGAGAAGCAAGCTGCACAGCTCACTTCTCAGCAAATCAAGGCTATCCACACAGCTCTCCAGATGCTGGCTAATGTGTGTGACTTTGCTATGATGGAAGATGGCTGTGGATTCAACAAGATTGATGCTGGTGTAGGACATTCTCTGGCTGCTCAGGAGAGTTTGACCCCTCGTCAGGCAGTGCTGGGTCGCAGCATCGTCATGAAGTACCATCGTCAAATCCCTTCCAACATCTACAAGGTAATTGTGAATGGTTAGTTTGGAAGACCATATACCAGCTCTAAATGAGGCACTTGTTCGGTTAGACCTAGCTCTGACTGGCAAGTGTGCTCATAACGCTATGGCTCGTACCGTCAACTTAGATCAGGCTCTCTTTGAAATCATCTATCTTAGTGATGGTGGTTACAGCAGGGTATTTTTCAGTGATGTCACAGGTCTACTGAATCTTACCAGTAATTCACGTCAAGAAGTAAAAAATCAGTGGGATATTGTCAGGTCAGAACGTGAGGTAGTAGAGAATCTTCTTAGAGGATTTTGGTTGGAACTTGATCCTGAGAAGATTTGGGAGTCGGGATGAAATGTATCGTGTGTGATAGGAAAATAAAAGCTGTGAGATGTGAGAATTGTGACGGAACAGGAGATGTTACTCCTGCTCTTAGTTGGAATAGGGTTTCCTGTCCAGATTGTAATGGTACTGGGAAATTCCGTTTTGCATTTTGCTATTATTGTTGGAAGGCTCTTCGTATTTTGGAGTCTCGAAGGAGTATACAATGAAATTGAAACATTTAGAACCAGGAATGCTTGTTGCCATTGGGTCCAGATCTTCAATGCAACTTGGAGAGCTTTCACAGGCATTGGTCTTGGGAGTTGGCTTTGGTATGAAGTATGTCAAGGGCATTCCAATGCTTGAAAAGAATTCCAGAGAAATTCTGTTAGCAGCTCCAATCAAAGAGGATACTGAATACCCATTAATTTTGTTGGATCACATCAAAGATGAAGAAGATGATTGGGTGAAGCTAAGTCGTATCCTTGAAATGCATACGGATCTCAAAAAGTGTGGTATCGTCATAGCTTCTTATCCCATCATATCGGTTCAAATGCCGTGGCTACGATGGATGAAAGAAAAGCCAAAGATATTGAAGGACCGAGAACGTGAGCAAAAGGATGCTCTCAAAACCAATGCAGAGAACAAGAAAAGGTATGATGAGGTGCAAGAGCAATTGTTCAATTTAGGTGTCGATCTGGATGCTCCCGTATCTCATTCAAAACGGTTTACTGTTTCTTTATCTCTAGATCAAGCAGAGAAAGTTCTATATATAATTGATAACCTCAAATCCAGGGTATCCTTAAACTAGGAGGTGTGAAATGGAACTTATCATGGATCGGAAAAATAAAGATGTGGTTCTGTACCAAGGAGATAAAGAGTTTTCCTTCCAGATCAATGATCAGGAATCAGCTTTGGGTGCTATTGGCTCTCTTGCTTGCACTTTAGAAGAGGGGGACAGGATAGAAAAGACTCATATTGTCCGTAAGGATGGGACAATCAAGCCTCGACTTGTCACTTTTCCTTTCAATGTGTGTAACCCAGAAACCATTGATGCAAGGATTCTATATGATCCTGAAGAGGCTGAGAGGCTGAGGTGGGAAGTTGTTAGTCATATCAGGGATGTGATTCGACCTCAGTATGAAAAAGCCTGGGAAGATTTTATGGCTGTCGAAATCGGTCATTATCAAGTACCAGATGGTACAAATCCCTATAAGTATCAGACCTACTATAGGGTTGAATATGACGATGGTAGCAAAGGGGGCATTTCTTGGAGGTGGATTAAGAAACGTCCTCGAACAATGCTCAATGAAGAGATTTGCAAAGCATACGTTGATATACAAGATCTTCTAGATCAGTGGCATTCCCATCTCTACAATTACAATGAAATTGTTAACAGAGCAATTCAGAATGCGATGCCTCATAGATATTGGGAAAAGAGGGATGCTCTTAATGAGCATATGATTGTGTTTGAGATGAATGGTCGGAAATATTTGTATCTTTGGTCTCGGAAAGGTGGTCTTCCAACTAAGTTCCATTACCCAGGACCGTGGGATGAAGCTGAGGTAGTGGAAACTGTTACCTTCTAATCTCTCTGATCAGGTGGTGGTTGCACATTACTTGCTGGGGCTGCTGAGGCTTGAGATCCATTTCCATCAGGTAGCATACTTGATAGACCTGTCTTTATTTTCTCTAAGCTGTTACTAGCAAATTTACTAGTGCTGTTGAACAGACCAAAGCTAGCAGCATTAGCTATTGTGAAGTAACACCACCGCTCAAAAATCTCGATGATTGTTTTGGGGTCTATAACAGCCTTACCTGTTTCGGCCCCTTTCATTACGATATCAAAAGCATCGTAAGCTAGGTATGTGACCACAATTTGGATTCCGACCGCAATCAGGAATTTGCGAGTCAAAAATCCCAGGAAAAAACTTCTCCAGGAAAAATCACCGTTCTGATACATGTTGTCCTCCACATAAAAGTTGTTCATTAAGGGCTGTTACAAATAGAAAATTTAAAAATTCAGATTTCTTCAGTATAGAAATATAGGAGGTGTGTTATGATTTCATTAAAGGAGTGTAGTATGTTCAGTGAGCCATTGGAGGAAATAAGTGCTCTTCGAGCCCGTCTAGGAAGGGACCGATTCACTTATGATGAATGGTGTCCAGTCCTTGCTGATGTTCTCCCAGAAGGAGCTTTTTTCATCTACACGATGCCCAGAGATCAGTTCCTTAGCTGGGAATCTGGTGAAGAAGGAACAAGGACTCCAACAGATTGGACTCGATTTGGGATGAGGAAGGGATGCTGGGTCGTAATTGGGACCCCTCTTACCCAATGTCTGTTGTACGACAATGCTGAAATGGAAGTTGTTGTAAAAGGATCTTGGGATGAGGTGGTTCGGATTGCAGATGAACTTCACGTTCCAGGAGACGAGTCTAAGCACATCAAAAGGGACAGTGAGGGTAACATCACCAACCCTGAGGTTTTGTTCCAATCAGAGCCATCTCAGGACGATTTACCATCATTTTTGAAGGTGGTTTCTTAGCCTTGTTGTCTTTTTTGACGTTCCAGTGGGGCTCGTTCCTCTAACTGGAAGAGCTGAGAGAAGGCAAGAAGAAGTTGGTTGATTTCATAATAGAGACGATCTACTCTTTGTTCGATGTCTGGATTGGGCATCTCAACGTCTTTATAGAGATCTTTTTCAAAGATACCATTGACAGCGTTGATATACTCACCAACTTCACCAAGGATTTCTTTATAGGATCGTGCTGATACGATTCGTGACTTGGCCAGCTTTGCAGCTTCTTCAACAACCACAAACTGTTTGTAGAGCTTCTTGATCTTGTCTACAATCTTCTTAACAGGCTGTTTAATTGGTGCTGGCAACTCACCTTCATCCAATTCTTTGGTCACAAGGTTATGGCTTTCTTCCATAAGTTCAGTGACCTCTTTCCATGGTCCTTCAAAGTCTTTTTCGGCACCCATGATTTTATTGGACAGGACTCTTAAAGATCGTGCAGTCTTTGATTTCATTTCAAAACCCCTTATCTATAAATATAGAACCTACATAAAAAGATATTTATCAAAGTATTATTGTTCAGGAGGATAGGCATGCTCAAAAAGGTCAAAAAATGGTTTGTGGGTGAGAAAAAGGACCAAAAACCAGAGGTCATTCAAGAAAATTCAGGACCAAATTTCAAGAGTATGTTGTCCATTGACCAATTGACTGGTCGAGAGGTTTTTACCAAGGTTGAGGTATCAAATGTTCCCTTTCCAGAGACAGTGAGAGAACTTCCACCTCTCACCTGTGATAGATGTGGTCATGAAATAAAAGACCTGGGGTATGAACATAATAAATGCAAATGGTGTGAAAAGAACTCGGTTTCTACTCATATCTCCAAACGTATGTTGAAACGTTTAAAGAGATGCGAATTCCTGGATGAAATATCACCTACTGATATGGCTGTGTACCGACATATCATGCAAACAGATGATCCTTTTGCAGATGATAAGTTCCCCAAAGCGGTATGGAATGCTCTGTATCATCGTATAGATGAAATTGGGGACCCTTGTGTAGACAATTTGCGTCTTTGTGATAAAGATGATAAGCTGCAACGTCTTTTCTTCAGAATTGCTCAAGAAGATGGGTGTTGTGGTTCAGAAACTTTTGAGTTTGAATATCGAGGAAAAACATACCTGTTAGGGTTTAACTACGGACATTGATATGGCAACAAAAATTAAAAATCCATTACTCACCAAAGAGAGAAAATTACCTAAATCTGATAGAGCCACTATAAGACGTATGGCTAGATACGGTATATCTCATTGGTCAAATCTGGCAATACCTATTGTCAAGAAGAACCTAGAAACTCTTGGGATTGGGGGTGAGGGCTTCTGTGACCTTATTCCAAAAAAGAGACTACCTTTTGGAGATGGATGTGTCTTAGGATGTGTGGTCCAAGAGGGTGTGGAAGTAGCCAAGATAACTTCTGTGTTCTTTTTTCAAAAAGGTCAAGCCACAGCATGGGTAGAATGTTTCTTCAAGGGTCAGTCAGTGGACCAGAAGAAATTTATCTTGATGTCTCCGATTCAATTTGAAAGTGAGATACAAGGCATGGCTCGTGCTTTGCAGATTAGTTTGGATATGGATCGTGAAAAACAACAGGAGGAGAGAGTTGGTTGAGAACTTTTATGACATGTTAGATTGGGAGCCGGGAGAATACGAAATCATAGTGAAGGGTGGGAAGAGAATAAAAGTGTCGGGGGAAATTTGGGAATCCTGGGGGGTGCATTGGGAAGAATCAGAAGACACACATCGGCTTACCTATATCCCTAATGGACGTATGGTTGGTATTGAAAATGAGAACATATATTTTAATTGTGAAAAAGATAAACTCAAAGAATTAGCTACCCGTCTTAACCCATACCTCAAGGGTGGGAAAATACCTTCCAATCCTAGACCTATGAAAAAAGCGATCCGAGACTTCTATAACTCTCTATAATTCATTTATATAGATCAGATATAGAGGATTTGAAACATATAGGAGTCTAAAAATGGACCTGAGACAAATAACTGAACGTGTAGCAAAGAGGGCTTCAAAGAAATCCAACCGTTTCGAAGCTGGTGGAGCCCCTGAGTTTGAAAAATACATGTCTGAAAATCATCTGATGTCTGACCAAGAACCTATTGAAGCTTGGATTCCATCAGAAGATCATTTGGATGACAAGGTTTGGGTAGCTATTGTATGGTATGGCTATCCTTCAGCTCATTCTATGTCCCTTTCAGATCGACATCCTGATGCAGCTCTTCAAGATGCTGTAGAAGGCATTGAGGATTTCTACAGGGAAGAAATGGAAGAAGCTGAGCGTGAATGGTACAAGGATGAGACTGGTCGTGACTTAGATCAGGATTATGCTGAAGATGAAGTTGACGAAGATGTTGCTCAAGAAGCATATGGTGTGGCTCACGAGTTGATCGATGGACATTATTACACCATGACTAAACGTGAGTTTGCCGAATTAGCTCCAAAATTTCCTGAATATTTGGAAGCTGAGCTTCCTGAGCCAGAAGAAGACTAGTTGGTCCAGACCTTTGTACCAAGATACTGTAGCATCACAGCTATGGTGGGTACTATCACAGACCTTCCACAACAAGAGCACTTCATACCAACGTAGCTCAAAGGGCTTGTGCTACGGTTGTGTACTGTGCAAAGATTCCAATCTGTCACCCCACATTTAGGGCAATCCAATTGAAAGATATCGTGTTGGATGTCTGCGATTGATTCTACTTGGGAGATTTTAAGATTTTCCCTTGTTAGATCCATTGAGGTTTCTCCTTACGTGATATGTCCATCTATACAGCACCACAAAAGGTTTAGGTAAATCTTGATTTTCTGACATTTCTGCATAGAATCAATTAACAGTTTGTAATTGAGATTCCCTGAATTATAAGGAGGTTGCAATGGGACCTAGAGAACAAGATAAAGATTTCTATGATGATGACTTCTATAACGAAAGAGAAAGTTTGTTTGATGCTTATGAGGAAGACCTAGAAGATGATGAGTATGAATATGATGACTCAGAGGATCTTAACAGCCCTGAAGAGGATCTAGAGGACCTAAAAGAGGATCTTGAATTTGACGATGACGATGACGATGACTTCGAAGATCTAGAGGAGTATGAGGAGGAATAAAAAATAACCTTCTGGTATTATTGTCAGGAGGTGTCATATGAATATTCAAGAACTAACTATAGCAAGACTCGAATCTCAAATTCTTCATCATAAACAAGCATATTATAGTGGGAGAGCTGAGATCAGTGACAGTGAATATGATGGTTTGGAAGATCATCTCAAAAAACTTAAACCAGATTCTCCTGTTCTGCAAATTGTTGGGACTCCCTATCTTACTGATAAGAAAATCCCCCATACCACCCCCATGCTCAGTTTAGACAAATGCAAAGATGCCAAGTCTGTGCTGAAATGGATGGGTGAAGATGGTTGTGTTGTTACTTTCAAGCTAGATGGCAGTTCAGCTTCGTTAGTTTACCAGAATGGAGTATTGAAGGTAGGTAAAACCCGTGGGGATGGTTCTCATGGAGAAAACATCACAAATCATGTTAGTTTAATGGATATTCCTTTGGCAGTGAAGGAATTTAAAGATCATTCTGAGGTAGAGGTCCGAGGGGAGATTTGCCTTGCTAAAGAGAGATTTGAACCTCTTTGCATAGAGATGGAGAATCGTAAATTAGATCGTCCTAAGTCGATTCGGAATATTGTAGCAGGGCTTCTTCATAGAGAAACAGATATAGATCTTTGTGCTCATCTAGAATTCATTGCATATGAAGTCATTGGTGTTGATGATTTGGTTCCAGTATCATTTGACCCACCTTTGTTCAAGAAAACTATCCGTGGATTCTCTACTTCTGGCACATATGTTCCAGCATCTATCGAATATGAGAAACCTGTGCTAGACAACCTTTTTGAGATGGACAAAACCTTCTATTTTGATAGGTTAGTTCTGCTTGGAAGGTGTGGGTTCAGAATCCCAGCTCCTTTTGGGGTACCACCAACACTTGAAGCAGTAGAGGCTATGATCACCTATTATCAAGATGCTCTAGATCGGTTTGACTACCTCTGTGATGGTCTTGTTTTTGCTATAGATGACATTGAGACTCAAGAAAGTAGGGGGTATACAGACCACCATCCCAAGGGGAAGATGGCTTTCAAATTGGCTTCAGAAGTCAAGACAACGGTCGTGAAAGACATTATTGTTGATGTGGGTAGGACAGGACAACTTTCATTTGTAGGGATTGTAGAGCCAGTAGAGTTGTCTGGAGCTATGGTCGAAAAAGTGACACTACATAATCTCAAATACCTTAAAGACCATCGTATCAATATTGGGGCTAAGATTGAAATCACAAGGTCAGGGGAGGTCATACCAAAGCATGTGAGAACTATCGAGTATGGGACTCAGGATATAACCTATATCCCCCCAATTGTTTGCCCTATCTGTGACACTCCTTTGAAAAAAACTCGTGTCAATCTGGTTTGCAATAATTCTGTATGTCCTTCCAAGATGAAGGCTGCTATTCTCCATTGGATTGATGTGTTAAAAATCTATGATATTGGAGACACGACGGTTGAGAAGTTGTGGGATAGAGGTTTGGTAAAGACTGTAGAAGACCTTTACAATCTCAACCCTGCTGATTTAGCAGGTATCGACAAGTTAGGTAAGAAGTCAGCTCTCAAAATATTCCAGAATATTCAGAATACAAAAACAGTCCATATCGAGAAGTTACTTACAGCTCTTGGTGTGGAAGGTCTTGGTAAGGGTGTTTCAAAGCTCTTGATTCGTAATTTCTCTTCCCTTGAAGAGATGCAGCAAGCTACTATAGATCAACTCCAGTCTATTGATGGTATTGGATCTGTGATAGCGGAAAATATCGTGAGTGGTCTAAAGACTCATAAAGAGTTCCTTGCCAAGATGAACTTTGATATCCAATACCCGGACACATCAGCTTCTGAACTTGAAGGGAAAAGTTTTGTCATCACAGGGGCTCTTTCAAAGCCACGTCCTGAGATACAAGCATGGATTGAGCAGAAGGGTGGGAGAGTTGTTGGTTCAGTGAGTAAGAAGACTTCATATCTGGTGTGTAACCAAGCATCGAATAGTTCCAAGTATAGGAAAGCAACTGAACTTGGAATTGAAATAATCACTGAAGAACAACTTTATACTATGTAGGAGTCAATGATGGGACTTGAACCAGGAGATTTAGTTTACATTCAAAACACAAAAGATTACATTCTCACTGATATTGCTTGTGTGATTATGGTTAACAAATCATTGCAAGTAGATGAGAATGACAGAAAAAGAGCTGAAGAATGGGATTACCACACTAAACTAGATGAGACACAAGTCATTATCAGTCGTTTATATGACCGTGATGGTGAGAAATTCAAAGAGAATGGAATCCATGAATGGAATCCTAATGTGCAAATAGATAGAATAAAAAGAAGCCAGATCCCTGAAGAAATACAAAATGGTGTAGATTCAAATTGGAGTGATTGTCGATTACTACAACGTATTCGATGGCGAATAAAAGGCGAAATGTGGGGGCATTTTGAATCGGTACCAATTGATAGTGTTATGAGAGTAAGAATAGCAGAGGATACTGGTACTAGATACATTCTTGATTTGTCACTTGAGCCTTTGTTCACAATGAGGAATGTCATTCAATACCATATGGGATCAATACCAAATCCTGATTTAGATGAAGGTGTTATAGGTATGATTTCTGAAGTATTACCTTTAGAGAATTTATGGTGTGTCATACAGGAATTGAAAGATCGTAGTTTTGAAATAGCAACTTTAAGAAGAAAAGTTAGGGACTTTGAAGCTCAAAAAGCAGTAGATGGAGAACCTCCAAAAAAGATTGTGTTGGATCTTTTGCATTTTCCACCTAATGTGCTGTCAAAAATGTTGGGGGTACATTCCTGTACTATTAACAGAGCTACGGATATGAACCGTAAGAATACTATGTCCAAGATAGGTTTGGGATTCAAAGTGATTGAAGGTAGCCGCTGTGTATGTTTAGATGAAATAGAGCGGTACATTAAAGATTTCCCAGGTGACAAAGCATTTGGAAAAGACAAAACAGATCTTTTAGCATCAATACAAGAAGAACGAAATACATTGAAATGGGCAAGAGAATATAATCTTGTATAAACGAAGTATTGGTTTTCATTAATGCATAAACGACTTCCAGGTCTTTACCTTCTCTTCCATATCTCTTATATTCATTGAAAGTGCAGATGCACTAAGGATCTTTATTTAATATATGAGATGTGGAGGTTTTGACTATGGAACTAGAATTTAACGGAGAGAAAAAGACAACAAAAGAATGGGCATTGGAAATTGGATTAGCAGAATCAACAATAAGACGAAGGCTCCAAAAGGGATGGGATGTAAAGAAAGTTCTCACAACACCCCCTCAATCAAAAAATCAACATACACCAAGTAGAATACAATTCAAAAACAGCATAGAGATTAAAGAACCTGGACCTATTGAGCCTGAAATTGTTAAAGTAGAACCTAAGCATAAATGGTCTGAGAAGCAGTTTAAAGTCATGTGCGGTGTTGATAAACCCCACCTTAGAAAAGTAACTGGTCTGGCCAATAAGCATTGGGGTATCTATGAAAAACCTTATGGTAGGCGAGCCCTGATACATCTCCCAACAGGGAAGAGAGTTGGGAGAGGTGATTGCTCCCCTTCAGTTGAACAACTGAAGGAACTGGTAGAGATTATCGACCCTATGTTTGACAATGGTAAACTTCCCCAAGAAACTGAAAAGGTCTATGAGATTACCTATAAAGTCCAAGATTTCTTCGAAACTCTCAATTAAAATTTTATATCTATATAGATATAGATAAATTAGGAGGCAAGCTATGTCTATTATGGATCTACTCGATGATTTCGTTCAGATGTCTGCTGAAACTTATGGATATCCAAATCCTCGTGATGCAGAATCTACTGATGAGGTAGAGGCAGAAGCTGAACGATATGAAGCAGCAGTTGAGGCAGCGTTACTAAAGTATGTCACAACTACTCCATTAACAGGTGAGGGATATGGAGAAGACCCTGAAACTGATGCTTGGGAGTTGCTGGATGAAGAGGGGCCATATCTCATTTTGATGACCTTGAATGGTACTGGGGTTGGGATTTGGGATGGTCGATGGGACCATTTCTTTGCAGATCCTAAAAGAGAAATCCCTAAGCTGACACAGTTTCTGAAGCAGGAGCTTAGTAGTTTTGCCGATGATACCGGTGGAGGTTCTTTGAATGAGGCTTTTGCAAATGCTGCTTGGGAAACGGCAGGCAAGGATTGGGATGAAGCAGCTAATATAGCTTCTGGGAAAGCTATTGATGAAGAAAATTATAAATATATAGCTTTTCTAGAAGAACGTGGTATCACATATTCTGACTACGATGAAGACGAAGTTGCTTGGGAAGAAGATGTCAAAAATTTCTTTGACTCTCTAGCTCAAGATGAAGATCCAGAATTTTGGGACCTAGTAGAGGAAGATTACGAAAGATCTCTATCATAAACCCTATAAATATCTCCTTATCACTCCAAAAAATAAATCCTAGTGTATTATAAGTAGGAGGTGATGCATGGAGATAGAATTCCCTATCGAAGTATCTAGTATCGACACTACCCATCTTGAAGATGCATTAGAATATAAACCTGGATTAGTTTCGGTACGACCTTGTGCTGAAGAATATCAAGACAAAACATATGTTGGTTTTTTGCTGGGGAGCCTCATTGTGGATGTCACAATTGGGTGGGACCCTGAAACCAAAAAGTTGAGTCTCTTTCCATATACAAACCCAGCCATTTTCGTTCCTGAGCTAAACAAGATTATCTTTGGGTACGAGTCCTGGTGGGGTAGAATCAAAAATCCTGAAGATTTGAAAGCAATTACAGATGACGATATCATGAATGTCTGGTATGTTAAGGCATTAATGAAGGAAGCAGAGAAACGTGGTAAAGAAGAAAAAGAAGAAAGTAAAGAAATATGATGTGACATGCCCTGATTGTGGGTCTTCCATGGTCTTGAGGAACAGCAAGTATGGGAAATTTTATGGGTGCTCTACATACCCTGAGTGCAAATCAGCGCATGGGGCACATGACGATGGCACTCCTCTTGGTATCCCAGCAGATAAAGAAACCAAGGGATGGAGGGTTAAAGCACACGAAGCTTTTGATCAATTGTGGAAATCTGGGAAGATGAACCGGAGGAAAGCCTACACTTGGATGCAGCATACCATGAACCTGACAGCAAAAGAGGCTCATATAGGTAGATTTGACCAGATAAAATGTGAAATGTTAATACAAGCTGTTGAAAAAGAATTGAATCGATAGGAGGAGTTATGTCAAATATAAAAGTGATAGATACTATTTTGGAGGTCAATGACCAGATTTGTAAGGCATTGATTTCTGGAGTAACCGCTCAACTTCGAGATCACCCCTCAGATCTTTTAGAGAAGTATCTTGTATGGGCAAAGAAAAAACGAAAAATGTCCCAAGCTCTTAGAGAGCAGGCATTGGAAGTAGCTGTTCAAATAGATCAGCTTTGTGGAGAATTGGGTGGTGGCTGTGAATGTGACGATTGTGCTGTCGAGATCAAGACTAAAATTGAGGTTTTGAGTCAGACAGCAAGAATCATTGATGAAAAGTATCGTGACCTTGAACTCTATGGTCCTTTCAGTATTTTAGCTAAAAGTGCTGTGCATGATCTGACAGAGATTATCGAAACTATCATGGATAGGAGACGTGAAGAACAAGAAGATCCAAAATGGGTCTCGAAGTTTGACAACTAGTAAGGATCTACAATGAAATGGAATCAAAAGTTCAAGAATGGGGATCTATGTCGTATCACTTACAAACCTAACTCCCATCGTCCTTACAGATTCAAAGGTGACACTGATTTTGGGGAGGGTCGGAAATATGATGTTATGATTGTAGCATCTGGTTGGGAAATGATTGATGGTGGCATAAGGAAAAGTAAATATGGAGGGAAACATATAGCATTGTTGGATTGGACCCCTTCTGATCAGATTAGAATAATGAAATCAAAAAGTCCCCAAAGAACATATCAATATTTCAAAAATCATGATAAGAAACTGATACAGATTAGAGGGGCTCATGTTGATTTTGTATACAGTTTAGATGATGCAAAAAACCGAGTTCTTCATATGTTTGGGGAGCTATGCACCATCACAAAGACTGATTACAACTATGATTCTATTCCCAAAATCCCCACCCCTGATCATATCTTAGTTAATGTGGCATTTCTTGATAAGATACTATCACACCCTCTTCTGAAAAATATTCGTGACGAATATTACTGGGAATGCTATGCTCGTACCAAGAAGAGAAATAAGTACAAATGGGCAAAAATCTTTGATGTAGATTGTGGAACCATCACAAAGTGGGGAAACAAGTACAGAGTGAAAATGGGCATGGATAGTTCCATCAGTCTAGAGCAGATGGAACAGATGCTTCAGGAAAGAGTTGCTGAGAATCCAAATCATTGGAACCAATACATGGAGAAGTTGCAAGAGCTGAAAAAGAATGAAGAGCTTAGTGTTTAAACCTTGGGTCCATGTGATTGGACCTCCAATAGTTATTGAGGAGTTGAAGAAAAGGAGATTTTTTGTGGATACATTCCCAGTCACTTTATATACCAGAGATGGAAGGAAACTAGGATTCAAGTCTGATGATGAAGTGAAGCTCTACCGTAAAAACAAGAAAATCCCTATTCTAGACCTCATGTCTGGAGACAGTATAGAATATGCTGGTGAAGAATTGAAAGTATCGAGGCTCGAATACAATGACCAAATGCGTATTCTGTGATGAGCCAGCAACTGAAAAACATCATGTAGTCCCTCGTTCACAGGGAGGGACTGATACCATAGATTGTTGTGGGACCTGTGGGAATCAGGTACATATGCTCTTTGAGAACAAGGCTCTTGCAGTAATGAGTCTTGAGGAACTAGCAAATACAGATGAGATGCGTCGATATCTCAAATGGAGAGAGAAACATCCAGGTAAACACAAAGCCAGGATGTCAAATCGTGTTAAGAAATGGAGGCAGTATCACCGATGAGACGAAATTTTAGAGTGACAGTAGATGTCCCTGAAGGAGCTTCTTTAGATGATGTGGCTCTGTATATCAAAGAAGCTGTGCAAGGATGGAAAGATGGTTTAGATTCAAGTGATCCAATGTTCAATCTAGATGCTAGTCGGGTTATGGTAGGGGAAAAGAAGTCCTTTGACTACCAAGCCCTGGAAGGTTATTTTGATGATCACATAGAAGACCTAGCTGATTTGTTTGAGTCTATTCCAGAGCCAAATCAAGTCATGCATCTAGGCAGTCCTAAGAAGGATCTGTTAAAATTTGATATCCATCGGAATGATACTGTGCTAAAACTGTCCTTAGATGTGACAAAAGATAAGGGTTTGGGTTGGGAATGGTATGTTGATGGGAAAAAGAAAAATCATGGTAATGGATCAATAAAAACAGAGGTATCTAAGATAGAAGCTCTATATGTGGATTAAAGGTAACAGAGTTTATAATGAAGTATCTACTCTCGAATTCCGTAAATGGGACCCTATTGAGAAGGCATATTACCGACCTGTAAAGAAGGGTGAGAAAGTAGATGACAAGGAGAATTTGATCCGTGAAATTACTGGCACCAACAATTCCCTACTATATTTGAAATACGCTGATTGGTACGGATCAGAAGAAGCAGGGAACTTGAGGAATTATCTCACTACTGTAGAGACGATTCAAGAGATACGAGATGAGATACTAGAAGCTCAGAGATATAAAGAAGGGAAACGAAAACATAAGGTTTTGATGCGATTAAGAGAAGAACTCCAGGAGCTTGAAGAGGAATTAGCATCAATCGATTCGAGTCCTTTCATTGAATGTTTGGGGACTGTTAATGATAATTTGGTTCCGTAGGTCAGAAGACATGGAAGAAGAGTATCAAGCTCTTCTTCAAACAGAATGGTTTACTACCAATCGTATTTTTGAAATCCCACATAATGCTATTGTGATAGGTCGATACTCGGTTCTACCATTTTATTCTGATTTGGAAGAGGAATTGAAACTTATCTACAGTCGGTTTATCAACAGCTATGAACAGCATCGATACATAGCTGACATAGAGAATTGGTATCAGGACCTCAAAGAATACACTCCCCAGACCTGGTTTGAATGGTCAAATCTCCCTGAAGGTCAATTCATAGTAAAGGGACGTACCAATAGTCGTAAATTCCAATGGTCCCGACAAATGTTCTGTGCATCTAGGGAACTAGTACCCACTATAGTAGCCTCTCTTTTAGATGATAGTTTGATTCGAGACCAGGGAGTTTGTGTCAGATCTTATGTACCGTTACGACAATTTGATACTGGCATAAATGGACTTCCAATCACCAACGAATGGAGAGTGTTTTGTTTGGGTACAAAGACTGTGATTGGGGATTACTATTGGTCAAATTTCCCTGAGCATAAACCGTATTCTTGGGAAGAATTACCCCAAGAAGCTTTGGATCTGTTAGAAAAGGTAAAGGCTATTGTAGCAAAACGGACTAATTTCTATGTGATAGATATTGCCGAAACTAAAGAAGGTAATTGGATTGTTATAGAACTCAATGATGGTCAGATGTCTGGACTCTCAGATATTGATCCCACAAAATTCTATAATAATCTATATGGAATGACCGGGGTGAATTGTGGATTATGACCCTATACAAATAAAAATCACCATGCCTGTACTAGACTTTGGGGGGTATGTAGATTGGCAATCTGATGGTAAGGGTACGATAGTTTTTAAATCAGAACAAGACCTCAATAAATATCTAAAAGAGATTGATAATATTAGAGAAATTAAGATGTATAAGGTATATAAATCTTCAAATTCTATAAAAATCTATACTTAGGAGGGAATTGTGGCAAAACTGTATTTCAGATACAGTGCAATGAATGCATCAAAATCTGCATCATTACTGATGGTGGCTCATAACTATGAAGAGCGTGATCAGAAAGTTTTGGTCTTGAAACCCATGATCGATGATAGAAGTGGAGGATACATAGAATCAAGGATTGGTTTGAAGCGTGAAGCTGATTTGCTGATTGAGCCTCACACAGATATCTTTGAGTGGGTCTACACTTTGGCTGGAGGTAAAGCTGCATGTCTTCTGATAGATGAAGCTCAATTCCTTAGTAAATTTCAGGTGAAATGTTTGTGTCGTATCGTAGATGAATTGAATATTCCTGTCATTGCATATGGGCTTAGAACAGATTTCCAAGGCAATCTGTTTGATGGTTCTATGTGGCTATTGGCCTGGGCAGATACAATAGAAGAGATCAAAACTATATGTGAATGTGGTAAGAAAGCAACAATGAATATACGGTTGCTTGACGGGAAAAGAGTTCGAGAAGGGGATCAGATTCAAATTGGTGGTAATGAATCTTATCAAGCAGTATGTCGAAAAGATTTTCAACTTACCCCCCGATCCAAAAAATTCTTCGAGTAGCTTTAAAAAATTGAAAACCTCCGGTATATATCTACAGGAGGTGACGATATGGCTATCCATTTCATTGGTAGTTGTGACCATAAGTTGGTTCCTGTTGGTAAGAAGTTTGGTACTGGTACAGCACTTCGTTGTGAGAAGTGCAAAATGGAGATGTTGGACTGCCCTGAAAACAGGGCTCGATTTGAGGTGAAGGATGAGAAAGTTAGCAACGATACGAAAGATTGATGCTGTCAAGCCCATTGAAGGGGCAGACTTCATCGAAGTAGTAAAACTGGGTGGATGGCAGTGTGTTGCCTCCAAAGGTGAATTCCAGCCAGGTGATTTTTGTGTCTACTTCGAGATTGACAGTTTTCTCCCCATTGAGGAACGGTATGAATTTCTCCGTAAATCCAGTTACAGGAAGCTGGAAGAGCTGGAGGGTGGTCGAGGAGAAGGTTTCAGGCTTAGGTCTGTGAAACTCCGAGGTGAATTATCTCAGGGTTTAGCCATGCCATTGTCCAAATTTCCTGAGCTTGATTCTGTAGAAGAGGGAGATGAAGTCACTGAGATCCTGAAGGTGGAAAAGTGGGAACCTCCAATCCCTGCTTCTCTAGCAGGTGAAGTTCGGGGTATGTTCCCTGGATTCATCCCACAGACCGATGAGGAACGTATCCAGAATTTACCTCATTACTTTGAAGATCATCTTGACACTGATTTTGAAGTTACTGAGAAGATCGATGGGTCTTCTATGACTGTCTTCAAGACTGCCGATGACTTTGGTGTTTGTAGTCGTGGTCTTGATTTGAAATCAAGTGACAAGAATAGTTTTTGGGTGAAAGCCAAGGAGTTGAAACTACAAGAGTTGATGCAAGAGTTTGGTCGTAATATAGCTCTTCAAGGTGAATTGGCAGGAGAAGGTATCCAAAAGAACCGTCTCAAAATTAAGGGGCATCGATTCTTTGTGTTCAATATCTGGGATATGGACATGAAGAGATACTTGACTCCTGATGAACGTAAGGATGTTATCAAGTGGTTCAAAGAAAAAACCCCTATCGATCATGTGCCTGTAATCCAGGAGTCTATGAAGGTATTTCAGGAACATGATATGGAGAGTCTCCTGGAATTTGCCGATGGGAATTCTGAAGTGAATCCTAAGATGCGTCGTGAAGGTTTGGTTTTCAAATCTCGTGTCGTGATAGGGAATCAAATCATTTCTTTCAAGTCCATTAGCAACAAGTATCTCTTGAAAACTGGTGATTGATGTGGTCAAAGGTTAAATGCTTCTTTTCAGATCCTTTTGGAACCAAACGAATGCTTGATGATTTTATGGAAAGATTCCCAGGTCGATGTCCAATCTGTTCTTTTCATCGGTATGGATTTCAAGAAGGGCATGAAAAGAATCCCATCCCACCGTTCCATAACTGCATAGAGGCTAGTGATGAAACCAAAAGAGTACGTGAGGAAGTATAAGTTAAATCAAAACTCGAAGTTCAATCACAATGCTTTTGTGGCAGATTTCACTGTAGATTTCATGTCTCTTATCGAGTTCCACCAATCTTCAGGAGATTGGAACTACACAAAGTTTCAGAATTGCGTTAATGATATACGTAGAAAGTGGGATGGGGTCTCTAATAAAGTAGCTGGAGGGCTCCCAGAAAAGCTCTGGAACTACTTTTATGCCTCAGTAGTGGTCAAGGTACGGGATGAGTATTTTGGTGACTTCCTGAGGAGACAGGAGTATCAGAGAGAGGAACGAAGAAGGGAACGTAGAGAAAGGAATGCTTGGAGGTATCAACAGAGAACTTCATTTTGGGATTTCTTTTTCAATAGTGTGTTCAATGAGCTTCTTCAAGGTTCTCGTATGACTACTCCCACTGAATCTTTCATTACTTTGGGTTTAGCTCCAGAATCTTCTCAAGATGATGTGAAAAAACGGTTCAAAGAGTTGGCATTTCAACATCATCCTGACAAGGGTGGGAATGAAGCTAAGTTCCGACAAATTGTAGAAGCTAAGAATCGATGTTTGGCCTACCTAGCATAAAAATCTAGATACATTTAATTATCTGTTTATTTTCTCTCTATAGAGAATTACCTTTCACTTTTTGGAGGAATAACAATGAGAGTATCTAACGAACTAAGAAGAGTAGCAGCAGGCATCGAAAAGCCTGAGAGGTCAAGAGCATCTTCAAGAAGGTCTCCTTCAAGAAGACCTACCAGAACCCGCAGAGCTAGGAATATTGACGCTGATATGATGAAAGACCTTGGTGATGCCCAGAAACAATTGAAAGATATGAAAACCATCATTGAGCGTGGTGAAAAGAGAGACCTTCCAGGTGCTGATGATGCTAAGAAGGCATGGGAAACTCTACTTAAGAGTGTTCAAGATATGATGAAGATGTAGAGAACCAACATGAAAAAGAAAGCTCTAACAGACAGTGCTGAATCCTTCAAAGAAATTCTAGATAAAGTCACTATCATGGGTGGTGATAACCATATCTATGATGATGACGCTGAAGAAGTGTATGTAGGGCTTGCTTGGGAATCAATGGATATGACTATGGACCCTGTTGGTTATATCTATGTAAGTACCGAGAAGGGTGAGGACCATGCCATTGAAGAAGCCATGACTGGTCGTGAAGAGATTTGGGATCAAGCTGAGCTTCAAGAGTTGATGCAAGAATCTTTAGATGAAGGTATGAATGAAGAAGATGCTTGGCAATCAGCTTATGAATCAATGTCAGAGGCTTGGGATTTCAATGCTTGGACCATGCCCCAAGAGGATTTTTGGACAGTTATTGACGGACACTCATCTGCTCCCAAGCATCTCTAGATCTAGATAAATAAATCAAAAAGGTATAGTCTCTTATCAATAACGGTAGGAGATGAAAATGCCTCTTTTCTTAGTCAAATTTCCCGGATTTACCTGTGTTTTAACAAAAGCAGACTCTATATCTAGTATAAAACAAAGTTTAGGTGACCTTGGTGAGTTGTGTGAATATCAGGAGTATGAAGGTCCAGTATGGGTAGAGTTTGCACCTCCAGCACTATCTATTACTGATATCAGACCAGCTCCAGGAGATGAACTCAAAACACAGTTCACTTTTGATACCCCCCAACTCGATACTTTCCATAAGTTACTGAGTAGCACCAAAATAAAGGGTGTCACCCCCACAGTGAATCCTGAACCTGGTCAAAAAGAATCTGAGATGCAAACTGAAATCATGAAGAGTCAATTCCCACGTCTACATGAGTATGTAAGTTCTGGTTCAAGGGATAAAGATCGGTTGAGACAAGCGATTCGAGAAGATATTTGTTTTCAATCGAGTATCCCAGGAGATCCTGTGATTCGATTCAAAGAACCAGCTACTGCTGAGAGTGTTGGTCTGAAACCTGAGCATCTTGAGAAAGCAGATCAATACTGGGAAGAGAAGATGAAGGAACGTGATGAGGTAAGTGCTATTGAAAATCTCCAATTTGATATCAATTATAAGAAAGGGGATTAGAAACATATTTGTTTAATATGTTTCTTCTATATGACATGGGTTACAAGTGCAGAGCCGCATGCAGTGCTTGTTGTAACGGATCTTGATGAGATACCTAAAGTATGCCCTGTCTGCGGTTCCCCTATGGGGGGAGTGATCAAAACGCTACCTGGAGTTGTATGCTATGGTTGTGAAGGGTTTTTGCAACATAGTGTTATGATAATTGCAAACTGGGTTTGTAAAAGAGCGTGTATGGGGAAGGGGGTTACTTAGAATCAGCTTTTCTTCTCAGCCTTCTCTTCCTTTTTCTCTTCCTTCTTTTCCTTCTTTTCAGTCTTGGCTGGTTCTTTCTTCTCTTCCTTCTTTTCTACCTTAGCTGGCTCTTCCTTTTTGGCAGGTTCTTTTACTTCTTCTTTTTTCTCCACCTTAGCAGGTTCTTTCTTCTCTTCCTTCTTGCTATCACAAGAATCAGAACCTGTCAGGAATACAAAGCAAACCATTGTAGCTAGAGCGATTAGAATCCGTTTCATTTGATTTCTCCTATAGTAGTTACAAGGACTCTCCTAACTTAAAGAAAAGGGTATTAAAAAATTATCAATCATGGTACGATCTGGTTGTTTAGCTAAACTATAGAGGTGCAAAATGGATTGGAAAGAAGAGGTAGAAAAACTGAGAGGATTGATGAAAGGGGCTTATATAGAAGATGTAGAATTTTCTGGTCGTGATGAGTCTCTTTGTGACTTTGTTCTAAGACGAGATGGTAAGAAATATAGTTTCACTCTTTTTGCTACTGATCTTGGTTTTTGGACCGGTTCTTTAAAGAATTTTAAGGGGCATCATAGAGAACTTCAAGATATTTGGGAAGAGATACATGAACATAATATGCGTGTAGATCCTGTTGAAGGATGTACGTATAAATGCTTCGACGACCCTTTTGCCAGGACCGTGGGATTTGAATGTGCTTGTGGGAAACGATTTGAGATTGGGTTATCAGACCTGAAAGAAAGCCCATACTGTTCATTTTTGACCACTGTTGAGGGTCGAGAGAAGGTTGCTTCAGTCTTAGGTACTGATTATATGTGGTCTCCAGAGCATCTCAAAAACATATTGGAAGAGACAGACCGTAATTAATCTTTTAATATCTCATTTTTACTTCAAAATTCACCACACCTTCAGTATGAAGTTACAGGAGGTGTGTTATGAAAATCTGTAGGGCAGACTTCAAAATCACAACAAATCATGGATGGTTGAGTCCAGATGGTAAATTCTATAAATGTACCTCTCAAGGACATATAGATTTAGCATTTGAATTAGGATTTAAAGAGGACTGGAGGATTGAAGAGTTTGGTTGGGTGAAGATTTCTTGTGGTGAAGCTCTCTGGTCTAAAGAGTTGACCCAAAACCAGCTTAATCTTTTATTTGATTGGTATGGTGAGAGAGGAATAGCCATTCCTAGTTGGATGAAGTATCAAATATCAAATGGAGACACATAATGAAGTATAAATGGATGCAACATAACAATGACAAAAACTATTATATTTTAGTGACTAAGGATGCTTGGCCTGGTTCAAATAAACATCGTTGTTTCGAAGTTATGGGTGGTCAGTTAATACCAAAAGAGATTTCTGACCTGGAAGATTTCACATCTGTCAAGACGATTCCTTCTGAGGTGTCAAAGCTGTTTGTAGAGCATATTGCTAAGACCAATCAATAAAGATCATCGGTATAGTCTCTAGGAGGATAGAGACTATGAAAATAGACCATTTTTTAACCACCCATTCCCATCCATTGTATGCTTCCAAAGAAATTAATAAAGGCATTGAAAATAGGAAATTGAAACCAAAAGATGTGGTTTCAATTAGTTTCAATTCAGAACTGGGATGCTATGTAGTGTTCTTTTGGAGCAAGGATGAAACAAGATAAAGTAGCCATATTAAGAGCCCAATGTGTGTTATCGAAACTCAAAGATCGTGTGCAGGGTACATACGGCAATAGTGTTGATAGGAATTTTGTTCTAGAACAGGTTCAAGAGGCTCTTGGACATCTTTCACCCATAGTGAAAGAGATAGAGTCTCAGCAAAGACTCATGGAGATGTTCTAGAGTTTCTTTTGTTTGATGAATCGTTCGAGTTCGTCATTGGACCACATGAAGGGTACTTTTTCATCACCACTGAGCATGGCTTCAATGTCTTTGTCTTTCCCATTCTCGGCATACCAGGACGCTACCTGGTTGATCATATCATCTCGATCAGTCCCACCATTGGCAGCAACTCGGTTCAATACTTTATCTACAATGTTCATGACATACCTCATAAATTATGTTCTATTCTAGAAAATATAAATGGACTACAAAAATCTAGGTTTTTTCAGTATAGATAATTGGAGGTGGTATATGGAACCAGCGATAAGAAAAACGATGAATCTCAGAACTGGTAAAGAAATTACCTTCATAGGGATCACTCCTAGTGAAGCCGTGATAGCAGCTCATGCTCAAGAACATGGGAACTGGAACACCTGGGAATACACCCAGGATAAATACCCAGTAGAGTTTGGTGAGAAATCTTGTATCTGTGGAGACTGGTGTTGTCTCTACTAGGAGGAGATATGTGTACTTTATGTAAACGAGAAGAGCTGTGCCGTCTCGCTATGGAGACTCTTGAGAAGCTCATGATTGAAATCACTGAGGCAGAGAACAGTGGTCGATCCAGTGGGGAAGATCAAATGAATTCAATTGTTCACCCCACATTGATTGATTTTCAGACCAAGCTCAAGGAGATGATGGGACGATGATAGATCGGACTACATACCGCAAGCTTCGAAAAGCTGTGCAACGGTTCATCGACATCAATAGTGAGGATGGGAGATCTGTTCCTATTTTCAAATCTACATTCAGTATTTACTACCCATTCAGCCAAAGAGATGTTGAGGCTGCTTGGTCTAATATCTGTGAAGACCTCAACATCACTGGTCATAAAGGTTGGTATTACCAACAGGAGAAACCTAAAAAATGAAAACAGAACGTCAACTCATAGAAGAACTTGCTGAATTTTTCCATGGTGTGCGTCCTCATACAGCCATCCTGGTTTTGTCTCGTCAACTTGAACTTATGTCCAAAGAAGTTGAGGGACTGTATTGGGAACATGACCACACAATGAGAGATATGGAGGCCATGAAAAGAAGAGAAGAACTCAAGAAGAATGATGCCTGGAAAGATTGTGAGTATCGAGGTTTTAAGGTCCAAGCAGTCTGGAGTGACATGTATAATCGATGGATTCCATATATCAATGGTCAGAGCATTGATGGAAATTGCAAGTCAAGAAAAGATTGTATCAAAACGGCTAAAGATAGAATAGATCGGAAATTGGAGGGTCAAAATGGCACACCCAAAAGCTGAGGCTCTGAATATCTTGGAAAATACAAGGAGAGAAAAGATGGAAGCTCCAGGAACCGATAAAATCTTGAAGGATGCTGTTGAGAAACATAATCTCGAACTCAACACTGAAGATAAGAACCTCCATGCTCTGGTGCGTTATGTACTTAACATAGGTTTCAATGTGGGATACTTGAATGCAAAGAAAGATTTTTGTGCCCAGGTACAAAAAGACTTCAATGAGCAATGTATAGAACTATGTGGGATAGTATTTGATAACGACTGTCCTGAGCATGATTGCTCTTTTGCAAAGGTTCTGAAGAGGTTGCAAAAATGAATCCTGAGAATGTAAAGATTCAAAAGTGGCTTCGAGCCTTGATCAAGAATGGCCCTTATGACATGGAAGAGATGTCTTCTCGATG